TAGGTATACCTAATAGCTTTCTTCGGTCACTTATAGAGGAAGTGGATATACTGATCGCGTTAGATAGGTCTTTATCAGACATAGTACCTAGTAGACTATCATGATCTGTCCAATCGAACTTATTAGCTTTTACGTAGGAAGGTATTCCTGCCCCTTTTCTTCTACTGGAGACTATATCAATACTTGTACTTGTCTTTTCTGCTACAACTCTATCGGGATACTTTCCTAAAAGTTTATTCCATTCATCTTCCCATTTAACTTTAGTTGCACCATCCCCACCTAATGTGATGTTGTAACCGTTAGGTGACACAGTGTTGAATTTTTCTATAGCCTTCACTTCTAATTCATCTATATACTTATCTTCTCCACAAACCAGTAATTCAAATGTAAAATTATCAGCTCCATATTTATTAATTGCACTTTTAAGGACACTACAGTTAGTATTCATCCTTCTGTGTTGTGACCACCTTCTTTCAGGGTCTATAGTAACGCCTATGTACATTTTATTATTTAAGGTGTTGGTAATCTTATACAACCACTTCAAAACTAAAAATCTCCTAAAATTATCACCATTTACCCAATACTACCACACCCCTCCCACAATGTCAACACCTCCACTTGCAAACCACCTTACGCCAAATAGCAGCTACTCTCACAAAGGTATAATTTACAAAAGTTTTCCCTTTACAAAGTCCACACTCTTTCATCACTTGTTTATAATATTTATGAATTGTCACTTTGTCATAACCGTCTAATCCGTGAGAATGTCTATACATTTGGCGTAAAACGTCTAACACTAAGCTTGGCAAGTACATCACACTTTCACCATGAACAGTGATTTCCTCTTTACCAGTGCAATTCCACACATTCCAACTGTACCCTTTATAAATAATCAACTTACCAGAAGGGTGTATTTCTGCTAACAATGTATTCCTTTCTGCACAACCCCTTGCGTAGATGTAATGTGGTGTGCCGCTGTAGGGAGGAGTTTTAAAGGTGATTTCGCAGTAGGTGGTGTAATCGTATAAGTTTCCATTTTTCATAGCTCTACGGCCTTAATAGAAGGGTTATTTGTAATAATTATATGCTTGTTGTAAATGGTTGTCAAATTTCAGGCAAGAAAAAGCCCCAGCCGAGGAGAGGCGACTGAGGCTTGGAGTTTCCTCAAAAGAGGAGTTCCCTTTTAAAGGGATGCACCATAAGGTATGATGCGAGGAGAGATCTTGAGGAAAGATCAATTTTTATTATTGTTATTGGAATTTTTGTTAATTTACAGAAGGTTCATCATTGTCAAATTGGATATCTAAATAAGGGGCGAACTCTTCTTCAATCTCTTCATCTTCTAAATTAGAATTAGCCTTCTCTTGAGCAAGTTTAAGTTTACGCTCTGCCTCTGCTAAAGCTTTCTGTTCCTTTTCAAAAGCATTATTATTATCCAATACTTTAGACACCACTGTTAACTGTGTGTTCTCTTTGTACTTAGTTGGATTATATGCTGGAACATACTCATTTAGGAACATAGGATTATCTTTAGAAGGTTTCTTAGATGCATCAAAATTAGGGTTCTGAACTTGTACAATATTAGCTTTACCTATGTTAGCAGGATCAGTACTTTCATCAATATCTAAAACAAGTCTTTCTAAAATGTCCATACTCTTTCCAGAAAGTTTTGCCATACGTTTTTGTACACGTACATAAGCAATCTGATGAGCATTCTTCATTTGATCTTCTAATAAAGGAGCACCACCTTTGTTGGTTTTATCATCTGCCATAATAGGGTCACCTTTTAATAATCTGCACTTCTGTCAATATTAACTTCAATCAAAGTAGCAATCTCTTCCATCAAATCATATTCACTTTCATGAATACCTTCATATTCAGAATAATCACTACCTGTTGAAGATTGACAACGTGAGCACATATCTTCTTCTACTATTGGATAATTACCATTGCTACCATCTAATGTGATCTTAGTGACTTTATTCGGATTAGTTTTATGTGGGACTACTATTTTCTTGAATTGTCTGGTGCGTGGTAATTCTTTGTTGCAGCTTACACATCTACACATGGAATACCTCTTGAATTTGGAAGGCTGTTAAAACAGCTCTTATTATTGTAAAATATATTAATAAAGAGCACAAGGCTCTTGAGGAGGTCTATTATGAAAATAGTATTATGAAGATTAAAGAATGGATGTTCTTTATTAATATATCTCTGTTTATGTTGTAATTATAACACTTTGTTTAAGGGTGTGTCAAATGGATGCCTTCGGTTGGAATTGAACCAACATATCCTCATTAAAAGTAAGTCGCTTACTAGTTAGCTACGAAGGCTTGGCACAAGAGGTAAGATTCGAACTTACAACCGTCTCCTTAGAAGGGAGATGAACTATCCAATTGTTCTACTCTTGCTAAAAATAAATAACCCTGTTCAAGCAGCGAAACTTGTGCAGATCGGGTTAGCTTCTGCATACTAGACACCTGATGCCAATAAAGACAACGGTTTCCTAAGGTATTCTCTATGTAACCAAATTCACTCCCTTTTACAGAAGTAACCACTTTTAGTTTCATTATAATAAATTTAGGTGAAGAGTCAATTCCTGCTGCACAATCCACCTCATATTTACAAGTATACACTAATTTGAAGTGTTGTCAACTACCCTAAGTTTAAACATCATTAGTTTAACTATCTTTAATTAATTAAGCTTTCAACAAATGCTTGTTCCTTTTCATCATTCCATTTCACATTGGCAAGTAACCATTGTACATAAGAAAGATCCTCTTGCACCAAATCAACCCACTTCTTACCTTGGTCTTTATACTTGTTGAAATCACACACTTCAATATTATTAACCTTTGGTGCAATTAGTGCATACGCTTCATCAACAGTGAGGTTATACTTTTCCAATATTGCAACCAATATGTTCGCTGTCATCAAAACATCGGACAAAGAATCGTGTGCCTTCTCAATAAACTCTTTACCAAAAGGGTCTTTATAGCAACCCAGATAATAAAATAAAGTGGTATTCTTATGATCACCAGATTCACCTTTTGGTATAAGTTTCCTAGCTAGCTTCAAAGTGCATAACAATTTCACATCATCAGGAATAAACCCTTCTGGAAAGAACTTTTCATCAAATGACATATTGTGGCAAACCACGTACTTTGTTGAAGGGTGAATTTTAAACTTAGGTAATACTTCATCAATAGTATGTTTATCTGCCACCATTTCATTTGTGATACCTGTGATACCCATTGCACCCCATGTAATATCCTTTTCTGGGTTGATGTAACTACTTTTGCATGTACTTTTGATAAGTTGGTATTTCTTATCTAATCGACATTTACCAATTTGAGTTGCTTTTGGATCGCCTAATCCTGTTGCCTCAAAATCAAATACTTCTATCATGTTTTCTCCTCTTTAATTGTTTTAAATAATCTTCTGCACCTTTAAACCATTCTACATTAAGGGTTTCTTCATCAGAATACTCTCCTGAATAATATAATTCCCAATTAAGAGTTTTTATTCCCGTGGTATCATCCTCAAAGAAACTCCCTTGTTCAATGTAGTCTTCTGCCCAAAGCAACCCTTCCATCCAATCTGATCTCTTTTTCATAAAAATAATACTCCTGATAACACAATAACACCTGCCAACAACCATCCAATTAATTTAGCATCATTATCCATTTGTTTAAGGTTGTTTTTCCTACGTTGATAATCTTTCTCAACAAGGTTCTCCTTTTCAAAAGACACTTTATCAAGTTGTTCACCTAATTCAGAAAGTTTCTTCTGATAATAAGAGGAAATTTCAAATTCTACGGAAGTGGTTTTCTGTTCCAAAAGAACATTTACAAATTTATCCAATTCAGGAGTAAAATTTATATAAGATGAGATATCACTTTCACAATCATGAAATTCGATAATAGGAGTCCTAGTGTAATTGATATAATCTTCTAAAAAGGTTTTATCCCCTTGTTGTGCCACATAAGGCTGCCTGCTAAGGAAACTCATATCCGCATATTCGATATCAGTAAGCATTGGATAGACTTGAGCATCATCTTTGTTTATACTGAACACTTGTACTGGTTTCATAAATTCTCCTTTAAGTAGTCATCTAATGTTGTCAACGACATATCATTACAATCTACACCTTCTGGTAAAATTACAGATTTATCGCAAACTTTAGATAACATTTTACCTGCTTTATCCCCATCGCACAAGGCAATAGTTTTACAAGGTAGTGTTCTGAACCAAACTTTGAGGTTTTGTGGGTTATTAGATAGAACTGCTACACAGCGTCTGCCTGTATTAATAACACTTATCGCATCCCAAACTCCTTCCACAACAAATAAATCTTCTGTTGAAGTTAAATCGTTACAATCAACTCCCCAACAGGAAAGTATATTCTTATCACGGTAAGTGTAGTATTTTCCTTTATCAGAGTTATTCCTTAATTTATCAGCCCTCCAATCATACCTCTGATAACCTACTAGTTTGCCATTAGTTGTCCACAAAGGAAAGGTGATTATTTGATTTTCACTATCTACAAAACAGTTAACCCTTTGTTTGCAGAAGCCACCACCTCTTTCTTGGATATGTTCATGGAATGTCATACTTCCTCCCTCCAATATTCATAAACTTCATCCCCTTGGCACACAATAACAACTTCAACTTTAAGTTTATCTACGTACTGTGTAGTCCCTTGGCAAATCACCTTTTCCAAAAACTTCAATCTCACATTATTAAACCTTTTGCAGAAATTTATAATATCTTCTTCTGAAAGTTTATAGTTTTCGAAAATGTAATCCTTCAAGGCACATTCTTCTTTTTCCAAACGTAACCTGTAGTAGGACGGTACTCTCTGTAAGCAAGTGTAAGCTCTTCTAAAGCAGCTACCTTTCCGATGACACCTGATACCTCTAAAAACAAACGAGATTGCGTTAAAAGGGGTTTATTTTCGATAATTGAATCTTGTTTCATGATAAGTCCTCTTTGTAACTAACACTTTTCAATAGTTCAGGCGACCAATTCACAAATGAACAACCATTACGGCATTTAACACTTCCGCTTGGTAGGAAACCTTCTACAGTAAGTAATCTTCCGTCAGGATCAACTACCACTTGATACTCTGATAATAGGTGACCGTTCATATCTTTCTTCATTTCATTTCTCCTAAAGGTAACCCTTTCACGAAGTCTAAATCTTTTTCCCACGCTTCTACAATCTCGTGGGTACCTTCTCCATATTCTAAAGTGTACTTGAAATTAATTCCTAAGTTTGTTTCATAAGATTGTCTTTTTATAATAACACCTGTCGTGATGATATTAAACACTTGTACCTTAACTTTTTGATTAAAGGAGTATTTGAAAGTGTTACTCTTACCATACTCATACAAATTAGACTCTTCTGGGAAATGTCGAATACAACTACTATCTAATCTATTAGTGGGGAGGGTATACTTTGGGTTAAAGGGTTGCCCACTAAATGTAGCAATCTTAAAAGCATCTGAACGATTATGGAAGTGTCCAGATTCATCAACAAAACCTTGACCATTATCACCAAGTTCCTTTTTAGCTTTAAAAGTGCATCCGAATTCTTCACGAAGTAAATGATAAACACCTTGCATATTTCTTCCCATATGACAGCAATCTACCAATGTAACATCTTGTAAATAGTTACCGTTTTTGTCATAAACCTCGAAAACATTTGCCGCTGCAGATATCATTTTCTTAAACATTATAATTTCTCCTCATAATTAGCTTTCCCAGAAACGAGAAAACCTTCAATAGAGGTGATTCTACTGAAGGTTTAGTGTTGTGTCAAGGGTTACTTATTATAAAGTGATATTTTACTCTTTATTAAAAATGCCCGTTATTTAAAGTGTTTCACTGAATACATGTGGTAGGTTTAAATCAAAACATATAGTTTTAAACAAGGGGATTAAATCTGCGAACTCCGTATCACTACCTTCTCTGAAAGGCTCATCACCATCTTCTTTACTAACAATTAATATATCGTCTAACCAAGTACCTTTATCGTAATATTTACAACCTTTCTTTATTTTTATAAATCCTGTACTTAGAAGCATATTTACGCACCTATGCATTACCGCAGCCCTTGATTCTCTAGGTAATCTTACTGATTGATGTTCATTGAGATGGATTAGTAGGTTATAAATATGGTCGTAATGAGCAGGAGATACTCTTTTTAAACCTAAAGACTGCTTTATCTTCTCCATGTGGTAATCTTTAAATTTAACACAGGGCTTATTAAAACTTAAGGTTTTTACAGTTTTGTAAAACTCGTACTCCAATTCTGAATAGTTTGAATCATTACTTACCTCTTTTACTATATTCTGTTTTATTTTCTCTACATCCCTGTATCTGACGGGATTGTTGAACCTTCCTATATGTTCGGTATTACAAGGTATAGTTTTGCTAGAAATTCTTTCTTCTCCTCCTACAACCCCTTGACATAAGTCTCTTCTTTTTAGAACCTTTTCCTTACCTATAGTACTTATATCTACCTCTGTGAATATTATAGATGTAGTGTTATAGTTTAATTTGTATTTACTTATTAAAGATCTAACCCTATTGTAAGTAAATGTACTATTCTTATTATAGTACTCTTTACTTCCTAAAGGAATAAGTATTTTATTGTAACCGTAGTAATTTAAGGTTCTGAAGTAATCCAATGGTTCATGGTGGATGTGTTTAGGTATAATTAGAAACCTACCTTTCCAGTCTGATATTAATTTCTTTGCACTTTCTACACCTCGGGCATTTTTATGTAAGCTATACATAAATCTTTGCGCTGTTATCATTTTATATTTGAACTTTCCACTAACAAACTTTGGCAGTAGTCTATGAGCAATGCAGTGCTCTCTTATAGTTAATTTCACCAGATTATTATCTTCATCACCTCCTCCCATAGATCTTGGTATAATATGGTGTATCTCATATCCTGCTTCTCTAGTTAGATCTCTGCTCTTCCTAGAATAGCATAACCTTTCATATATTTTCTTATAGTTAATAGTAATACCCCTTTATTAAAATTCTATATCGTAAAAACAATTATCTCGTTTACCTAAAACACTTTCCCATGCTTCTCTCATAATATTAATTAGTAAGTCTCTATCACCCACCTGAACAACAAAACTATCATGCCAAGGAAGTATACATTTACCAAGTTTTATAAACTTATCAATAATGAAGGATGCAATTTCAGAATCATAGTGCTGCAACACTGCCCATAGTTTCTCTTTCCCAAACCAATGAGATATTTCCTTATTCTTCTCAAGAAGTCTTTCGAATATCTTATTTACTGAACCCTTAGGTAACTTTAAACTCGGTATTACCTTATTTTCCTTAGTTTTATCATCGCAGAAATATTTAAACAAAGCTGATTTAGCTTTACCTGTGGTCTCACAGTTAAGTAAGCACATAAGAGCAAACTTGCTTAATGTTCTTGATTCCTTTCTACAACCTCCTGTGATGTCTGAAATATCCGTGTATGGTTCCCAATTCATAGGTTTTTTAATACCATCCAACTCCATTAATATTCTAGGGTGCATTTGCCTGAAATCTACTTCTGTGGTCTTAACTCCATTTATCGTTATAAAAGGTCTTAGTAAAGAGCTGGTTGTTTGAAAAGAACCGTGGCTATACCAACGACCATGTAGATCAAATAGATCAGTGAATACTCTTTTATATACAGCAGAAACTCGATGGGACTTACACCTTATATCAAACTTCAAAAGCATCTCATTGTACTTCTTTACTAACTCTCTTTTATTTTTAATACCTTTAAGTTTACTGAGTTCTGTTATTATTTCCTTTGTTTTAGAATCTTTTAATTCTACATAAGTTTCTATAGGTAAAGGTCTCCCTACCTTATCTATATTAATTCTATCAAACAAAAGTCTTAATTTATCGTTTATAATAAAACAGCTTTTTAAGCTTAAACTCTCGCTGTGGTCATAAAACCCTTTGTAAAGAGTTATGTAACCTAAGTCATCAAGCTTATCGATTATACGTTTACACTTAACGTAACTGATCTTGCTGTTATTTAATTTATTGGCTTTTGTGTAGTCCTCTTTCCTCATAGAGAATATACTACCAGATAAATTATTCTTTATAGGGCTTACTGCAGCAGTTATAAAAACCCACAATTCCTTTTTGTGATTACTAGGGAAATACTTACTCAATTCATTATGGACGGGTTTAAGTTTATTGTCTTGAGTAAATCCTATATAGAATGGGTCACATCCTATCGTTATTAATGTTCTCTCCTCTATTGAGAGATCTTTTAAGTTTATCATTACATTCACCTTCGTTATTTAGGTTTATATTGTTAATCATAATGTAATTCACACATGCTAGTATAAAACTAGGTCTAGATCTATAACCTCTATATTTATCGATATACTCCAATAATGGACGAGGTATTATAAGTTTAAGCATAGTAATAATCCTATGTAATTATAGACAGAGTATCATATGGTTCGCTAAGAGGAAATTTAGACTTATAAAACTCCTCTACAGCCCATACCATACAAGGGTTTAGCTCAGTCTATGAAATTCTCGAAGGTCGGATCGGTTGAGCAAATAATAGACAAATTACCCCCTAAACATTTTATAACATCTTCTATCACATTAACACTCACAGATGTACCATCTCTTTTTAAAATAGACACTAATTGTGACCTGTGAAATGCTCCTTCCCCTTTATCTAATATCTGGTCATATGTTAGATTTTTATCCTTTTTCAAAGTTATAACTATATTACAAAGTTGCGTTTTGATACTCATATATTCTCCTATTTAACTCTATTATACCAAGAAACTTAGTATATGTCAACAAACATGGTATACCTACCATGTAATACATATACTACTCCTCCCCAAAAACATCCTCACAATCTTTCATAATCTTCTCATTCTGTTTATCAATAAGAACCTTTGTATGAAATACTCCCGCTAATACAAAAATAAAATGTATTACTAAGAACACTGGTTCAAAGAAACCTGCCACCAACACTCCAATACCTACTAAGAAGAAATCCCATTCCTTAATGATCGCGTAGTGTAAGTATAATCCTCCTAACAATGCCCCGCCAATATATGCCCAGCCGTATCCCACTTTACGTGAATTGTATTCCAATTGTGCTTTAGTTGTCTTATTCATTGTATTCTCCTTTAGTTAAATAATCAAACATTTTCATAATGTGATGTACAATTTACACAAAGATCCTTCTGTTGTCAAGCGTGATTGTAAAAATAATTATATTCTGTTATAATGTATCTTATGGATGCAATCCCGTATCCTACCACAAAACAACCTTTTAAGGAAAAGATAAATGAGTCCAGAAGCAGCTTTGATCGGATTCAAATACCTCTTCTACATTGTTTGTGCAATCTTCACTGTAATGTGGGGCGGCTTGATTCATTATGTCCGAAAGGATAAAGAAAAGCTAGACAACACTTACACAAAGAAAGAAACTGACACTATCATAAAAAATCATAAGGAGAATGTCCAGCAGGAAATGGATGCTCGTTATGAAAAGTTGTTAGTGACGATTGAAAATGCACTTTATCAGCAAGCAGAAGATCGTAGAAGTGTTAACGAAGGCCGTAGAGAATACGATCATAAACTTGACATAATCCTAAGCACAGTTAATAAACTCTCCACTGATGTAGCTGTTACAAACAATGCATTGGTAAACATAGAAAAACGTCTAGAAAATCAAGGGAATTAGAATGCCTACTAAATTAAAGCCACCTAAGACACAGCCTAAAACTCCACGAGAAAAGACTAAGAAGAAAGATAAATAATGGAAGAGGCAACTTTCCACGTAGGGTATTATGAGGTTGTATTCTTTGTTTTGATTTTTGCTCAAGAACACATTAAGGACTTTATATCTACAGTTAGTTGCCTCCTCATGAGTTTCTTAAGTGAAACTGTTCCTCTTTACTTTATGACAGAGTATAATTGTACTTATTATGAAGCTGTAATGTTCTTCGAGGCACTGGTGTTCTTTTTCTCAGTGTTAATAATTGGATCAAGAATAGGTGTTATGTTATCTGTAGTGTCTTGTATATCCTTCTTCGTTAACTTTGTTGGATATTGGATACCACTTCATGAATTCTACATTTATTACCAAGAAACTTATGTATTTTGGAATGTATTATTCTTTGAAATATTAGTGTGGACATGTTTGATCAATTCACGATTTGCACCTCACATAAAGAAAATGGATGTTCTTATTAAAACAAAAGTTGACACTTACATAAAGAATATCCGAAGAGGAAGAAATAATGATTGAAAGTATTTTAACACTTCTTGCTAGTCCTGTTCTAGGCAGTATATCTGGTATGATAGGGAATTGGATACAAAAGAAGCAAGAAATAGAAATAATTAAAGAACAGAATAACCAACAGTATAAAATGTCCATGTTGGATAGTGAGAATAAACGGAGAGAAATCGAATCCCAATCTAAAGCAGATGGTGAGCGTTTAGAGGGAGAAGCTTTTGTAAAAGCACAAGATGCACCAAAGACAGGATGGGCAGCAGGGTTAATGAGCGCCGTGAGAGTGCTTGTGACGACATATCTGCTTATATTCATGTCCTACTTAGCCTACGAGGTTAATACCCTTGTTGGTGGCTTAGAAACGCTCCCTATGGATGTGCTAATTGATATGTACGGTCAGATAATATTTAGCATAATTTACCTTACAATTACGGCAATAACATTCTGGTTTGGTCAGCGTCCATCACAAACATTCAGAATGGTGGGAGCACCTAAGTCATGAGCTTCCCAGAAAAGATAAAAGAGTATAGAATTTTTAGCATCAGTGCATGTTTATTCATTTCATGTATGTTTTATCATATTGTAATGTGGATTACAAGTTTTGGTCTAGAAGAATTACATGCTTTGAGTGCAGGGGCTGGTGTTGCGATCAGCGGTATATTTGCATCAATAGCAGCTACGTACAAATTTACCTATGAATTCAGTAGGAATAAAGAAGAACCCCAGAAGGAAAAAGAATAATGGCGTATGAATACGAAAAGTTGAGATGGGCTTCTGTTAATGAGGTAGATCCTATTTCAGGGGAGAGTAACAAAAGTGAGCCTCCTGTACAAGTTAAATCAAGTGGATTGAAACGTTACCAAGCAGAACCTCGTCAATGGAATAACTATTTAAAAGCGGAAGTTTATAATGCGGTGAAGTCTTTACAAGATCAGATAACCAATTTGACACAAGCTAACACTGATAACCAAGCATTGTTGCAATTGATGTATAATGTTGGTGATGTGTGGATGACTCAAACGGAAGATAATCCTGCTGATAGGTTTGGATTTGGTACATGGGAGAAAGTTCAAGGTAAGTTTATTGCCGCATCGAGTGATACTGATTCTACTTTCAGCCCTGTTGGTAAAACTGGTGGCAGTAAGAGCCATACTCACAGTGATAATTTTACAGTACAAAGTCACACACTTACTGAAGCACAAGTACCAACTTATGCCCATAGTCATGATTATAGAGATCGTTACTATGCAGAGGATAGTGGAAATACTTCTTCATCACCTTACCGAGAATTGATGCCCTCTAGTTATAACAATAACCGAGGATCAGGTAACAGTGATACAAATAACATCTACTGGTTATATTATGACACTACTACAGAAAGTGATACTTTTGGTGGCGGTGGAAGTCATACTCACGGATTAAGTGGTGGTGTTTCTACTGCAACAACATTACCTCCATATGAAACATATCATGTGTGGAAAAGAATAGCTTAATAAAATAAAGGAAAATAAACAATGGCAATACAGATTAAAAACACGTACAGTGGACGTACAGACAACACAGACACAAATTACCCTTATGGTAAAGGTAGGAATGTTGTAGGTGGTGTTGAGGGAACAGGGACTCCATTTGAAGCTCAGTGGTATAATAACCTAGAGGGTTTTTTGCAAGGATTGCTACTTGAAGCAGGGATCACCCCTGATGGGCAAGTGGATAATGCTAATAGTAGTCAATTGGTGGAAGCGGTTAAGGGTATTTCAAGAGAGGGACTGGTTGGTAAAATATTTCAATCGCCTACCGATGGTGGATTAACAGAAATACAAACTCGCACAGTTAATGCGAATGAAGTGTATGAAGTACGTAAAACTTCGGATAACTCATTGGCTACTATTTACAGTGATGCTGCTGGAGCTGCCGGAGCTACTGAAATACTGCAAAACGGAGTTGACAACGTATCTGATAGCGCTGGGGTTGTTGAGTTTTATATTGCTGATGGTGATTATTATGTTGAGATTAATACTGTTAGTGCTAATTTTAATGTCATAACACCTAGTAAATTAGTTAAGAGCTTTACAATATCAGAGGTTCAAACAGTAGGGTTAAAGGTAGGGCAATACGTCCGTCTCACTGATAGAGATAATGGATTATTTTTAGCTCAACCAGTAGGCCTTTCCCCTACTGGCTGGGGTACAATTGGCCTACCATCAGGATTAACGCTAGAAGTTCAAAATGAGGGGGTAGCTGCTAATATTAAACACTATGGAGCTAAAGGTGATGACAGTCACAACGATTCTCCACCAATCAACGAGGTGTTACACAACAACTACAAATTACACATTCCTGTTGGTGATTATTTATGCGTTGAAGAATTAACACAAACAAGACGCAACATAATCAGCGGTGAAGGGCAGGCAAGTCGACTATTAACCAGAGCGGGGGATCTATTCCGCATCGGGGTTGCGGGTGGGGTGAGTGATAGGAGTGTATTAAAAGACATAGCGCTAGTGTCGGCAGTTGGTGCTGGTCACATATTTTTACAGGTCAATCAAGTTATTAAATATCGATTTGAAAATCTTTATGTGGAACAGCAAAATACAGATAGGCATATTTATTTACATGATTCGGATTTGGGTAATCACATAGGTAATGTTTGGAGTGGTGGTAAGTTTATACATGACAACGCTGCAACAGTACCCGCTTTTAAATACGTGGTCGATGGCACGGCTGGCGCAACTAATTTTAATAAGTGGGTGGACGTAGAGTTAGTTAGAGGGTCTAAGCCTTGGTTTCATTTCCAGAGCAATAGACCAAACAATTATATTTATGACGTATTTTTAGAAAACATACTTTGTGAAATAACTGGGAAAGGTATTGCGAAGTGTTGGGCAGTAAACGGATTTAACGTAGATGGTCTTACTGTTTATGACCTAAAAAGTGGTGGCAATACTGTTAGCGCTGACATGTTCACGTTCTTGCGGGGTACTAACGACAGCAACCAGCCTTCGCGTAATGTCAATATCGGCAGGTATCGTAGATTAGACCCTGATAGCGCACTGGGTTCGTTTGTAGACTTCCGCTGTGATAGTGCAAGCGGTGCATCAGTGCAGTCACTAAGCTTTACAGGGTGTGCAAGGAATATTGCAGGCAAAGTGTTGGCTGACATTAGCAACGCTTATGATGTTACAGCGCAAGCTTCGAGAATTGATTTCAGCGGCACAGGTTATGTCAACCTTACAAACTACATCGAGGGAGGTGTGGAAGTAAAGCCGGAGGTTTTAGTCTTAAATGGTACTATCAGCAATCACCCACTGGTTACAGATACAAAGCTATTAAGGTGCGTTCCAGTGGACACTACAAGAAGTTTAACGGGTATGATTGCACCGGTGCACACGAGGCAGGTTTTTGTTTACAACGCAAGCGCAACAGAAAACTTAATCTTAGTGCACAATGCGTCGTCAACAGCCAAAAACAGGTTTTTCTGTCCTTCACTAGTTGATTTGACAGTATCACCTTACAGTGGTGTAACATGTGTATATAGTTTAGACGTGGACAGGTGGATAGTTGTAGGGTAATCAGATGGATATTAACGCCAATTGGCGTTAATTGGCGTTAATTCCTTAGCCTTACCTTTTAATTTTAACAGCAACGCCTATGACCAGATAAAACAACACCACATATGTAAACGGCTCGTTTAGTATATCTTTCATGTAAATGTATAGGTTGTTTTTCGGTGCTATTTAATCATTAACCTTGTTTTATCTGCGCTACTGCGAGTTGTACCAAACCAGAATTGCATAGCGCTACCCCACTCCTTAACAACTACGCCTAGCAGCATGAATAAAACCTCACGACTTCCTGTGGGCACATCAACGTAAAAGAGCAAGAAAACCAATAAGGCTATCAATACGGTTAAACCAATACTTAAATAGGCTGGCATTTTGCTCTGGTTGTGCGCTTGCCTTGCGTTTGCTTTATCGCCTAGCTCAGCTTGCAGTGTTTCAAGCTTAATTTGCTGCAATCTTGTTTTGTGTGTTAATTCTATTTCCTTTAACTTTACTTGAGATTCAGGATTGCCAACTAAAAAGCTGTTGATAGTGTCTGGCGTGTTATCCGTGCCAAACTCAGAGGATATTAGCGCACCAACACCAGCTCCAACAGGGCCCAATGCGCTACCCAATAACGGCGCAAAATCTGCAACCTTTTTACCTAGCTCTGACCAATTCATACAATCACCATCCATACACAAAGCCAAAATAAAGCACCAATAACAAAAGCACCCACCGTGTATCTATTTAATTTCATCGTAAAACCCCTATACCAAAAGTTTGAGCGCCTAAAATCAATATTAAAAACGCCAGCAGTAAAAAGAAATTAAAGCGCCACACTTCACACTTAGTTTTATAGCGCCTTATTTTTGTGCGCAGATTAAAACTCTTAATATCCAAGTTATTACACATAAAATATAAAAACTTGTTGACAATAACCCCAACATAACATAAGCTCTTACCTAATCAAACGGGTAAGAGCTTTTTTCTTGCCTAAAATTTAATTCACCCTTACTAAAAAGGATAAAATTATGCCAAAAGTACACACTTTAAACAAAGCTTACTGGTTCTCAGATGAATCCCTTCAACCAGAAGAACAAATTGAGATCAAATGTTTCCTTGCGGATAATCCTGATTCTTGTGTGGAAGATTATATCCCTTTGTTAAAAGAGATAGCTGCCATTAAAGCAATGTGGGTTCAATTCAAAGCAATGAAAGATTACCCAAATGATAACCCAATTCGATTATCTGATGGAGAAATTCACACAAGTATATCTGCACACAAGGAAATGTTTATCCGAATGTCAATTAATTCTTTACAAGAGGAACTTTCTACACTAGAATCCACTTTAGAAATGCAATTGGAGCAAGAACGAGGTATCACAATTACCCCAGATATTACAGATGAAGAATTAAACTTTTTAGAGGAGGATTTAATAGATGGTTTATTTTAGTATTTTTGCAATAGTGTTGTACATTTTAACCAAAAGTGTAGGATTCATTTGGTCAGGAGTTGATGCTGTTAAACAAAGCAAACTCTCAGGTAAGAATCACTTACTCTTATCAAAAGGCTGGGGAACACTTTACCGAGAGGTGTTACCTTTACCTGATAATTTAGATTATTTGTCAATAAATAAACTTTCAAAACAATCTTCCAATTTCGAAGGTACGTTACAAGTTTGGACAGAATACCATTTTGCATTAGAGTTTTTAACAAGTTTAGAAATATTGCAGAATAATTTTCACCAAGAAGGTTATAAAAGTGTTGACATTGTTGTCCAAGAAGGTGATACTTTGAAAACAATAGATTTCGATGATTACGTTAATATGATTTCTGATAATAGGGATGACCTCTATGAAGAAGCAATATTGATGGAAGATTATTTTCAACATTTACAATACGAGGAATTTGAAAATGAAGACTAAATATTACACAACGATCACTATGGGTTCAGAAGATGGTAGCGAACTGAAATTGAATATAAACTTTGTCAGCGAATATCCTGTAACTTTAGGTAAGGTGAAAGAACAAGCGTTCAATATTGCATCCACTTATGACATCAGTAGTGAATATATTAAAGTGGTTGATTACACATTAGTTAAACAGGAGAAAATTTATGATTGAACAATTACCAGAAATTGAAATAGTTGCACCAGAGTATCCAAACAATTTCACGAAGCATAATACTCGTCAGCGAAAGAAGATGAACATTTTACAATACAGTGAGGCTATTGTACAATTAATCCTTCCTGTAAAGCATACAGAGGACATTATTGCATGGTGGGAAGGTGAATACCAAGCTAAAGGAGAAGAGTTCCTTGTGGAGGTGTTTACAGGCGGATTTGATAAACAGGGAAACCCTTGTCCAGTGGAAGTAAACTTCTTATCGGAAACCCCTTTTTATAAAGTGAAAGATGGTAAAATCCCAAGTGTACAAGATGAACCTGATATGTTCGCAATCAAAGCTATCTCAATGATACCTCCTCACCTACAGGATAAAGTGGTAAAAGTGAATATTTCAGATTGGGATTATATTCCTGTTGAGGATAATGAATATGATATTGAGAAAGTATGAAGATTTCAGGGAAAATGGTTGGAAATCTTATTTCAATGATGTCTCTTTCCCTGATGGTGATTCTCCTGTTGCAAAAGTGATCTCCTACTTCCAGAAAAGAGTGAGAGAAGATGACAACGGTGGGAGTTATCCTGAAAGGGAAGTGGTGTATGATTTGATGGTGAATGCTGATTGGTTGGTGTACAGGTTTAATCATACGATGAAATATAAACGTAATTGGAAAGAAAGTGACATTTATAAATTTGCAGCTTTGCAGATGTATGTAAATGAAGTGGTGAATGGGAACCATAAAAAGGCATTGATCACTCGTACAGAATTTGCTATGATTGTTGAAAAGAAATAAATATTAAAAGAATAATTGAGGAGAGAAGATTGGAACATATTACAAATGAAGGGATTACATATCAACCAGAGGAATACTTTAAGCAAATGTTTGAGGATGAAGGGGATTTATCAGAATTTGTACTACCAGAGGATGCTTATTTAGATAATGATGGCGGATATGTGTTTGAGGGAGATTTACAATGTATGCTGTTTTAAAAAGAGGAGTGTTTTTACAAGAGGTGCATTTTGCAAAGACATTGATTAGAGGGAAAGACTTACTTGTGGACATGGTTAATGACGACAGAGATGATTACCATGATTGGTGTTTGGTGAGAGTGGAAGATGAGTGTGAAATAGGTGATTGTCCTGTATTGTACTCTTTGAAAAAGCCTATCAATTATGGAAAGGTAGGTGATTTTACACATTATCACAGGGTGAAGATTGGGGATTTAGTTTTGGGGGGGAAAGTGAATGAGTGAGATTGAGAGACTAAAACAAATTTGTACTGATAACGGTATTTGTATGGACTGCGGTCATCACTGGGTACACCATATGAGTGAACCTTTTGCAAGTTGCCATTGCAAGACAGGGGAGGATACAACCTTTAATTCTCCCTTTATGCGATTACAGAGGAGGTACGCGGAGTTAGAAGTTGAATGTGCTAATTTAAAGAATAACCCTAAATTGGAGGAGGTTTTATGAAGAGTATTTTAGATATTTTGAATGAATTGGAAAGCACATCAGGAAGTAATGATAAACTTGCAATATTGCAGCGAGAAGAAGATAATGAAATCTTGAAAGAAATATTTCGTTTGACATATAGCACGACAATCCAGTTCGGTGTTAAGAAGATACCCGATTACACCAAAGGTAGTTTATACAATGTACAAATGAATAACTTTGACTATATGCGTAAACTCTTAAATCAATTAGCTACAAGAGAACTGACAGGAGATAAGGCAAAGTTTTCAATAAGCTACTTCCTTTCAAGTGTTAGTGAAGCTACTGCAGAAGTGTTTATTCGGATTCTTAAAAAGGATCTACGTTGTAACACAGGTAAATCTTTAGCTAATAAAGTGTGGAAAGGTTTGATTCATGTAACCCCTAGGATGGGTTCGTGTTCTATGAACGAGAAGTCATTGAAGAAGATGAAAACAATTAAACATCTAGCGGTAGAATTAAAAAGTGACGGTTCTTATGCTGCAAGTGTTTGTAATGACAACTCTACAATGTTATCAAGAAACGGGAACCCTCTTGTAATTGAAAGTCTTTCTGAACACTTATCTTGCGGAGCATTTCACGGATTTGCTTTGGAAGGAGAATTAATTTATAACCCAACTAAAGCTACCCGTGAAGAAGGTAATGGTCATATTACACGAATTGTGAAAGGGACTGCTACGCAAGAACATTTAGATAATGTTTACTATCAAGTATGGGACTGTATAGATACATCATACTACGAACCAAAAGGTGAATACCCTTTTACTAACCAAGAACGTAGAGAATTACTTGAAATAATGGTGAGTGAGTACAATGGGTGGTGTGTGGAAAAAGGAGTAACCAATCGTATTTTATTAATCCCTCGAAAAGAAAATGTCACTGTTGATGAAGCTTTTGAAACCTTCGAGCAGTATGTTAAAGACGGTATGGAAGGTGCTATTGCAAAAGATATGACTTCTCCGTGGAAAGATAATGGAAAGCCATCTTGGTGCATAAAGATCAAAAGAAAAGAAACTGCTGACCTAAAAGTTGTTGGTTGGTATAAGGGTGAAGTTGGTACAAAGTATGAAAACTTCTTAGGAGGTATTCATTGCGAGTCAAGTTGTGGAACTATCAAAGTGAATGTAGGTAGTGGTTTTTCTGATGAAGAAAGATTTACTTTACCAGATAATCTTCCAGAAGTTATTGAAGTGGAGTATGATTCTGTGACAGAGGACAAGAAAACTAAACAGAAAAGTTTATTCTTACCTATTTACAAACGTCCACGTTACGATAAAATGGAATCAGATTCTTACCAAGAAATACTTGATAAACAAATGTAAATTAGAATAAAAGTGAAACCTTGTTGACTTATGTAAATTTTAAAGTAGAATACCTTTCATAAGTCAATCATACTTTACTTAAAATGAATATTAAAAGAGGAGAATATTATGAGTGAACAAGTGTTAAATGAAATCCAAGAAGTGATCACCCGATCAAACAAAGGTAAATATTCACGACAGAAGAAACAACTTTTAAGCTTAGTCAATGAGACAGAAGGTTTGGAAGAATTGTTCAAAGAGTTAGGCTGCTTTGTGGCAGGTGGTGCTGTGACAAGTGTATTCACTAATAAAGAAGTGCACGATTTGGACATTTATTTCCGTGATAAGGAAAGTTTGCTTAAATTTATAAAAGTGGCTTTTAGTGATGCGCCTTGTGTACCTTGTACACCGATAAACTTTAATCAGGATGTGACACCTTCTTCAACATCAGTAATTTTAGATACATTTTCCTTACGTTATGTGGGTCATACGGATAAAAGTGTTATGTTCCTTGACGGAAGTGGTATGCAGGTGGAAGCTATTCATTGTGGATTCTACCCAACAGTGGAGGACATTTTCAAAAGTTTTGATTTCACTATTAACATGGGAGTGTACGATTTTGCACAAGAATGTTTCGTCTTGGATGAGGATTTCCTAACAGATAATGCTTCACGAAAGTTACGTGTTAACGAAGGGACATCTTTCCCAATAATTAGTCAACTTCGCTTAGCTAAATACCAGCAACGAGGTTATTCAATTAACCGAAAGGAATTTATTAAACTGTGTTTGTCTGTTGCAAGTTTGAATCTTTCTTCTTGGGATGATGTTAAAAATGCTATCGGAGGTATGTACGGTTATAACATGGATGACCTTTTCGATGAAGATAAAGATTTTACAATGGAAGAAGTGTTTGAACAACTAGAAGAGTTGGAATGTAATTTAGAAGGAACCACTGCTAAAATTCCAGCTACAGATTTAGAAGATTTATTAGAGTTTATCGAAGAACAACATAAGGCAAATGATCCTGATAAAGAATATTTCTATTATAAGAAAGTCTTAAAAACTTCGGAAGATGGTGTTTACACAAGTATTTATAAGCGTGATTTTAAGTATATTGTAGGAGAAAGTCCTGACAATTCAGGTAACGGTATTTACCTTTATAAAAGTGTTGATAAAGCGAAGAACCACTACCTGAATTATGACAGTAACGATGGTGCAGTGATTATTAAGTTGACATCAGGTAAAACTCGCGCTAAACTACAATCTGATGGTGGTGGTAAGTATTCCACTTGTACAAAATTAACAGTTGTTGGTGAGATGGATTTGGAGGATATTTGATGGTTTATACAAAAATTAACGGTGCTAAAGTGGATGAATTCATGAAAAGGTTTAAGGATTATTGTGTTGTTGATTTCACTGACGTTTTTGAGGGTTGTTACACTTACACAGAAATTAACCTTGGCCCCTTTGCAATAGATTTCCGAGAATTTGTAGAATTGGAAACAGGGTGCTACATTACAGATAGTGATTGGATTAACACAGGTGTATTTACATGGGAGAAGTTGGTGGAACATTTGAATAAAGGTATGAAAAAAGAGGAAGGTGTTTTGGCAAGTTTTAAAGCGGATGAAAAAGAAACTTTCAGCGCCCCATACAACCCTGTTAAAAATATTTCTATTGAAAAGTATTACCGTTGTGCAAAAGGTGCTCCTTCTCAATGTGATCAATTCTACAGCGGAAATGGTATTTTATTCATGTCGGAATCTGATTGTGGTAAATACTACTATTGGGAAGATTACAACAGTAAAAATGAATTGATCTTTTTCCGAGGTGAGAAATCTTGGGTGGAAGGTAATTACCAGAAGTTTGATTTTCTTGATAAAGAAGATGTAGGTGGGGAGGTAAATGGAAAAAAGGTAGTTGACCTAGGAGAGATTACTTTGATTGGAAAGAAGGAAACCAATCCAACACCAATTAAATCCGATGGTGGTAAAAGTGATTATTATAAGATAGAATTACCTCAGTGGCTGATGGATAAACATTCTGAAAATGGTTTTATCATGCTGGAGGATTTAGCTGAGATTATGTTTGAAAATGATTTCAACTTCACTAATGTGTTCAAGGCACAGAAGCGTATGTTCGAATTAACAAAAGGTCAAGGTAAAGCAGGTAACGATTTTGAATATGATGCCACTAAGTGTAAATATTACACAGATAAACAAGTGGAAGTTTTCAACAGGGATAAAAAGTGATAACATTATTCTTTATTCAAATGTTGGCATCTGCAGGTTATGTGAGTTTCCGTTCCATGCAGGTGATCAACATAACAAATAGCCAATGGTGGATGATACTGCCTACGAGCCTGTGTATAGCCTTGTGCGAGGTTTATGTTATTCACATGATAGCTACATCAGACTTGGATAAAGTGTGGCTGGTGTTGAGCACAGGGACTGGTGGAGCTATAGGTTGCTTTGTTGCGATGTGGGTGAGTAGAATTTTTAAGAAGGAGACAATCAATGAAAAATGATATACAAGTTTCAAAACAAGTGTTACTCTACGTGGCAGAACAACTTTATGTGAAAGCATATTCCGATGGGAAGAAAGGGGTTTCCACTGAGAACATTGAAGCAGTGATTGCAAAAGTGGCAGAACAATTTGTGAATGATGTAGACCGATTAGCATTAGCTATTCCAGTTAAACGATAATACTATTAATAAAGGAGAAAACTTTAATGAAAGAGATAACAGCGACAACAGAGACTTTCCTAAAAACTTTAGAAATGATATACCTTGCAGGTGCAAACGATAATGAACAGTCAAAAGAAGATGAAGTGTTGACAGAAAGTGAACTTCGTGAGAGAATTGTTTCACATTTGAAAGTTATCACAGCTAATTTAAGTGAAGCTTCTTCAAAGGGTACTTCCTCGGAACAGGATGATGACTATGGCGAGGAAGCATAAAAGAGAGTTAAAGTTAACCATTGAAGAACAGAATTTATACAATGTACTAGTTATTGATTTGGAGGACGCTTTGGGAGCATTACAAACTGCGGAACAGGAATTATCACTTTCCGAGCAACAGGTTAAACAGGCAGAAGAGGATCTTCGGTTGGCAGTGGAAAATTGGAAAGAAAAGAAGAAGATTGTAACAGGAGTGGAAGCTGCTTACGAGTGGTTCATTCGAGATTATATAGAGGATTAGGTATGGGAAGTATGGAAGGTTATATTGAAGAAGTGTGTACAGCTTATAACAAAGCGATTGAGTTTGCGTTAGAGTTGAATACATATCACGTAAAGTTATTCTTGGAACTTTGGCACAATGGTGATTATGAGGAAATTGAAACTTTATTTCCAGAATTTGATACTAATTGTGCCAAGGATTGTGTTTACGTGGGAAATTATTAATGTGACAAATATGACACTTTAGCTGCGGAAATGGGGGTTAAAGTGCCAAATAGGGTATATTAGAGGAGATGGGATTTATGACAAGAGAAGGTATATTGGAAGAACTGTTAAAAGAAGCTATGGGTAAGATAGATTACGTTTTAAACACACCCGATGATACCGTATGGGTATCTAAAGTGACAGATTTTCAAGCATCGTCCTATGGGTATTTGGAGAACGGTATTATTGACGATTTAATATACCCTCATAGGTTTATGGACAAGCTTAAACAGGAGAAATAATTTGAGTAATAGAAAACTTACACCACAGGATTACATTCACAAAGGTATTATTAGTGCTAAGAAATTTTTAATAAAAGGAGAATAAGTTTGAGCAATATTAAGTTAAAGAATAACCCTGAGCTAATGGAAGCAATTGAGAAAGCGTTGAATTCTGGTTCAAGTGTTCGTGGTGTGGCAAGGGATGTATTGGGGTCGGAGAGCCGAGAGAGTTCAATTCGTGCTGCGATCAAGCGTGGGGATATCAGTTTAGATACAGAAGAAGAAACAGAAGATACCTTATCAGAAGAGCAAATTGAGGTTTTGTGTGAGCACCCTGATTATTCAGTAAGTAACTTGGCAAAACGTTTACGTAGTGCACAAAGAACTAATAATCAACTACGTAAAGTACAACGTGAGTTGTTTGATGGAGAAGAGGGTAGGTTTACCCTTGAAGGTTTTACTAGTGAATTAAAAAAGGAATTAAAGTTACCTAAACGTAGTTTTACCAAAGTACCTCAGAACGGTTCTACAAAACGTACAGTAGAGGTTTTATTCTCTGACTTACAAATAGGTAAATGTAGTGAATTCTATAACACAGAAAACGCATTGTCGGCTATGGAATACTACGGGAAAGAAGTTCTTAAGATTATTAAAGAAGTTAATCCTGAAAAAATAGTTTTCGCATCTTTAGGTGATATTATAGAGTGTGCCAAGAAGCATGGGTTACAGTCAGCATACTCAACTGATACATCTAATGCTCAACAATTAGCTAACGCCACAACATCTATGTGGAAGTATGTAATAGAACCTTTACTAAGTACAGGTATTACTATGACTATATTAGGTGTTGCAGGTAATCATGGTTCTGATGCCGAAAAAGGCTTTGATATGTATAAAGCAGGATTGTACACATACGACTATGTTATTTACCAATCTTTAAAATTACTGTGCGAAGCCGTTGGCGCTGACCATGTAACTTTTAATATACCAGAGGGTTGTTTTACTACAGAAGAAATCTATGGAAATACTTACCTTTATGAGCACGGATATTTCAATGGTTGTACAGAAAAAAGCCTGATAGACCACAAGAAAAAACGTATGGATAACTTAAAAGAGTACTTAGATGGTTACCGTTGTGGTGATATGCATCATGTATGTCAATATGATTGTGGTAATCTTGTTGTAAATGGTAGTTTTTTTGGCATTGAGCGTCAAGGTTCAGAATACTCAGGTATATTAGGTTTCAATGCTGTACCTGCACAAGTTGTAATGATCCATGAACCTTCGCAAGGTAATGATATGGGACAGACAACGGTTATTGATACCAAAATTATACAAGTAGCTAAGAGTTATGTCTAAAGGTGTACAAGGTGTAGGTTTTAATTCAGGAGGTAGTTACCGCGTAATGGAAAGCCCTAATGTTAAAACCAAAGCCTATTCTGTGTGGAAAGATATGCTACGCAGGGGTTACTCTGAATCTTATAAAAAGAAGAGACCTACTTATAAGGATGTCACTGTATGCGAAGAGTGGCTGGATTATCAAAAATTTGCTGAGTGGTTTTATACCAACTATAAAGAAGGTTTCCAGTTAGATAAGGATATAGTCAGTAGAGGTAACAAGGTATACTGTCCTGAATTCTGTAGATTCATACCACAAGACCTTAATAGTTTACTGGTTAACAGGACAGGAGGTTCTAGAAATTATGACTTGCCCTTGGGTGTTAGTTACAGAAAGGATTCTGGTAAGTACGTAGCTTGGTGTAATAATGGAGAAGGAATCACTATTAACTTAGGCAGCAAAGAGACTCCAGAAGAAGCTTTTATTTTATACAAAGAATATAAAGAGTCTATTATAAAGAGAAAGGCTACGGAATACTATGGTAAGGGTATTATAGATTCGGATACTTATAATTCTTTGATGGAGTATGAAGTTAATGAATCAGGTTAAATTTTCGAATTAAACCCTTGACAACAATCCACCCTTCCACTAATATACACCCATCGCAACAAGGAAGCCCTTATCCAAAGTGTTAAGAGCTTACCTTTTTAATCAACAATTAACAGGAGAAATGTTTATGAAATTTATCGGAATTTTAATCACGGTTATGGCAATATTTTTAATTTGCCCAACTATTATCTATTGTCTATGGGATGACGTTATGGTGAAGTTTTTCAATCTACCAGATGTAACCTTTTTAGATAGTATTTGGATTTCAATTTTATCATCGGTGTTATTTAAAAGTTCTTACACTGGTAACGATTAATTAAAGGAGAATATGATGAGAATTTTAATGGTTTTAATGGGTTGGTTAGGTTTAATATCAGGCAACCTATTTTGGATTGGTCACGCAATTTACGAATTGGTTAAAACTGACCAAGGGTTTTTCACTATTGTAGCAACAAATTTTGGTTGGTGGTTGCTCCATATGGCAGTATCGATCTTACTTTTCGGAATCGGGTTTTGGTTCTTTGATCCAAGTAAGAAGAAGTGGTAGACCACAGAAGTCATTCCAAATAATCGAAAAATTTGTTGAAAATAACCCTTTACAAAATATCTCCTTCCTGTAAAATGGAAGGATACCATAATCAAATAGGAGAATAAATTATGAAAAAATTCGCAGTGTACAATTTCAAAGGTGCTATCCAATTAAACGAAGAAGAAATCCTTACTAAAACTGTTAATACTCTTACAAAAGAACAAACCACTTTAGTTTCATTTGATCCACTTTTCGATGAAACGTTTGTCCAAGATGTAAATGATTACCAAGTTGCTAAAATTCGATTCAATTCTCGGAAAGAACCAGACAAAACCATTTTAGCAGAACAAGTAGATTCTTATCTGGAAACTATTGACTTACCACAAGATGAAAGTTCTTACCAACAACTGTGTAACGCTGTACAAGAGGAGAAACGTCTTGAGCTGATGCAATACACTGGCTACACTTCAAAGGCGGCTATCGTGGCTGTGGACAACTCTACGGGTAAAGTGGTTATTGCAGAAGCTCGTAATTTTGCTGATATGATCATGGGTGATTTGTTATCTTGTTTCGAAGGTGATTATTCTGAATTGGAATTACTTTCAACAGAGCCTGTTGCAACGGAAACTATTTTAACAGGCTTCCTATTAGATGAGCGTAAGAATCTTCCTGACCCATTTACTCTTGTGGAAAAGGTGTCCCTTGGTAAGAAAAGTGTTCTTGATAAAAAGCCTTCTTCTGCTACAATTAAAGTTTCTAAAACTTACCCAGCAGTGGACGAGATTTTATCATTGGTGACAGATTTAGGTAATGTGGTTAAGGATTTAGAGCTAGAATTTGACGGCATTCTATGCTTCAATGTGACAAACACTTTATCAATTGAATCGGTTAAGTTTTTAGAAGATTTAAAATTTAAACCAGATGAGGATACCTCTGACAGTGTTAACTTTATGACGCAGTATCAATTACAATTACCAGTAGTGTTTGATGTGATTAATCGTTTGGAAGAAGTTATTGTAAAATAACATTTGACATGGAGGCGAGACTTCTGTAATATGGAGTCTCTTATCCTAAAAGGAAACTATTATGAAAAAGTTATTCACCTTGTTCAACAACTATTACCACAGCAGCGATAATTACTTTACCAAAAGTGATCCTTCTGTAAGTGGTGATTGGTGGAAGGGGTTATAATTATGAAAAATGATTTTGATACTTGGTGGGGAGAAGCCTCTTTTATCGAAGATGACGGATGTTACCAAGAGAAATACCTTGCAGCAAAGGAAGCTTGGGAGGAAAAGGATAACCAACTGGAGGAAGTGATTGGACGCTTGGAAAATTACCCTTGCTGCATGAGTTGTTATCTAACAAAAGAGGAAATGTTCGCTGCAAGGAATATTAAGGAAAGGTTTATTGAAATTTTGAAAGAGGAATTATTGTGATCACGTCAAAAGCACGTAAATTAGCAGAAGAATACTTTTCAGTAGGAGTGGCTAAACAATTTAAACTAGAGTACCATTGGACAAACCTTTGGAGCAGACAGGTCCACTTAACCCAAGAGGAACAAACTGTAGAAGTGGAGAAACACTTAGCTGCAATTAGTTCTCCTATTTGGGAAGTAGTGGAATCTATTTTAGAGTGTCCAGAAGATTTGGAGAAAGTGGATACCTACACTTACAAATTTAGTTTTGGTGAAGTGGAATTAGAGTTTCACAGTGGAGACTTTGGGGGTATAGGTATTTATCCTGAAATTTACAACACTGCAGAAGAAAAGACTATTATAATAGAAGCTTACCGAGTTGCAAGAAAGTGGATCGATGGGCAGCAACAGAGAGAAATTTTAAAGGGGGTGTTTAGTGAGTGAATTTAGTTTTGTAATGGGGGATGTTCCTAAGGTGGAAGGAGTAGGTTTCCAAGGAGGAACTAACACTTTTATACGAAGTAAGAAAGATAATACTTTGTTTAAAGATCTACAAGTAGAAAATATTGAAAGACTTTACACAGAAGATGTTATTGCACACATTGATGCGGACAGTATTGCTTATAAAAGTGCATCTTCCATCGAAGATGATTTTGTGGAAGTTGAAAACAATAAAGAAAATGACACCACTAAAGAAGGACTTTTTGTACCAAGTGGTACTATCTTTAAGAATAAAACAGAATTTAAGGGTGCAGCAAGGACAGAAGGTAAGATAACAGCAGGAAGTTATTTAGATATTATCAATGTTAAACGTGAGGTAGAAGGATTAGAACTTTACACTTTAGATGATTTTGAAATAGTACCTAAGAAGAAATTGAAGTATGAGAAGGGTGCGACTATCGATGGATTAGAGTTTAAAAATAGTACAGAAGTTTTATACTACTTTATGGACAACTGGATTGAGTGTATAAAGAAGCAAACCCTTATTGATAATATTAAATTGTATTTGGGTGCGGGTCTTGTGCATAGGCACTTTATACAACTCCCTAAACGGTATAAAGAAGCTCGTGTTGATATGGAGCGTCCTCTTTTGTTGCAAGAAGCACGTGATTATCTGTTAGAAAATTACCCCTCAGAACTAGCTCCAGAAGGATATGAAGCAGACGAAAGGGTAGATGCCGCAGCATTTAAGGATTATTTGAATTATAGGAAAACAGGTAAGGTGAGTGGTATTAAGTGTTCTATTGATAAGGATAATTGGAATACAGCGGGTTTTTCTTTTAACTATACAAAAGATTTCCACTTTAAATACCCTCAAATTATTAAGATTGACTCTACTGATTTAAGTGTAGGTTGTTTAGAGTGGAGTGGTGATGATCTGAAAGGTACAGGATTACTGTTTACAGCGTTACAACTTTGTTTAGAAGATAGTGCCGATGGTTACGGAAGTAGGTTGTTCTTACCTAAGGAAATGAAACAAGGTATTAGTTACGGAAGTAAGACTTTTTATAAAGACTTCGTTAACTTGGATACTCCTCAAAAAGTTTTACAAAAGGTTGTAGATAAATTTGCAGAATGGTTTCCTAATGGTGTAAGATACACGGCTTGGGATGGAACAGAAGTTGATGAGAATACTATAGATTGGTTACAGAAATGTTTCCAATGCGTATATATGACTAGGAAAGAAAATGACCCTACTACTATCCATCACTTACTTAAACGTTTCAAAGTAGACACTTCTGCAATTGAAAACAACAACTTGTTAACAGAACCTTACGAAGTGTTCAATGAGGACAATGCGGAAACTATAATTTCATCTTATGATAATGTTATTGACCACGTTTTGAATAACAACCTGAAAGCATATAAATCAGGCAAGAAGCAAGACCTAGTGGACGCAATGGATTCCATTAAAGAAATGTTACTTGAGCAAAGAAAACTTTCTTCGGAAGGTAAGACAAAACTTGTGCAGAAGAATAAAGACACTGGTGAAATTATTGATTACATTGAAGGAGGTAGTTTATGAAAATAGTAGAACAATTCTTTGATGAGGGTTCTGCGGAGAGGTTTTTAGATAACCTACACAGGAGTATCTATGAAGGTCTAAGTGAATGTATAGATTCTGGTACAGTTGATCAGATTTCTTCTGTAGTGCTGTGTTTACCTTTTGAAAAGTTTCAGAGGCTTATTAACATACCTTCTTTTAGGGAAGGATATTCTTACTCAAAATCGTTGAGAGGTGATTTTAGTAATACTGTTATAAGAGATGTAAAGCTCATAGGTTTATCAGGAGATGAAAACTTATTTAGGTGGAAAGGGAATGTTTTCTTGGAAACATTTGATGAAGACTTCCAAGACAAGGTATTTATTGTTAAGAGTAAAACTAGGCTAAAAGTTGAAGAATTTACAAAAACAGGAGAATAATATTATGAAAAGTTACACTGCAAAAGATGTAGTTGTTACGGTTAATGGTAATCCTGTTTCAGGGACTTGGAATCATACTCTTGATACACGTGAACCAGAGTATAAAATAATCTCCTCATCAAAAGATATCCCTGAAAATGGTATAGTTTATCAAAATGATTGTGGATTCTGGTATGAATGGGATTTATCAGGTAAGTGTGAAGATGCATTACAAAGCCTTTTCCGAACAAATTTAATTTATGTAAAAGTAGGAGAATAATATTATGACAAAAATTACAAAAGAAGATATTGCTAACAAGATTTTAGAAACTTGGAAAATCTCTGATGAAATTAATATGGCTGTAGGATTAATTACCGATTCAGAAGAAAGCTTATCACATCAAATTGATATTGCATATTCAGAATTTAAAGAGGGAATGGCTTCTATTAAAGAAAGTAATGAATCAGAAGCATATGATGCCTTACTAGATTTACATGTGACAGTACCTACTTGTTTGATGATGTATTCTGAAAGTAAAGATCTTCTTTTAGAACCTCCACGTATCACAGAAACAGGGTTTGATTTTAATGACTTGTTACACGAAGCACAAAAAGCTTTCTTATCTACCAAATACGGGCAGTATCATTTCGTAGATGCAGTTGATTGTCTAGTGGATGCAACTCTTGCTACGGATATTGACCCTGTTAAGTTTATGAAGTATGCTGATGCAGTAAATACATCTAACCTAAGTAAAATGCCTCTTGTAGGTACAGTTGACCCAGAAGAAGAATGTAACTATATTGAATCAAAAGGGCGTTACACGGATGTGTATTTTGAAGAAGGGGAGTTACTTGGTAAGAAGGTGTATATTTTCAAGAGTTGCTATGACAAAGAAAATAATGAACGATTTCCTAAAGGTAAATATTTAAAACCAAGTAGTTTTGTTGATGTACAGGAGTTGTTATGATAGTAGACACTTTAGGTAATGTTGTTTCGTGTGGTGATGTTATTTCAATTGCCACTAACCGTTTTGGAAAGTTAGGTGCTACACATGAAATCACAAAAGTGAAAAGTGTATCTTTTGAAGAAGGTGTTATTACCACTGTTAACGGAGAAGATATTGATACTGGTGTTTATGATATCCTCATACTACCTTTTAGTTATTTACCACAGGAATTATTAGAGGAAGTGTAATGTCATTATTTGATAAGATCAAAAGTATTGAAGAAGAGTTGGAAAATTACTCTTACTTGGAAACAAACGAGCACTACTGGTATAAAAACGAAGATGAAGTTAGATGGATTAACAATGATAAATATTGTTTTCTATGTGGTGACTATTACCGAGGTACTTTTGAAAAAGATGATTGTGTTTTGGTAAATACCGATACTGGATGTGGTGAAACCGTGACTCAAGTTTTCAAAAAGGAATTACAACTCACCGAAGAGGAATTTTATGATAAGTATGAGGACTTCATGTAATGGATAATAAAACTTTAATAAATACTGCCATTGAAACAAGTGACCTTTTGTTCTTTGGAGGTAACCTTATCAAACCGTACTCTTTAGAAGGTGATACACTTTGGTACAGGGATTTGACGGAAAATTATGAAGCCTGTGCAAATATTGTTGATGTGGAAATTATTGCTTATGTAGAAGGGGTTTGATTTGGCTGTACCTAGTAAGGCAGATATAAGTAAGCGTAAAAAGAAGCTAGAAACTTGGTTGAAAGGTTTGGAAGAAGATGGTAGTATGTCTGAGAAGAAACTCTGCACACTCCTTAGAAGTGCTGTGAGAAACGTATGGATGAGGCACCCAGTTAAGCTTTCTTATCTATATTCTAAAACGTACCCTGATATGAATAATGCAACTAGGACAAAATGGTTAATAGATTGTGAACACTGCAATAAAAGTTTTAAAACAGGTGATGTACAAGTTGACCATATCATAGGAGAACATAGTTTACTTACTTTAGAAGATGTAGTACCATTTGCAGAAAGTATCTTAGGAGTGAGCCATGAAGATCTTAGAATACTTTGTATACCCTGTCACGAAGCTATCACTTATGCAGAAAGGTACAATATGACCATAGAAGAAGCTTTCGAAGAAAAGAAAGTTATTGTTAAAATCAAGCAAACAGTTGCTAAACAGAAATCCGAATTGAAAAAGTTTGGATATAAAGCTTCTGATATGTCAAACAATGATAAAAGAAGGGAACTGTACCGAGAGTTATTAAAATTAGGTAAAATATAAATAACCTATTGACAGCGGAAAGGATTCTGCTACAATTACCACATTGAACAAACAGGAGAATAACATTGAATAAATCGTACAAACTTTGCAAAACAGCCTCACAATTAAATGAGTACACTCGCCAAGAACGGGATTCACGTTGCGGATACTTAGATGAACTTTGGAATAAAGGTGGTGGTTTCCAGTCAACAAAGGATGGCCTAAGTGGATTTATGCTTCACCCAAGACAAAACACTTTCCGCACAGTGGGAGATTTGGAGAAAGAATTATCTGATGGGCAAGTGGCTGTTTTGAAAGAAACACATTTGGAAAGTATGCAGAAAAGTGATTATTTGAAAGTATTAACCTTTGGAGAAAATGATTATGAATAATGAAGAAAAATTAGATAAGTGCATTAACTCTTTTTCAAATACCTATTACAACTTATTAAAGGGTATTTTAAAAGATATTATGCCTGTAGCTGCAATTGATTTCGTTTCAGATGAAGCGGATAAGGTTATTAAAAAGGAGTTGGAAGTATTTAAAGATGATAAAGATGTGGAAATGTTGTATCAAGTTTTAGTAAAAGATAACATTGAAGGTGTTACTAAAGATTTCAGCAAAAAGATTCACACCATTTCAGATAATATGGAAAAAGCTTTAGAAGTTGTTCTTGATGAGAATGAAGATTACTTGAGTAAATTATTAGATGAAGGTGAAGTGCATTGATTAAGTATGAAAAAGATTACCTTTCTTTATGTAAGAGGATTCTGGTAGAAGGAGAGTGGGTTTATAACGAACGTACAGGAAAGCGCTGCAAGACAATAATAAACCACGACTTTGTTTACGATGTAGGTAAAAAGGAAGTTCCATTGTTGACAACAAAACAAGTTTTTGTAACTAGTGCTATTGCTGAGATAATAGGCTACATCAGGGGTTATACCAATGCAGAAGATTTTGCAAAAGTAGGTAGCCCTTCTTGGAGAGCTAATGCTAACAAAACCAAATCGTGGCTGGATAACCCAAACAGGAAAGGTGAAGGAGATTGCGGAGAGATTTACGGTCATGTGGCAAGGAATTGGCACGGTTTGGATTTGATTGATAAGGTTTATAAAAATCTATCTAACGGTATAGATGATAGAAGAGAAATTATTACTTTCTTTGACCCTAGTAAGTTTGACAAAGCTTGTTTACGCCCTTGTGCCTTTCAATGGCATTTCAGTTTACTGAATGGGAAGTTAAATCTGCATGTCTATCAAGCTAGTTGTGACGTACCTCTAGGATTACCTTGGAACTCTGTAAGCTTTTATTGGTTACTGGATACGATGGCAAGAATAACAGGTAATCAACCAGATAAAGTTTACCACAAGTTGGTTAACGTGCATGTATACGAAGACCAAATAGAACCTTTAGAAAAACAGTTATCAAGAACACCTTTAAAAGTGTCACCTGTACTAGAGTTACCAACTTGGGTAGAAAGTATGGAAGATTTACTTTATGAAGATATTCATGCAAGGGAATATTTCACGTTGACAAACTATAAACACTTAGGTAAAATAAGTTTTCCATTTAGTGAATAGGGGGTGAGATGATTAAAGCAATCCTTGCAACAGGAATCAATGGTGAAATAGGAAATGATAATTCCCTCCTATGGCACCTTCCAAAAGATTTAGCCTATTTTAAAAAGGTTACTTCTGATGGAAGTGTTGTCCTCATGGGAAATAAGACGCACCAAAGTTTACCCTTTTACCCGAAAGGTTTACCTAAGCGTAAAAATTATGTTATTACTAATAATGGTTACGGTGAACAAGAAGGTGGTATTATTAAATTACCTTTGGTAAACTTTGAAAAGTGTTGGGGAAGTGGTGAAAGCATTTTCAACTTCTGGGGTGTTTGGGTAATAGGTGGAGCAACCATTTATGAACAGTTGTGGCCTTTGGTGCAAGAAGTACACTTGACAACAGTGAGACAATCTTACCCAGAAGCGGATACCTATTTCAAACCAGATTTAACAGGGTTTGAGAAAGTAGGTGAACCTTTGGATGTAAGTGAGGGTGATTTAAAGGCAAGTGTTCAAGTTTGGAGAAGAGTTAATAACGTTTAAAGGTTAGTAACAATTAACCACAAAAACCTATTGACAACAAGACACCCTTATGAGATAATAAGCGCCCAGTTTGAGAATAAAGGAGATTCATTTTGAATGAAGAAGCAGTCATTACCTAAGAATAATAACAATTCAGATAAAGGAGGTGATGGTATAAAGTCTCCCCCTACTTGGAAAATAATGGGTTTCCCAAGTGAATATGAGTACACACATCGCAGAATGTATGACCGTCCTGCCAATGATGTTTTTGTAGAAGATGAATACGATTTTGATTAAAAAGAAGGAAATATAATTATGACAACAGTGAATATTGAGATGGAAAGTTTGGTAGATTTTAAATTGGATAGTAAAGACTTCCCAGAAACGGTGATGCTTCTGCAAAACCATTTAGAAGTTTACAAAGATACACATGGCAGAAAAGCACCTTATGCGGAAGATTTCAATAAACTTGTGTGTGATATTCAGGCTGCTTGGGACAAGAAAGAGAGTTACATTTTGGTAAATGCCAAAGAAGCGGAAGATGTTCGTCATATTTTAGTTAATGGTCTATAAGGGGTAGATTTTGAGTATAAACTATGTTACTAAAAGTAATGGTGATGTTGTAGAGTTTTCTCCTGACAAATTGAACCGTATGGCAGAATGGGGAGCAACAATAGGAATTTGTTGGTCAGGGTTAGTTTTTGATGCATTACGTAAAGTAGAAGATAAATGTTCAACACAAGAATTACAACAAGCCTTAATTGATGCATGTTCTGACAAGAAAACCCCTGAACATTTAGATATGGCAGCAAGGTTATATTTAGGGTCTTTGTATAAAACTGTACACGGGGGTTTCGAAGAGAGACCATCTTTACCAGATTTCTATTATAAAATGACATCTGCTGGTGTATGGGAGTACATGGATTATGATGACTCTGATTTAGATTATCTTGATAGTGTTTTGGATAATGACAAAGATTTGAATTATAAGTTATCTACAGTAAAACAAATAAGTACAAAATATGCAAAGAAGTTAAATGGAGTGGTTTGTGAAACACCCCAATATGCTTTCATGGGTATTGCAATGAAGGTGATGGAAACACAACCTGATGAGCGCAGGTTAGAAGATGTTGAGAAACTGTATACATACTTAAGTGATTTGAAGATTAATATGCCAACACCTTTCTTAGCAGGTTTGAGAACTTCTTTTAAAGGGTTTGCTAGTTGTTGTGTAATTAAGTCAGAAGATACTGCAGACTCTATTGAGAATTTAGTACATGCTGCTTACAAGTTTACTAATGCGTCATCTGGTATTGGTTGTACTTTAACTACCCGTTCTGTTAAAGATCCCATAAGAGCGCAACCCGATAAACATACAGGAAAGATACCTTACTATCGCTATTTACAAGGAGCGGTTAAGTCTACTAAGCAGGAAGTGAGAGGTGGTGGTGCAACAGTCCATTACACTGTACTTGACCCAGAAGTAGAAACCTTGTTACGATTGAAGCATCCCACCACAATAGAAGATAAGCGTATACGTGGTCTTGATTATTCAATGGGGGCAACAAAATTATTAGCTGAAAAAGCTTCTAGGAAAGAACCTTGGATGTTAGTGTCTTATTATGATTCTCCTGAGTTATATGAAGCACATTTTAAAGGTTATGACGAGTTTAAGAAAGCTTATCAAGCTTATGAAAAGAGTGAAGGCAAGAAGAAGTTTGTTAACTCTTTTGAAGTATTAAAACTATTCTTAACTCAACGTGGTGACACAGGCCGTAAATACCACACTTGGTTAGATGAAATGAATACGCATACGCCGTTTAAAGATACAATATATAGTAGTAATCTGTGAAATGACGCAGCCTTACGTGGGAACACGTATTGAATAATTGGGTGAATTGACTGGAAAGCTAAGAGGATTACCTTATGCCAATCAGCAGCGAAGCTCTAAGGATAGAGAACGTTCAGAGACTAGTGGAGTTTGAGAACTTAATTACCACATTAGCGCCCAACACCTAGAACAGGTGATGATATAGTCCGACACTTGTAGAAATGCAAGATTAACATTAAGGTCAGGAGATTTTTCTCCCTACTAAAGGTTATTTAAACGTTGTAGATATGTATGATAAGAATAAAGGTGTAGAAGCAGGGGAAATTGCTTTATGTTTCCTAAGTTGTTTAGTTGCAGGAAGAATTTCAGAAGAAGAATATGAAGATGTAGCTTATTATTCTCTTCTAGCAGTTGATAATGTTATCGACTTAATGGAGTATCCTTTCCCTCAAGTAGAGAACACTGCTAAAGGTAGACGTAGTGTAGGTATAGGTATTACCAACTTAGCGCATGATATGGCGGTAAGAGGGTTAAGTTACAGTAGTCTAGAGGGTAAGAATTACATGCACTCTTTGGCTGAAATGCATAGCTTCTATTTACACAGTGCAAGTTTACGTTTAGCAAAAGAAAAAGGTAACTGTTCTTTAATAGACAGGACTAAATACCCTGAAGGTTGGCTACCTATTGACACGTACAATAAAAACGTAGATGATGTGCATAGTCAAGGTTTGAAATTTGATTGGGAGAGTTTACGTAAAGAAATTATAAAGCAAGGTGGTATACGTAATTCAGTATTAGAGGCAACTCCTCCTGCTGAAAGTAGTTCTCAAGCAAGCGAGACCACTAATAGTTTATACCCTATACGTGAATTTTATACTGTTAAGCGTTCTGGTAGCACAGTGAATACTTTTGCAGCGCCTGATATCGAGAAGGAAGAAGTTAAAAATAGTTATGAACTTGCTTATAATGTTCCTACTAAGGATATTATAGATTGTTACGCTATCTTCCAAAAGTTTCATGGACAAGGTATTAGTTGTGACCTTTACACAAATTATAGTAAGTATGAAGGTGAAAAAGTACCACTGACTGTAATGATGAAAGATTACTTTTACGCTACTAAAATGGGGCTTAAAAGTTTATACTATCAGAATAGTAAAGGTGGTATCAAAGAAGACGAAACTAAGGTCACGGTTGCAGCAACTTCTATTTTAGAAGATGAAGAAGACGAGGGGTGCGAAAGTTGCCGTATGTAGACAAAACTATGATAGAAAACTGCCTAGAATGGGATAATACTCTAAGTAGGTTCTTATGGAAGTTCAGGAAAGATAAACCCCCTAATTGGAATGGGAGGTTTGCTGGAAAGCTTGCTGGGTATATAAAGAAGGAGGGATATGAAACTATAACTATAGATTATGTCCCTCATTACACTCACAGACTTGTTTGGGTGCTATTTTATGGAGACATACCAGAAGGGTACATTATAGACCATATAGACAGGAACAGGAGTAATAATTCCTCTGAAAATTTAAGACTTGTTACCAACCAAGAGAATTGTTTCAACACTAAAGGTAGTAAAGGTACTAGTAAGTACAAAGGTGTTCATTTAACTTCTAGGGGTAAATGGGCCGCTCAAATAACCTGTAACGGAAAGACACACCACTTAGGAGTGTTCGAACACGAAGAAGATGCAAAGGATAGTTATAATTGTGCGGCAAAGAAATACTTCAAAGAAAAAGCGTATATTAACATTTAAAGAGGAATTATATCAGTGATAGATAATGTATTGAATCGTTCTAACACAGGATGGAAAACAGGAAAGTATCCTTTATTTATGGGAGAGGAGTTGGGTTTACATGATACCATGAACAGACCTTACCCAGAATTATTCAAACTGTTCAAAAAGCTTAAAAGTTTAGATTGGGCAGAAGATGAGATAGATTTAGAAAAGTCAAGGTTAGATTTTGCAAGTTGTGATAAAAATAGTTATGATGTTATGATAAAAACTTTATCATTTCAATATGAAGCGGATAGCCTTGCATCTAGATCTATAATCGCGTTGTTTGCCCCTTTCATTTCTAACAGTGATTTAAGTCAGATGATGTTGAAGTGGAGTGAGAATGAATCCCTTCATGCATTAACGTACTCTGAGATAATTAGGCAATGTGTATCTAACCCAGATGATATATTTAATGAGATACTATCTGATAAGAATATAACTGACCGTTCAGATGTTATTGCTAAAAGTTTTTCTAAGTTAAAAGTACTTGGTGCTAAGTATTCTTTAGATAAAAACTCAGTATCCTCAGAAGAAGTACGAGAGACTTTACTTTTAAGTTTGGTAGCTTTATATTGTCTAGAGGCAATGGAATTTATGGCTTCTTTCGCATGTACTTTTAGTCTAGCGGAAAGAGATTTATTCGAGGGTGTAGCAAGCTTAGTTCAGAAGATAATGGTAGACGAAACAATCCACACTCAAATGGATGAAGCTATTATTGATATTCTGTTTAAAGAATCGGAATGGAAAGCTACTTTTGAGAAGATTAAACCTCAAGTACAAGAGTTAGTGGATAGCGTTTATCATCAAGAGGTTTCTTGGGCGGAGTATATATTCAGTGAAGGGCGTAGTGTACTTGGCTTGACATCAGGATTACTTAAGGATTGGGTCACATACCGAACGGATGCCGTGTACAATAAACTAGGTCTGGATAAACCATACACTGTTGTAGAGGAAAATCCTTTACCTTGGATGGATAAGTGGTTAGATATAGATTCTAATCAACAGTCAGCGCAAGAAGTTAGTTTGAACAATTACCGATTAAACTCTGTTATTGATGATACTAGTGAAGATATCGTTTATGACTTTGGAAGCAGGGAGAACAGTCTACCTTCTGATGTCGTGGTTTATACAAAAGAGTCTTGTCCTTTTTGCGATAAGGTTAAGCAGTTTCTTAAAGATAAAGGAATTAATGTAACAGAAGTTGATGTAGAAAGGGTTTATGCAAAGCAAAGTTTGATAAACAAAGGGCTAACCACAGTACCTCAAGTATTTACTCAAGAGGGAAATTACTTAGGTGATTGTACTTCTATCATTAACAAATATTCATAAAAGGAGAAACCATGACACAAGAATCAAATGGCTCAAATTATCAAGAAGATTACACCAAATTGGAAGCAATCATTATTAAAATGTTAGAACACGTTTCAGCATTGGATAACGTTGACCAAGAATTACAGACCACTTTAAACGATTTCGTTTATGAAGTTGTTGGTCAAGTTAAGTACCTTTTATCGATGTATGACCAGAATATCCAAAAGTATAATCACACTTTGGAAAATATGGACACTGTTATCGATGGTTTGGATTGTTCAAGAGGGGTGAAAGCTTCTCTGAAAGCAACCTTGCCGCAGAAAGGTTGATTTTATATTTTAAAGAGGAGGTTATAATGGCCTTCTCAATTATTCACAGAGGTTATTATGGTTACTGTATATGATTATAAAGAAAGTACTATAACTTTAAGTAAAGGGGAGCATAAAGAGGTTATCCCTTTTAATTGTGGAGATGTAGATTGTCCTTACGAAGCGATAATCCTCTTGAAATTCAAGGAAGGTAAACTTTCTTTACAGGAAACTTATCACCTGTTAAAATATGACCCTAAGTTGTATTTTTTGTAGGAAGATTGGACACTATGACAAAAAAGAAAAGAAATATTGTTAAAAGGAAAACTGCTTCTGACGATATAGTTAATTTCTCAGAAGGTAATATCCAGTTTAAATATTATCCTTACACTGGGGAAGTCTTTTGTCCATCTTCTCACTCCCTTGTGTTAACAGCACATCACTTTGGGGTAAGAGGGTTTGAGATTTCAGAAAGTAGAAGTGAGATACATAAGAATATGTTATTTGTTCATCCTCCTACTGATATGGAAAAAGTGGAAGCCTTTAGGTTAATTAAGAAAACCTTGCGTGAGTTGAAAGATGATCGTAAACAGAGGCGAGCAGAACTTATTGCTAATAATATTAACAATAGGACAGGTAATCCTATAACATGGGCTACTATCAATGCTTATATTCACAAGCTTAAAACAGGTGATTTATCAAGGGAGAAAGTTGCCAAATGGTTTAATACTTTTAACGTGGAAGATGACAAACATTTAAAAGCTAAGCACACCACTGTTATAGAAGTGTCTACTCGTAGTAAAGCTACTATTATTAAGATGGGATTGGACATTTTGAAAAGGTTGTTCAAAGAAGGTAAGCTTAGACGTTTGACAGAAGAACAATATCAAGCTAAGATGGAAGTATATGCTAAAGAAAAAGCCGATAAGCAAAAAGAAAGTGCACAAGAGGGAGAAGAGGAAACGATTGTTAAAACTGGCGAAAGAACGGAGGAAAAATAGTGAAGAATAGTTATAAAAATGCACCTCCTTTTGTGCAGGAAATAGTTGACCATATTATTGATGTGGAAGGGGGCTATGTTGATAACAAGGATGATTCTGGTGGTGCAACCAAGTATGGTGTCACAGAAAAAGTGGCAAGAGCTAATGGTTATGAAGGACATATGTCAGAATTACCAATAACCTTTGCACAAGATTTATATGTCACCGAATATTACCTTGCACCTAAGTTTAACCTTGTTGCAGAAGTGTCAGAAACTTTAGCAAAAGAAATGATGGACTCTGGGGTGAATGTAGGTTATCGTACTCCTATAAAATGGTTTCAACGTTTACTAAATGTATCCAATTGTAAGCAGAAGTATTACAAAGATATAGAAGTGGATGGATATTTAGGTAGTAAGTCTATTGGTGCATATACAGCTTTGTGCAAAAGAAGGGGAGAACTTGAAGCAGAGAGATACATGTTTAATGGGTTGAATAGTTTTCAGCAAGTGTATTATGTTGAATTGGCGGAACGTAGGGAGAAGGATGAGACTTTTGTTTATGGGCAAATTGTAAACAGAGTGGAATATCTTCCATTTTAGAGGAGGGTTGACAGTTTAAAGGTTAAGTAGTTTTTTCATAATAATTATTAATTAAGAGGTGATATATGGCTCGTAAGAAACGTAATAAAGGTAACAATACACAATCAGTAACACGACACCCCAATAGAGTAGATAAGCACACCTCACGTACTCAGAAAGGTATGAAGGATATTGCAGAAGACCACAAAGTTAATAATGAAAGTTACTCTTTAGATTGGTTTTCTCCTACAGAAGGGCAACAGGATGTTATTCGCAGTATGATTGAGAATGAGCTTACATTAGTGCAAGCTTCAAGCGGATCAGGGAAATCCACTACGGTTATTTGGCAAGCACTTAAGGATTTAAAATCAGGTTATTACAAAAGTATTTTATTTGTTAAAACCCCTAATGAATCCTCAGACGACCTTATAGGGTTTTTACCTAGTTCAGCAGAAGACAAACTTTCTGTACATTTTGAAGCTACTCGTAGTGTATTCCACCAGTTTATGACTAAAGAAAAACTAGTTATGGAAGAGAAAAAGGGGAGAATTAATTTTAAGATACCTAACTTTATACAAGGTGCTACTTTTGAAAACACTTTAATGATTCTTGATGAAAGCCAGTCTCTATCACCTAATACAATGAAGTTAGTAATGGAACGTGTAGGAAAAGGTAGTAAGATTGTGGTTTGTGCTGATAAAAGACAACGATACTCATATAGAAAACGTGAGGATGGTTTCACTAACTTTGTGAATATGGTTACTGCAGTTGATGAAGATGGTAGGTACTCTAATGTAGATACTATCGGTTATGTGGAGATGCCAGCATCAGCTAATATGCGTTCTGATTTATCAAGATTAATTGTAACGTTGTATGAAGAGGATGATGAATAGACCCTTCGGGGTCTTTTATAAGGAGAGGTATGAAGATTACAAAACGGAGAGCTAAAGATAGGGTAGGTGAGGTTTTTGGCAGGTTGACTGTAGAGGATTGTTATAAAAAAGGTGGACGATCTTGGTATAAATGTAGTTGTTGTTGTGGTAATAAAGATTTCCATGTTGTATACCACTCTGTGACAGGAGGTAAGACATCATCTTGCGGGTGCTCTAGATACTCAAAGAAGATTAAAAGCCACGGTATGTCTAAAGATAAAGTTTATAGGACATGGATCTCAATGAAAGGTAGGATTAACTGTAAAACACATACATCATACCCTTACTATGGGGGCAGAGGTATATCTTACTGTGAAAAATGGGAAAGTTTTGAAGGGTTTTTTGAGGACATGGGGATTCCTCCTTCAGAAGACCACACCCTAGATAGGATAGATAATAATAAGGATTACTCTAAAAGTAATTGTAGGTGGGAAACCAGATCTGTGCAGATGAAGAATCAAGGTAAAAGATCTATACTGACAGCTTCGAGTCGTTATAAGGGAGTAATAGTAGATGCAGGAGGTAACTGTGATGTTTGTGTTACATTAAAAGGGGTGTCTATAAGGTTCAGGGTAAGTAAAGATGAAGAGTTAGCTGCAAAGTACTTTAATTATTTAAGTAAGTATCTATACTCCGACCAGATAGCCCTGAATAACACCGAAGATTTAACGTTAACCGTACAACAAGCTGAGCTTTTAAATGCTAAAGTTGAAGATAAATTTTATTATTCTCAAGAATTGAGAGAATATTCACCTATAAGAGGAAAATAGTATGCAAGATAACCATTTCGTAGAGACATTTAAAGTTCAATCTTACCCTAGTACATTAGCTTATGATATTTTTATTGATGAGACTATTAGCTCTCCAGAGTACTACCGTAATGTTATTAATGTACTTAACCGTGCAGCAGAAGGTGATGTCCTAAATATATACCTTAACACTGTTGGAGGTTACGTTAGTTCATCTTCTGCTATTACTGCCGCAATGGACCAATGTAAAGGTCATATAGTAGTACATATGGCCGCGGAAGTATGCTCTGCAGGGACAATGATTGCACTACACGGAAATGAATGGGTTGTAGGTGATGGTATTTGTTTTATGTGCCACAATATCAGTTTTAGTTGTGGGGGTAGTGCGGAGAAGGTTAAAGATCACCACGATTTCATTCAGGATTGGAACAAAAGTTTACTGGAACGTGAATACAGTGGTTTCCTTACACCAGAGGAAATTAGTAATATGTTCACTAATGGCAAGGAGTATTGGTTTAATGCAGAAGAGGTTAAATCTCGTCTTAAAAACTTTGTAGACTACCGTGAAGGTTCATACAAAGAAGCCATGAATCAAATGTTCGACCAACAAATTGCCGCAGAAGACGAAGCCCTTGACGCAGGATTGAATCACCTTCTAACAAGTGGAAAGGTAACTCAGGCAGAAGTAGATGCCATTAAGAAAATCACTCCACTTTTAGATGAAGCTTTTGAATCTGGTGAAATTGATTTGGACAACCTTCCTGAAAGTGTGGAAACATTATCAGAAGATGTATCTGACTATTCAAATGCTTTTGCCATCAACGTCAAAGATGAAATTGCGGCGATATGTATGTACACTTTAGATGAAGAAGGTATTATTTCAGAAGTGGTGTTAGATATTGCAGAATATGATGATGAGGTTATTGTTTCTAATATTTGGCTAGAAGATAACCTTGACCGAAGTGAGCTTATCACTTTAGCAAAAGATATTGGTGTCAAAGGAGTTGCACATAATACTAAAGACTCTGGTAAAATTATAAATAAGATTATTGATTATGTGGATTCTCTTATTGAAAAAGAAGAGAATAATTAATTTCATTAAATGCTTAAATAACATTTGACACTATAACACCCTTTTGCTAATATTTACTTATTGGTGAGAGGGTGTTTTTATATCCGATGGTAAATTTTAATTAAGAGGTACTATGAGAAAACGAGATAAGATTAAAAGTATAACACCTTTTATATTTGGAGCACTTTGGGCAATTGTGTTCTGGTTAATGGGAGTCACTACTGAAGGAGGAGATTCACTATTAGTTGTAGGTGGATGGGTAGCTTTGGTGTTAATAAGTGTCCTTGTCACAGATGAAGGTATTGACCTTTTCGACAAGAACGATAATGAAGAAGATGATTAAATTTTAAGAAGGGGTTATTATGAAACAGTATACTCACGTAAATCAAAATCACATCAGGAAGAATATAAAACTTCCGCCAGAAGAAAGATTACCTGTTGTGACAAGTAAAACTTATAAAGAAAATAACTATTTCAACAATGCGGAATTAGTTTGCAAAGATACTGGTAAAGTTGTGGCAAAGGTGGTATATTCTCCTGATAAACCGTTGAGCTGCGGTGCTCGTCTTTTCATACTTACAGATACAGATGATATTGAAATTAGGGAGATGACTAATGGTGATAGTTGATATACACTTAAGCAGATTAGGTATTATTTCAGGTGATTCCAAACGTTTATTGGAACCCTATATAGATAGTAGGTTATTTTCACAAAGGAAATCTTATGATGAATACACCATTGACACTGATAGTGTTAAAATTAGAATGGACATCAAAGATTTATTTATACTTTCAGAAAAGTTTATTGTCACTGTGGGGAATGGTTGGGTAGAATTGGAGGAAATAATTTGAATAAAAGTTTAATGTTTAGCAGCGACAACCAAAAATGGGCAACTAGAGAAACCTGTTTTAGAAGCATAGAACAGCAATTAGGACGTTCCTACAATGTTGACCCCTGCTGCGAAGAATCCACCGCAAAATGTAAGTTGTTCATCACACAAGAAGATGACTTATTTAAAGTGGATAGTATACGAGAGAAGTTTAACCTTCCTAAAGTGGAAATGTTTGTCAATCCGCCTTATGGAACAATGCAGAAGAAGTTTGTTGAAAAGGTAATTACTTTGTGTGAAGAAGATAACGTTGTTGCGGATATATTAATTCCTTCTCGCACAGATACACAACTTTTCCACGATGTTATTCTTCCTAAAGCAAATGCTGTATATTTTATAAAAGGTCGTATCACATTCGGGGATGATGCTTATTGGCAGTGGGTTTGGGAACAAGAATTTATTGATGGAAAGAAGAATTCCCTTTATCAAAAGTTTGGTAAGATGAATCCAGCACCATTCCCCTCAATGGTAGTGTCTGTTGGTGGAAAGGGTATTTTCCAAATGAGTACATTACAATTAGAGAAGGAGAAATATGATGGATGAAGATTCCTTACAAGGACAACTTTCATCAATAGGAAACCTTCTGCACAACATTTGTTGTTCAATAGAAGATGAACAGCATCAAGATACCCTTGGAAAAATGGCAACTGACCTCTGGGAATTATCTAAGTTTTATAAGTTAACACCTGAACAAAAACTTCGTGCAAAAGTATGGGACACTGTTGCGGAAACAGATATTCGTGAATCGGATATCGACTCTATCACAACGGACATTTTGGAAAGTATGATCCTTTCACATGGACTACTTCCTATGCAAGTGTTGGAAATTGTGTTGGAGGAATGCCTCACCAAACAGGACGTTTCAGACGCAATTGATTCCCTTATGGTAGGGTAGCTTACCTATTATTATAAAAACCTCTTAGACGTTCTGTTTAAGGGGTTATTTTCGTTTCAAAGGATATATTTATGAATGGGTACAAGGTTGGTGAAGTGGTGGGACGTAAATTGGCAGGGAGTAGACTTTTCAAATTGAAATATGTTGGGGAAGTTTATTGCATTGCGGAAAATGTTTCCACTGGTGAAGAATGTGTTATTAAATTGAAGAATTTGAAGAAGCCTATCTAAAATAAAAGGGAGCGAAAGCTCCCTTTTTGCTAGGTGTAAATTATTTAACCTTGTTTGCCTCTCTACGTTTCTTGTTATTTACCCAAACAACACTTTGCTCAATGTCATATTCCTTTATCAAAGCATTATAACTCTTTTCCAAATCAACATTTGAAACAATACCCTCCCTTTCCATAAAACGAGATACACTTCCTAAATTAGGGAAAGTTTTGGTTGAAGCTTTATACCAATTACCCGAATCTTCTGCCACCTTGTGATGATGTAGAAGGTAATACCCGTTTTTGTACTCTGTACTCCATGTTTTATTAATAAACATTATTTAATCTCCTTTTTGTTAAGTTCCCACTTCTTCCAAACGTCATTCATCACTTGTGAATAACTCCTCAAATACTTTTCCTTATATTGCTCACATTCCCATTCATCACCAACTTCTGCCATGAACAAAGTGTACTCCTCTTCGGGTAAAGTATCCCACTTACTTTCAACCAAAGGGACTTCCTTTTTAGGAGGAGCACCCTTCCTCGCATCTTCTTTCATCTTATCCGCAAAAGCTTGTAATTCTACTAAAGCTTCCTCTACACTAGACATATATTCTCCTTTTGTTAATATTAATCTTTATTGTAACAGGTAACACCTTTATGTCAACAGGGAAATACTTTTAGACAAGGTGTTGACTTGCGGAAATATTAGTGTAGAATTGAGGTTTATTGTTAATGAGAGGAGATGTTATGAGTTATAACTCGGAGAAGTTGGGGCAAGTGTTAAGTAGATTACCTTTTACTCTGACAGAGGAACAAGATTTCTTCGTGAGGGATTTTATTAAAGGAGAAGGTCATGGGGTATTATTAGGTGATCAGGGTTCGGGGAAGAGTACTGTAATGGAAGTTTTAGCAGAATATTATCAAGATGAGATACTATTTGGAGGTAGTAGTGGTGTGGCTACAGTTAACCTACCTAATAATATTGGGGCAGCCACAGGCCACAAGATGTTAAAGTTGTCGGTAGGAGAGGCAATAGAAGCTGACTACAAAAAATCGGCAATAGCAACTTTAACCAAGAGTGATATGATTAAAATTATAGTTTTAGATGAAGCCTTCTGCTATACAAGTCAAGATCTCGACCAGATGCTTAATCAGATTAGAAAATTGAATAAATCCACAGCTAAAAGGGGTATGCGAAATATAAGGTTACTTTTAGTGGGAGATTGTCTACAAAGATTACCTATAGTAGAGGATCACTTGAAGGTTAAGATGGAAGAAAAATTCGGACACTACCTGATGTTTAAAAGTTGGGTTTGGAAAAGGTTCAATGCTAAATCTTATGTGCTGCAAGTTAATAAGAGGCAAGATGGAAACTCTCCCAAAGATATATGGTTCAAGAAAGCACTGTACGTACTTCGTTATGGAGTAGAACAGCATTACGACAAAGTATTAGAAGGGTTGAACAAATTGGTGGTTGGTGATGATTACGAGGAAGGTAGCTTATACCTTGCCCCCACTAACTCTGCTGTGAACGCATACAATAATGCTTACTTACAAACCAATCCTAACGAAAAATTTACCTTTACTGTAGAGTTCGATAAGAAATACGATAAAAAGGATTTTCCTATGGAGAAGGAAGTTACTCTTGCAGAAGGTTGTAAAGTTATTGCTTTGGTAAACAATGAGGATGGTGGTTATCAAAACGGAACAGAAGTGACTATTAAGAGTATCTTACCTAACGAGGGGGTTGTTGGTTTAAAAGAAGACGGTAGTGAAATATTCATAGAATTGCACGAATTTAAACAAGAGGAAATAGTGGCGGTGGAAGCTACCCCAGAGAGTTTGAAGACGTATGATGTAGTAAACAAGTTATCAGAGGAAGATATTCTTTCGGAAGAAGGACAAGAGTCTTTAACCAGAGAAGCCCTAAATAAACTTTACTCTACTAAAGTAAAGAATAAAATACTTGTACAAGAGAGGCAGCACATAGCGAGTGCTTTCATGTTACCTTGTAAACTAAGTGCAGGTTATGTGATAGCCCGTTCGCAAGGTAAGACGTTTAATAGAAAAGGGTTGATTGATGTAGGAGAACCAAATAAAGATTACTTTTACACTTGGAGTAAAATGCCAGACTACATGGTAGCTGGTCTGTTTGTAGCTTTAGGTAGGTTTACTAGTATTGACCATATCCAGCTAGTACGTCCTATAGAAAAGAAGCATATAAAAGTTTGCCGAGATTCTGTAAACTTCTGGTGGAAATGCGTTGACGAGTTTAATAAAATGAGAGGTTGTAATGACTAAAAGAAAGAAGAGTAAAATTTATCCTGATGGGAGTAAGTGGTTGCAAAATAATGGATGTTACTTGGAAGTGGTAGAATTTCTAGGTAATGGGTCTTTTATGGTTAAGTTCGAGGACAGTCCTGTATTTAAAGCTGATGCCAAAGAGTTTAGAAAAGGGGTAGTTAAGAATAAAAATAAACCTCAGGTATACAATGTAGGGTACATGGGGTATGGAGAGTTTATGTCCAAAAACTCTTCTAAAAAGCATACACCTGAGTACGAGGTATGGAGGGGAGTGATTCGAAGATGTTATGATGAAAATGCGACTAGTTACAATATCTATGGAGGAAAAGGAGTTACTGTTTGCAAAGAATGGCACAACTTCCAAAATTTTGCCCAATGGTATACAAGTTTACCTAATTACAATAAAGGTTTCAATCTTGATAAGGACTTACTGGATAAAAGCAACATAACATATTCACCAGAAAAATGTACCCTTGTACCTACTTCGGTAAATTCACTTTTCACAGGAGGTTTTAAAACTATAGTATTCCTGAGACGAGATAAATGGGTTGTTCAAATGCAGATGGGTGAAAAGTGTCTCAATGGTAATAAACGCCAATCTTACTTTGGAGAATATCATGACCGAGATGAGGCAATAGAAGTTTACTTTGAAAATAAGATTAAACATGTTATAAGTGTTGCCAATAAAGAAAAGGAAAATCTTGATGAAATGGTTTATCTGAATTTAACTAACCCTGCTTGGATAAGAGAATACATCGAAGAATTAACACTTTCTCACAAGGACAATGGAGAAGAAGAATGAAACTAATCATCGCAGGAGGAAGAACCTTTTCAAATTTTGAATATGGTTTCAAATGTATTGACTACATGACAAAAGATACTCCTAAATCCGAAATAACCATCATTTGCGGCAAGGCCGCAGGTGGTGACACTTGCGGAGAAGAGTGGTACAAACTTCACAAAGAAGATGGTGTGCAAATAGAATACTTTGTCCCAAAGTGGGATGACACTTCCGCACCAGACGCTGTTATTAAAATTAATAAATTTGGGAAAGAGTACAATGCTAAAGCAGGAATGGATCGTAATCACGCAATGGGAGACACTGCCACACATTTGATTGCCTTTTGGGATAATAATTCTCGTGGTACAAAAGATATGATAAATTACATGACAAAACTGGGTAAACCTATTAAAGTGTTTGAATATTAGGAAAGGAGATATTAATGTTAAAAGAGATGAAATGTAATTGTGGCTTACCCGTGAGATACTCCCACGGAGCTAAAGGGGATTCTTGTAATAAGTACACTGTATGTCCTACGTATGACCAATTGTTAGAAGAAAACCAAAAACTTCAAAAACAATTGTACTGGTACAGGTATTCCGTTAATCAAATTGATGACTATTTCGAATACAGAAATGAATCATTAAAAGACAGGAAGAAGGTTCACCAATTATTAGGTAACCTTACAGATAAACTCGTTTAAATTGAGGAGTAAACCAATGGATAAAGAAAAATGTGTTGAAATTATACATAGTACTATATCTAAAGTACTGTTCACCACTGAAGAGTTTAATTTAACAGATAGTAGGATATTACTAGAAGTTTTAATAAAAGAAGGTTACATTAAGGAAACAGTTTTCAAAGGAGAACAATAATGAATAAAATTTATAACTTAACCGAAGGGGATTGGACTAATGCATCAGAGGATGTCAATGAAATTGTTTACCAATATTTAGAAAATTACCCTAAAGAGGAATTGATCGCCACCAAGAGTGTATTCCTTTACGAAGGTGTTCCTGTTCAAAAGTACATGTCCGATTATATCGATGTGGATTACATATTGGATATGGCAGAGAGCAACGCTTGTGATGAAGTGGGTGAATTTGCGGAAGGGTGGTTAGATTATGTCACCACACCTCAACGGGATGAATTGGCAGAAATGATCACCTTGTGGGCAAATAAGAACCACCTTCAACCAAAGTTTCAACATGTTGATGAGGTAGAGGAAATTGAGGTGGAAGTGGATGAAATTATCCGCAATGAATTATTAAAACTTTTAGAAGGGGAATAATAATGTTCAAAAGTAAAAGACGTTTAGAATTGGAGAAAGCGGAAGATGAGTTGCACCTTCTTAAAAATGAAATTCGTGAAATGATGTACTGGTGTGCAGCAGATTCTCCTGAAATAGGGTTTGCCATGAGAAGACTCCTTGGAGAAGATATTCACGAAGTAGGTATTAGTTGTTGGAGAGATAAACTTCGTAAGGGTGTATTCACTTGGGAAGAATATGTACGCCCTACTCCACCTAAACCACCTGAGAATCGTATCGTCCATAACGGTAAAATTTTGAGTGAATAATACTTGACTTAAAGAACACTCTTGGGATAATATCATCCAAAAGAGAAATATACTTTACTTTAGAAACACTGGATAGGAGAAATATTATGAAAGAATTAGATTTAACAGGTGCAAAATTATTAAAACTTTGGTTACGAATGGGATACTATGATTATCAGCTTTCTGGTGAAAAGGATATTTGCACCCTTGTAAGAATGTGTTTGAAAAGTGGTTTATGTGGAGCGGGTTATTTAGTGGTGATTAGTATTTTACTTGCGGGGGTGGTTGCTTCACTTTGGGCAGGGTATTTGATGTTCTCATTTTTAACATTGTACTTACCAGAAGCTTACTATGCCCCTGTGGATGATATACTATTCAGTTACATACTCTTACCTGTGCTAAGTGGAATCGCTTTAGTAGGTTTCACTTCGGAAGTGTGCCAAGGTAAAAGAAACTTTACCCCAGAATATATGAAACGTCCACTAAGGAAACTTTTCAAAAATAGTACATCTTCTACGGAAGAAAACATTGTTAAAGAAAAGACACCATCTAAAACGTGGATTGCCATTAAGGAAATGTATCGTAGTGTGAAAGATAAAACTTGTATCAAGGTGAGATTATGAGTAAAAAGAACCCTCCTAAAAATAGAGACTTTCTCGGATTAGTTAAATCTGGTGAGAATGTTTATTGGGACATATTCTTCTATGGCAGAAAGGAGGACGGTCTTAGAAAAGCTGAATTTGTTGATAGAGGTTTGTTCTCTATGCCACCACTTATACGTTGGGAAGAAATGCCTATTATAAAGGAATCAGATTATGATAAATAACATTAGAATCAAGAATCAACCTCTGTTCAAAGAGTTAACTTTTCATGAACAGGAGATGAAACCTTTTGTGTTGAAGTTTTCTGTGCCCTATAATCATCGTAATCTTTATGTCGATAGTACATCACACTCAGAAGTGTTATCAACACCTTTTGAATATAAAATCCTTGAGGAAGTGTTCAACTATGAACCAAATTCAAACATTTTTACAAAGGAAGAAACTGAGAGTAAGTTACGAGAGATATCGCATGTTTTATCAGCAGCATCTGAAATTGTAAAAGTGATGTCTCTAGATGAAGTGGAATTTATTGAAGTGGACAAAGAAACTTTTGATAAGTGGCTTACATTTCGGGAATGGTATTATATTGTAGGAGAAGGTTTATGAGAACAGAGAAAATATTGAGACGTGAAGATGGTTCCCGTGTTAAAATTATAGTAGAGTACCATATAGAACGTTATATGCAAAAACAAGGATACAGAACGCTAGTATTCACTTGTGAGAAAGGTAAACGCACTTGGAAACCTAGTTTCGATGAAGATTGTTACAGATACCGCACATTAAGTATGGAAGATCGTAAAGTTTTTGAAGAGGAGTCTAAGTTGAATCATGTCACGGAAGAAGAATTATTGGATGCAAAAATACTCTTATGGCAGAGGATGAAACCTGATTAAAGTGTTAATCACTATTTAACAAGAGGAGGAATTGAACATGAGTTATATACTTTTGACAATGGCTGTTGTAACATATATCCTACTTCAAAAGATTAAGTTTAAAAATATGGAAATGGAAGCTTATAGGTCAGAGGATCAAGGTTGTTACGATGTAAATCTTGGAAGAAGGAATTTCACTTTTGATAATGGCAATGTCAGGTCAAGAAGGGCTTGCCGTAAACGAAAGGTAATTGCACATTTTGAAAGTATTGAAGATTCAGGGAACATGGATTGGAAAACTAAGTGGAAAGTTTATAGAGGGTACTAATATGAAAGATTTTAACAGTTTTACAAAAGAACTAGTGGAAACAAAGAATAAACTGGGCAGCATGGAGACAACACTTAACGAACTTTGCGATTTTCTAAATAATGTTACCCACTTATGTATAGACGGAGAAGACTTATCATATTATAATCCATTTTCTAAAGGTTATAATGAAACAGTGGATAGCTGGGGTGTAGGTGACAACAATATCACAGTGGCGCTCTCTTACCACGATTCTTATGACGATTATGAAACACATTCAAGAATGGAGATACCTTCTGAAATAGTAGACCTTTTTCTCAGTAAGGATAAGGCTGCAAGTGAGGATACTATCACCAAAGAAGTGCTACGTTTGTGCAAAGATAGTAAGGATAGGGAAGAGTATTTATTTTTAGAAGGTTTGAAATCTTCTGCTAAAGAGTTGGGTTATGTTTTGGTGAGGGAAGACTTATGAAATATAAAGTGATAAGTTTCACCCAAAGGGAATGCCCCCAAAGGGAGAGTATTTTCAATGTGTTGATCGGAGAATATACTATAAAATCTTTATGTGGTGGGTACGTTAAGATAATAGGACATAATGAGTACGAAAAAGGTATTGAAGAAGATGGATATATCAATTTTTATGGTGTTCAGGCTTTAGAAAGGGTTATTACACGGTTGACTAAGATTGGGATTGAGCTAGAGTTGATTGGTAATGTACCTTGGGTGTACTTAAGAAGTGTAAATGGTATTCCTGTGACTGAGAAGAAGAATGCGAGACATGGTTACTGTGTAGATTACATGATAGGCAAAAGGCATCTGAATTTTAGGAAAGATTTATTTGCTAAGGTGAGAGAGTTGGTGAAGGAGAAAATATGAAAACTCTAATCTACCGAGTAGAGGATAAATTTGGTAAAGGGTACAGTGGAGATTTTGAATATAGCTTATCCTCAGAAATAAACAACTTCACCAAACTAGGTGTTCACATGTGCCATGTAGATGAAGATACCTACATGAGGAAACGTCCTCGTCCAGAAGATGATAACATTTTTAACATAGAGGAACACCACTTATTCGGATTCACTTCACATTCACAAATTGTATCTTGGTTTGGTGAAGAACAATTGGTACTGGGTAAATTACTTGGTGGAAAAATAGTGATCTATGAAGTGGACGGCTCTAGTGTGAAAAGAGGTGATTGCCAAGCAGTGTTCGATAGCCGTTGTACTAAATTGGTGTCCTCTTATGAAATGGATTACTTTCTGGAAGATAGTGTAAGAGAAAGTTTATTTGATTTCAAAGAAGAAGTGGAAGACTCTTTAGAATGTGATATGGAAATTCCAGAAGGGTTGCTGTTTTTGATAGAGGAGGTAATATGAAAAACAAAAAACACAAGATATAATAGCACTTGCACAAGATTTACTTTATTTAAAAGGGGAATTTGAAGGAGAGAATAAACTTTACGGAAGTTGTCCTGATGGGTATGTGACACTTGATGCAATTATTGAATATTGCAAAGAGAATGACTACCTTTTGGAACATGTGATTAAGGTTGCGAGGCAGGTGCATAAATTTTGATTAAGAGTGTTGACATACATTTTTATAAAAGTTAATATACTTGCATAAAATATATTTAAGAGGAGGAAAAGTATTATGAATATTGTAAAAAAGGTGTTATCCTTGTTTTCAAAGGGTGTTGATTGGACTGATGTGGTACGTGATTGTGTTAAGTAATTTAGAATAAAGGAGGTGGTTTATTTTGAGCAATGTTAATGATAAAGTTATGACACCAGATTTTATAGTGGACGAGGTATTAGAAGAGTTTGGGTATCTTATAGGACAACAAGAGTCTATACTAGAACCTTTTCTAGGAGAAGGGGCGTTCTACAATAAACTGTTAAATTACAGTGAAGATGTATCTTGGTGTGAGATAGATAAGGGTGTGGACTTTCTAGATTATAAAGGTAAAGATGATTGGATTATAACTAACCCTCCCTATTCCGTGTTTAAACAGATGCTACCTAAAATGCTAGAGGTTTCTGATAATGTGGTTATGGTGATACCATTGAATAAACTGATGTCTAGTATGCCAAGGTTAATGGATGTGGAAAGGGCAGGTTTCGGTATCAAGAGGCTGCATTATCTTGGTAGTGGCAGGCAGCTTAAGTTCCCTTTCGGGTTCCCTGTGGCAGCTATTTACGTCAAGAAAGGTTATAAGGGTGATACAAAGATTACATACGCTAAAAGGTGTCTGGATGCGAAGAGAAAAAGGGAAGGTTAGATAACATTGTGTAAAAGATGCCCTCTTTATTGAGGGCTTTTTTCTTTGTAGAAGGGTTTTGTTAGAAACAATAGGGTGGGATGTAAAGGGACTCGTCTTCGTTGATGTTATCTTCTTTGGTGAAATCGTAACCTCTTCCCACCAAATCTTTGCCTTCTAAACGGTAATGGTCTCCACACCATTTAAGAGGTAGTTGCGTAGGGAAAGTTAAATGAGATAAACCTTCATAATTAGGTGAACGTTTAACCCACACAAGCGGATTATCTCCTTCTTCAACCAAGTAACTTTCTTGCTCTTCTCCTTCCCTTTCATATTCCCACTTAATCTGTAAGTCCTCTACTGCAGCAAGGTATAATTCTTCTGTAATCCTAGGCTTCACAACATTACAAGGCGGATTTTCTGAATGTATAAGTTGAGCTTCTCTTAACTTAGCTCTGTTCTCTGAAATACCCGAAACAAATTTATGACCAAAAAGTTCAACACCTTCAAAGAATTTAGCGTTTAGTAAAGAACTAGAACTACATCCTGTTAGATGAGTATCCATCCTTGACCCTTTACCCTTTCCTACATAAAGCAGTTTTTCATCTGAGAATATACCATATACATAATACTCATTATTCATTTTATTCTCCTTGTTGACATTTCTTAGCTGCTAGATAAACCCCTTGACGAGTTATATCAATACCTAATTCCTCTTTTATCATATCCACTGCACCAACAGCTCCATATTTATCACGGTAATACTTAGCTACACTGGGTTCAATCTTCCTACTTTTGCTAAACTTCTTACGAAAAGCATTTATCCATTCCAACAAACTATCGTACCTACCTTCTAAATTATTATCCTTGAACCAGCAGTATTTAATACCTACTTCTGTTAGGCTGTAGTCCATAGCTAAACAATACTTTTCTAAATCTTCATAACTTGTTGCATCTGTTATCTTCTTCATGTTACCCTCTTTTACTTATAATATTATTTATTTTGGTGTTACATTCTTCTTCGGTAGGTTCTCTGCCCTTTGTTTTCCTAAAGTAACTCTTGAAATTCCTGAATTTAGCAGACTCCTTTTTATCAAGGTTAAACTTCTTAGCAAGAATATCTTTATTCAACCCACCGTTGTTTTCTCTGTTGTCAGGGATGTACAGTGCAAGGGAGTTATCTATCACACAATTAGGGATGTAATTATCTTTTATGTAATGGGCAACATCAATGTCAGGCACAATAAATTCAATCTTCTCATTAGGTAAATCAAACCTACGTAAGGCACTTCGAGTACAAACTTGGTAACTGGCATCCTTATATTTCATATCTATATACTTACCTTCGATATCAGGGAAATCATATAACACTTTCAGATAAGCTAATAAAGACTTATGCAAAGGAGAGGGTTTGTAACAAAACAAGCTTAACACTTTCGTATAATGTGAATACCCATTCAGACCATGACACCCATAAGGGATGCACGTACCATAAGGAACACCTTCAAACATCACATCTTTGTACACTTTGGTCTTAGGAATATAGTTAACCGTGTAAAGGAAATCTTCTCCTAGCTTATCACAAGCCCTGTTCACATACTCTTGGTAGACATTAACAAACCCTTCATCAAGGTCATCCATACCATTAGGTAAGTGTCTATACTCTCTGTAAGAAAGCTTCTTTCCTGTCTTAAGATTAAATGCAGCATTGAGTAGACTACTTGTACACCCTGAATCCACATTCTCGTCTGTTAGGTAGTATATGGTAACCCTTTCTTGATTTAAGTATTCAGACCTGATAGGCTTAACATCATTGAACACTTCAAAAGAAATACCTTGTCTTTCCAGTAGACCAGATGTTAAAGTGTTATTTATCTTAGCACCAAGGAAAACAACTCTGTTAGAAGTTTCTATAAAATATCTGTAATCTAGAACACTATAAGTTTGGTACACAACATAATCAGACATTTCCTGTCTTAATACAGTGTTAGTTTCTTTTAGTGCTTTAGCAAAATAAGTTATCTTCTTAGAACCGTTCCTTTCACCATCTTTCTTTAGGTTTTCTAAAGCGGTCTTACTCTTATCTAAAGTGAACACATTGTCATAGTCATCAGACTTAACTAACCTACTTTTAATAAAATCACTTTCATTACTAAGAGAGATATCATGCATATTAAATACAGAAGGCAGTTCATCCACCACAACATTAAAACCTTCAAAGATGTGTGTCTCGCATTTAGTAATAATATTCTCTAGATTGGCATGAGTGATGAGGTAAATATCGGAAGTGTTCTCTTTTAAGAGTTCTATAGTATTAACCATAACACCCTTGAAGTAGTCATCAGTTATAATACAAAAGTCCACACTGTCATCTATACTTTCTATAACTTGAGCTGTCTCATTAATCAACTCTTTACTTGGTGCAACATAAACCCACTTATTACCTTGTGGTATTTGTTCTTCTACAATCCATTTTATTGTTGAGTATGTCTTGCCCATTCCAGCGGATAATTCTAGGTACTCTATAACTCTACTGTTGTCTCTTCTTGTCATTCAATAGCTCCAATAGCTCTTTATCATTGTGTTTCAAAAACTGTTCTAATATTAGTTCTACAGTTTCCCCTAAATTGTAATAGTGTTCCCTCTCCTTTATCAAAGATAAAATATCTGCATGAGAAGGGTTGATGTAAATACGTTGTCTTTTACTCAATGGTGCTCTCCTTTAATTTATCCACCTTATACATATATTATACATGTAAACTAATGTTATGTCAAGTGATGTTATAACGTATCAAAATATGTCGCAGCTTATACTTGTTAAAAGAGTCACTTTCTAAAAAGCCAATCCATTTTCATACACCAATCCTTGTAGAACTTTTCTCCCCTTTTGATAATATTTTACCTTTGTATTAAATTAACCATTTCTATAATTTCCATTCTACCAAAATATCCCTTATACAATCGGTGTATAAATTTCCAAAATACACTAACCTCCTTCAAAATAATACCATTCCAAAAGGAGCACTTCAATCAAAATATCCCACTTTAAAATATCATTATGGAATAAGGGTGTAACCTTTTGTTATAAGGTGTGTTGGGGATAGGGTGTTTTTGTTGAATGGGTAATTTTATAAAAAATTTTAAATCTACTTCTCGAAATGGGGGTGTACCTTTGGTATATATCTGTGGGAAAATATTTAACTACTTGATATAAAAGGGGTTATAGGTTGGAAAAGGTTATTTTGGGAAATATTAGAACTACTTCCGTTACTTGTTTAACGCTTCACCTCATACTAAAGTACCACTTCTGAGAATATCAAAATAATTTCCCAATAGTCCACTTCCCACAATAATAACATCTTATTAACAAGTGATACCCTTATAACAAAACCTTTCAATAAATGGATTCCTTATTCCAAAAGGTAATTCAACATAATATATCTTATAGGAAGTCATTACAATTGTTACAATATAACACTTCCCAAAGTATTATCCCCTTTTGTTTTATAATACCAATTACTACAATAAAACAAAGATTAACCCACTTTATGCAATTATTACATTGTGTTAAAAGTATTAACATTTAATCAATATTTATTCAATTAGTGTGGGAAGTGGGATAATTTTTGTAAAGTGGGGTAACTTGTGTTACTTTGTAACAAAGGGATGAGGTAGTGGGGTAGTTTGTGGCATTGCGTTTTTAAGGGGTTAAAAACCTCAACCCCAAAATCAACCCCCCTTTCCCTCACATCCACCTATAACCTAATCAACTAACATTTGTTTACACGTAAACAAGAATAATCACCATTTGACACAACGTGTCGAAGTATCCCCTATATTGTTACTATGTAACAAAATCAAGCCCTATAAGCTTTTCAAGCTAATTGATAATCCTTATCATTACATAAAAACACCTTGATCAATGTAATAAAGGATCACCCTTTTGATATAACATAACATATCAATTTTTATTATGTATCTATCTTAATATATAACTAATGCTTATAAGCTATCATTAATTATTGTTACATTATTACATATTCTTATAATCAATATAGTGTATGTTTACTATAACTAGTTGTTATAATTATAAATCCTTGTAAATTGTTATATTATCACACTAAATTTTGTTGTTTAAGAGTGGCACAATCTTTGCTAATAGATACCCTTTTGTTGTATAGCAGATTAATACAACAAAGTAAACCCTTTAGCATAAATAAAAGCCTAATTAAAATCTACTCACAATATGAATATTTATTCAAAAATGGTGCATATTAGCTAAAACCCTCTTTGTTGATAACAATTATCATTTATTCATGATATTGCATAAATAAGCACATATTTGCATAAAAGTGGTGTATGCATACAACGTGCCATCTTGGTTTGTGTGGTTATTTGCTCCTGTGAGCCATTCTGAGAAGGGTTTATTTTAGCTAAACAAGTGTACTGGGTAGCATTGCATATGCTCACAGGGGTGATTCTGTTGATACAAGCTGGAGGCCTTTATTTATAAGGGATTCCGAGGGTGCAAGGTATTTTTAGGTGAAATGGTGTTATGCATAAAAGTGCATAGGATTTTGGCACGTGGTGGGGTAAATTTTAGGCAATAAAAAGCCACCTTTTACAGTGGCTTTATTTTAAATCTGTTAACATTTTCGCTCAGGTAGTTTTTAAGCTAATTTTTCAATATCCCAGTTATCTTCCTCATAACTCGCATCTCTAGAAACAACTAACGATTGACCACCCATTTTAACAACCCCGTACAAGTTGCCATCTTTTTCAACAATGTTTTTAACTGTTCGTTTTATCATATGTGTGTAATTATCCACCTGTGGGAAAGAGTTAGTACTGATATTAAATTTAACCATTTCAGACCATGTTAAGCTAACCTCTTGATTTTTCATGTTAGTTGTTTTTACTTCAGTGTTATTAATTTTACCGTGTTTATCTTCAAAAGCTTTTTTATTTGCTTCAAATTCTGCATTCATTTTAGCAATGTTTAATAGTGAATTGTGAGCTTGTGATAATAAATCCATGATATTCTCCAATTGATAATGATTCTCATTTAGAAGGTGCTTTTTGCCTTTTCCTTCCCACCCCTTAATAATAGCAAACCTGTAGAATAACACAACCCCTTTTAAGCAAATAAATCACACTTTTATCAAATTAATTCCAATTGATAACTATTATCATTACCTCCCACCAATACACAATTTTTATAAGGTGTCAACTTTTTGAAAAAGGATTAGATTTGCTAAAACGTCCTGTATGCAATTCTAAGAGGTGTTAACCTACAACCCTACCACTAGTATTAAAACATTTACTTTTTAGCATACAGCGATTTTATAAAAAGATGGCATTCTAATTGCATACAAAAATTTATGATATTCTGGCATACTATTTGCTACGTGTGCAACACTTTTGTAAATGGTAACTGTTATCAAATGATAATAGTTCTCATCAACACATAAAAACATTATAACCAAAATCAAATCCTTTATAACAAAACGTTATATGTGAAAAATGGCTTTTGTGGTAGTGTTTACCCCCAGTTGAAAAGGTTACTTAGTTAAACAAGAATTACTCGCATTTGATAATAATTCTTATTTATAAAGATTTTTAACTATTTGATCAATGTGCCTAGTTCCCTCTATAAGCCCCGCTAAGCTCCTCAAATTAATATTAATACAATCGTATAACATTGTTATCAAAAACGCTTCCAGTTCCTTTACAATGAATATAACAGCCAGTTCAAACAAGTTTTAATAGTGTTAAAATTATCTTTTAAAAGTGGTACAACTACGAGTATTTAATTCGCCTTTAAGTTTTACCCACTTCGACCCACTTTCACACATAACTTTAGCCATTGCCATTCTATCAGATTCTATCTTTTTGCTAGCTTCAGATAATCCACTACCTATAAAAACCAATACGATAATAGAAAGAGTAGTAATTGATAAAGTTGTGATTAAAGTTAAAGTTTTCATAATAATAACGCCTTTAAATTAAAAGCCCTTGCACCATTGCCCGAGCCGATAAATAGATAGTAAACTAGCTAAATTTTAATAACAACCCTTTTGAGCAAATTAAATCAAACTTTTTAAAAAATCCAACTCAAGCGCACAACCCGCAGCCAATCCAACACAACAACCACCACCAAAGCACACGGCACCATTAACCACATTGCACTTTTAACAAAGTTTAGCCCTTTGTGTTTAAATGTTTTCTTTTTTATGTAATCTTTAGTACGTTTTGAATAAAATTCATTGTTTGTCATTGTCTTGGCCTATTGTTAAAAATTATCTGTTATATATATTAATTTTGTTTTAAAAGTTGTTTTATATCTTTGTTGTCCAGTTTTAAGACATCTTCGAAAATTGTTTTATCATTGCCATAATAAGTATGATCTTTAAAAATTATAGAAGACTCTGAATAATTTAAATCAGTTTCGACTTCTATAACTTCTAGTTTTAAATCATAATTTAGTTTATGATCTTTCAATATATTATCAAAGTAGTTATAAAGCGCTTTTTCTACTTGTTTAAAGGTAAACTTATAATCGTTTTCTAATGGTAGTTTATTTTGAGTTGGTAACATAGCAACACCTATTTATTAAAAATTATCTCTTAAGGAATAACCCGTATATTACAGGCTATTAGTTTAAAAGTAAACTTTTATTTATGAGCTAAATACGATTACCCAAACGATCAACAACCCTTTTTTGCAAATTAATTTAATTATTTTTTAAACACTCTCTTCTATTGACACAAGCGCCCCATTTTTAAACACCACTTTATAAAAAATATTATTTATATATAAACTATGCTCCCCTTCTGCGTTCAATTTTAACAAACTTTTAAAAGCGCTCAAGACACATTTAGCTTGTGTTTTACCCATTGCACTGAGTGAACGTTCTAAACCTTGCAAACGTAGCTTAGTAAACGTATCGGCCTCATCTCGTTTTAATTGTGCTTTAGCTTGTGCAATTTGTTGATCTTGTTGACTAGGAAAAAATGCTTTGAATAAACTCATATTTTGCGGCCTGTTATAACGATTTTAAAAATTGTTTAGCTTTGCGGGCATTCTTGCGTTCACGTTTTAAGGTGTCGTGATCCTGTTTAAGTTGATCATTTTTTGTTTGTGGCTTGCCTTTTTTGGTTCGTGTCGTTTTGATAAAGTTTGTCATTTTTGGATGCCTTTTTTAAAGTTGGGAGGTGGCGGGAGTGTCCCGCCGTTGTTGGTTATTGATTGTCGTCTTCGTCATAATCAAAGTCTGTTTGCTCAAGTATTTCGCTTATTTCTTCCTGAACATCGGCATACATTGCATAAAAAGCTAGTGCCTGATGTAAACCAGTTAGCCCATCTTTTTTAAGAATACTTGATAAACTATCACCACAAAATATGTTATCAATTGCATATTCTGAATTAGCAGAATATTTAAGTATATCTAAGTGGTAATGGTAGTAAATTGCATACTGGCTACCGTCTATTGTTTCATGTAACAAACTATCATTTACCAATTCTTCGATCTCATCCCTGTTAAAACTAATTTGATCGCAATCTAAAGCTTCATTAATTGCATAGATAACACTATCCGTTAATGATAACACCGCTTGATGGTAGTTAAAATCAGAGTTTAAGTTTTCAACGTTTTCGTAAGATACAGTAGTTAAGTTTTTCATAATAATACTCTCTTTTAAAATGTAAATTTTGCCTTAATTGGCGTTTTGTTTCAATAATGTAATTCTAGGTTAATTGGTATTTGTTGTCAATAAAAATTTTTAATTTATTTAAATTAATTTTGCAGCAATAGCGCTAACTTCAGTAGCAACCCCATTCACAACGTCAAAGCGCTTTTTATTAAGTGGCTTAACACTTGGCATAGTAGCCGCCCATTTTTCGCCTGTAGCCTTGCTGCGCTCGTTAGATTCAATTTTAACAAGCTGATCCGCCTTAACTGATTTGATGAAATTGCGTAAAGCTGTACGTGTTGGGAAGGTGAAAGTTTTCATGATTTGATCCTAGTTTGTTTTTACTGGTCAACGGTATTGCTAACCAGTAATTTAATATTAATTGATAACGTTTAATATTGCAAGTAGTTTTTAAAAGTTTTCTGCAATTTGTTTTAAATAAAAATAACACTGATCAGCGTGATCTGATTCACTGCCACCGATTAAACTGATCGCGGTGTTAATAGCTACCTTTTGATCCTGTGTTAATTCTACCGTTGTAAGTTTTGGCACAATTGGTAATAAATCGGACTCTTTAAAATCAAAACCAGATTCTTTTAATATATAATTATAAGCATTGTTTAAAATCGCTTGCTTACTATCAAAAGGTAAACCGACTTGATCACCGTTAACCATCGCACCATGTTTGACATAGAATCGCCATAGTTTACCCCAGCGTACCGCACTGATATAAGTATCTTCATTATTTTTAGCTAGTGTGATTGATTGATCAAAATCTGATAATTTCATAGTTTAAAACCTTTTTAATAATGTGATTGTTTGATTGAGTGTTAATTGTAACGGTTGGCGTTGGTGGTGTCAACCGCTTTTTATGGTTTATTTTACTAAGTGGTAAATTAGGTCTTCTATATCTATTATGGTAAAATCTTCACTAGGGAAAAGTCTACAAGCTATATTAAAAACATCTCTTGTGTTTTTGTTCCCTTTTATCAACTCATTTTTAACCAAATTAATAATACCAGTGTTTAATCCATAAGTTTTGCAAATATTGCCTTTCATAATCTTAAACCTTAATTTTAAGCCTTGGCGGTATTGCCTAGCCGATAAATACATAATAGCACAATGTTTTTAATTTGTGCAAGTGTTTTATTAAATTAACTGAGAATTAATGATCTTTGATCTTTCCTTTTCATAGATGACAACGCTTGAAAAATCATTTTTCATAGTGCCTGTGTGGTTTAATCTATCCAGTTTACTAAGTGCTAACCATCCACTAACATAAGAATTTAAACGGTCTTTTAAAAGTTGACAATCTTTGTTTAAACTAACTTGATCTTTTAATTTGTCGATCTCTTTTTGGTAATGATCTTTTAACATCTGCAAATTATCCATTTTTAAGTCCTTATTTATTTATATTCAAAATCAACTTGATCAAACTCGTTTACCAATTGCACTTTATAAAATCCACCATTTAAGCCAACCTTATGAGCTTGATCCGCTGGTACGTTGTAACGTGTAAATGGTGCGCTTGTTTCATATTCAAAAGTAATAACTGTAAACATATTTAAAAACCTTGTGTTAATTGTTCGTTGTTTCAATACGTACACATTATAAGGATATTTTATCCGCTGTCAACAAGTAAAAACAATTATTTTAAATATTTTTTAAACCTTGTGCTATAAATTTGCCAGCTGTGATCATCATCTATAACATTTTTAAAAACACTATTCCTTATATTAGGGTATTTGATCACCGTTGTTAATGTGTAATCTTTTTTACGTAGATTAAACCGCTCTTGCAAACGTTCAATTAATAAAGCGTGATCCGTTGGTGTTGGTGTCCAGTCATTGCAACAAAGATCTTTTATACTTTTATCTAATTTGTATAATTCAACTTTAACATTTTTATCGTGCTTGATCCCTCTTGCTTTTAATTCACGTTTTAAAAGTCGGTGTCGCTTGGCTAAGTATAACAATTTATTTCTAAAAAATTTAACATGCCCCGCATTTAATGTGTAATTTGCTGGTATATCCTTTTGTTTGAAGCGGTGCGGATGTGTTACTAATTCATTAACTATTCTAGGCAACTCGCGCCATTCTGCAATTAGCCATTGGTCGGTTAGATCGCTTGGATCAATCGTATTGATTCTAGTCATAATAAGCCTTTGTTTAAGTTGTTCCAACACGTACAAAGTTATATTATTTTTAAGGTAGTGTAAACAGTTTTATTAAAAGAATTATTTTTGCAAATAGTTGGTGATCTTTGTTGACAGGTTAAAACTTTTTCTTATATAATAGCAGGACACAAACAGAGAATATTATTTATAAAGGGTATATATTATGAAAACTAAATTACCAATTAAACGCGGTGGATCTTTTATTGTTGGATCTGATTGCGAGCCGATGTTGTTTACTGAAGCACAAGCTAAAACTTTTATTAAAAAATGTATAGCTTATAGGAACAGACAATTTAAAAGGAATAACCCTAATAATACATATAGAGAAAAACTTTTATCAGTAGATAACAGAGGATCATACTTTTCATATTCTAGTATTTAAAAGTTTAAATTAATCCACAAAAGCCCTTGCAATTAAAAGTGTAAGGGCTTATACTTCCTAACATAGTAAATTGGATTGATTGAAGATATACAGGCCCCCTGCTTGTCATTCCTGCGAGCGCCTGTATGCGATTTTAAGAGGGCGTTTTAATAAAGGTAGTTTTGCACAAGTGGATTGAGATCACCTTATACGGTGTTATACATGCTGAAGGGTAGCGTTTAGAAGAGTTACACACAGGCTTATTTAGTTATCCACAGGTAGAAAAGTTATCCACAATAAAATTAATTTAATTTATTTTTAAAAAAGTATTGTAATCTTATATTAGGTGCGTATAATGGAATACATAGAAACAAGCATGCGAACTTTAGCGAAAGCGGGAACGGTGGAGAATAAAACACCGAGGCTGCGTGAAATTTAAAATGTTATGATATAACATAACAACTATTTTGCTATAATATAACATCTCATATATTTTGATACAGTATAATATGGTATTGAAAATGTAATTCGGTTTTTGGGAGATGATTCTAAGTTTTATGAAAATTTTTTGGGTCTCGGGTAAATGATTTTTCTACCCAGTTCTTAAGTTGTTGATTTTAAAGAATATTATTTTCGTATCGAGTTCTAAATGATTTTTCATAAAATTAGAAGAACCTGTTAACAAGAATGACTTCTATAACAGGTTCTTATTTTAACTACTTATAATGTAAAGTATGTAACTTACTCTTATATTCCTCTAAATTTTCTGGATGATTCAACGATGCAAACTCTCCAAATAAATCTACAGCCATTAAATCTCTATACCAAGAGGCTTCTTCTTTGGTATGGAAAGCTTTAGCTCTGGAACGTTTGTTTATCATAATTTCTGCATACCACCTCTTATTCAATGTACCATCTTTAGCGTATTCATTTCTATGCCCTTTAAATTTTACACCCAGTACTCCGTTTTTGTTTTTAATTACACCTTTATTATAATTATTCTGTGCTATGGTGGCTAAGCGTAGATTTAACTTCCTGTTATCTACAATAACTCCGTTAACGTGGTCAGCTTTGTAATCCGTGTTATCTCCTAATCCTAACACACAACGGTGAAGGTGCAAAGTTAATTTCCTGCGGTCTTTAGGCGGGGTTATATCTAATCTCCTACAGTTATCTTTACTATAATTAGCTATCACATAACCTGCAGGATTGTTTACCCACATTATCTTACTCCACACATTGTAGACTTCTTTGTCAACTAAACTAAAACCTATTATCCTCTCTCTTCCTACAATACCACTGAATATAGGTATCTTCTTCTCTAGTGTATTATCTGTGTCTGGGCACCAAGTCTCCATATGTTTCTCAAACAAGGAAGCGGATTCTTTATAAACTCGTTTACCACTACCACACCCACAACTAGGACTATGTACCTTAATAACTTCCGTAGCTACCTTTTTAAAAGTATTACCACAATGACACTTGAAGAAGTACATAGATGTTTTACCCTTTTCACATAACCCTGCATAACCTAGTACACGACAACCTCCATAATCCAAATCTGGTAAGTCATTTTCAGGGTTTTGGTTGTCAATTTTTACAAAGGTAGCTTTGTGCTTATTAATCCTATGTTTAATGTGATCAACATTCTCCGTTGTGTTTAATATCTCTTTCTTCGTGTATGTATTTTCATAACCTGTACCCTTATAACGTATTTTATAACCCCTTCTAGGATTGAAACCAATAACAACAAAAGTATCACCTTCTCCATTCAAAAACTCATCACCTACTTCAATATCCTTCAAAATTTTTACCCTCTTCTTATTTATTAATCCTTTATCAATGAGTATGCACACTGTTAAACATCTTATTAACGCTTCTATTATACTTTCCGCAAACCACTTCCACTTTCTTATAACCAACCCACTTATCACCTTGGTAAACCTTTACACGCTTGTTATAGGTGCATTTTGGATAAGATGAATGTCCACTATTCTTCCCACTTAATTCAAAAATCCTTTGCGGCAATAGGAACTCTTTATTAACCGTGTTAATCTTTTGTGCAATTTCCTGTTGAATACTCTCAGGTACTTTGTATTCAAAATCATGTGGCGCACAAACCTCCATTGATAAAGTGGCTGTTACCATAATTGTAGTGATCACACCTTCGCAAATCATAATCTTTCTCCTAATAATTAATTTATAAACAGGGTAGCTTAATATGAGAAGAGTGTCAAGTTCTTTTTGAAAAGGGTTTCTGTTTATGTTAAATGAAATTAGCCTCAGGGTGTCCTCTCACAACACCTACCCTTCCAGAAGGTGATTATCCATCAGACAAAAGAAAACCCCTTGTACGCTCTGTGAAGGCGCAGAAGGGGCTGTTTTGTGATTAGGGTTATCCTTTGTGTAAAGCTACAGTTCGTAAATCGTTACACTAGCATAACACCCATCTAAACAATGGTCAATCAATTCTTTGATAATTTCTTGTTCACATCCACCAAGGCCAGCGCCAATCCAAGGAACACCAATTTTTAAATCTCGTGGATTCCTTGTGTCAATGTCCTGTAAATATGTGAACAAGTTACAAAACCCGCTTGCAATAGCACCATAATTTGCATAACGTTTGCCACTTCTACCATAATACTCTTGACTGCAAAGGTTTATAACTTTTCCACCATTGGATAAATCTCCAAGAGGGATGTTCTTTTTACCAAAGTCAATCCATTGTTGGTGTTGTTTCATGTAGGCTTGGTATGCTTCTGGAATGCGTTTCCTAATTTCACCAGCGATCCCACTTTTGTACACCCCTTTCGAATTCGTACCATGTACCAAGTAATCAATCTCACCATTTAATAGAGCGTCTACTGCATTACCCTTAATTATTTTCATAAATTATTCTCCTTCCTCAAACATCCACTTATGCACAACACATCCTCTATCATAAATAAATCCCCCAGTCCCAACCCTTTCAGCGTTATCAACCTTTGGACAAGTGCAATCCTTGAAACCAAATTGATACGTCTGATAATTCTTATCATAAGGAAATCCCCATAACAATTGCAGAGTTGTCTCCAATGATTGAACACATTCTACAGCATCTTTATATGTTTCACAATAGTAGAGAGGTCGATTGTGGATAATATGAATCTTGTCCATAATGGTTTGTATTGCTGAAATTGTACTTTCTGATAAGTCCCTACTTCGTGCAAAAGAATCATTAACTTTTGGGAATGAATCTTGTGGCAGGGTGTACTCTTTATCAAAAGCTTCCCATCCCGAAAGTATACCTGTTGTCATAACATCACCTCCACACCCTTACCAACATTATCCATAATTTTCTCATGTACATCTGTACTCCAAATGGATTTCTCATTTACAATGTAAACACTTCCATTAAAAGGAAAACTCACTTCACAACAATGATCTTCTGCAAGTGTGACAGCGTTTGTCCAAATGTCATAGTGACTGCCCATTTGCCAATCCATTTCAATTCTTTTAATGTTCATAAACCCACCTTAATAAAACCTTCGTCATCACAATCATCGTGGTCGTAGTATACATCTCCAAAAGGAGATAATGCAATGGCAACTTGATCCATAATAGAATGATTTTTACCCCAGTGTCCTATTGAGAAAAGGATTTTATCACCTTGTACGATATCTTGGTAGTCTTCTGAACAATCAGGAAAAACTTTTAATGAGCGTTTGTAATCATCCCCACAACCAAACACTATACTAAGACAATCCATATTATAAGCATGAAGGTGTACTCCATTTGTGAAGGTTTCTGCTTGTGACTTGTAGTCCTCAGTAAACATAAAGTGCATTCTATTTACAGCATCCGTATGATTTTCCCAATAATAATCAAGTTCTTTTCTGGTGTAAATGTTCAACTGTTTAATAACAGCATCTAACACACCCACAAGTTTATCTTTACCACATGTTACAAACATTTTTGAATCTACTGACATAGTTATTCTCCTAATATTTCCGCTTTCATAACAGCCATTTTACACGATAACCATTCTGATAAACGTTCCTCAGCATTAGCAAATATTGAATCCTTGTCAGAAGTTTCCCCTGATGCTAACACAAGTGTAGTAGATTCATCAATAATGTAAGATACAATGTGATCATCTTCTTCCCAGCTTTGAATTTTCATATCTTTCTCCTCAAAATTAAATCCTACCTACAATATATCACTTTTTAAACGAATTCAACACTTTTATAGAATTAATCACCTTGTTGTAATCCTCAACACTTTCTATAAAGTATTCATCTTCGTTCCACAGGAACACAACACCCTCTTTATAGAAGCAGAGGGAGCCGTTCACAGTGTGGCAATCCTCTTTAATACAATGTATCATCTCATCTGAGAAAGTGGCTGAGATTGCGTTAAAAGTGGTTTCATTGTAGTTGCTAATGGTTTCCCCTTGGTTGATGTTATCATCTTCTAAAGGTATTTCTTCGAAGAATTGGAATTCATCTTCAGGTATTAAAAGCATACCTTCCTCAACACAAATCAACTCTCCGAAAGCATTTATATAACCCTCATAACAATTTTTTGAAAGGTAATAATCCTTATAATATCTTGAATTTGGAGAGGCTGCTGAAAAATACCCATCTTTATCAATCAAACAAAACTTTCTCAATTTTGTTCACTCATAATTTATTCTCCTTTTAATTTTACAGTAAGGTATTTGTAAAACGAGTGATGGATCTTAATACCAACATCAAACCCTTCTTTCTCTAGATAAGTTTGGATATCTCCAAGAGGAACTTCTCCAGAAGAATCTGTAAAAGGAAGTGCAGGTACAGTTTCTACATTTCCATATTTATTATATTGCATTTGTAAATCAACTTCTTGCCGATTATTAAACAAACTTGAGAACTCATAAGAATTGAACCAAGAGTATACTTCTGGGTATCTGGCTTTAAACTCTTTAATAAAGTGTGCTTTCTTTTCCTGCTGGATCTTTTCTGATAAATTCATATTATTCTCCTAAAAGTTTTAATATTTAGAAACGAAAAAAAAAAGCTTGCATTAAATTCACCTCCGTTTCAATAAGGTAATATTAATACAAGCTTTCTATTTGGTCAAGAGGTATTTTGAAAAATGTTGGATTATTTTTACAACAGGGTCTCATTTTCCTCATTTAAACTTTCTAAAAGTATATTTGCATGAAGTAGTAATCCGTTTTTGACACGGTCGTCCTCTTGTTCAGAAGCTACTTGCAGGATGAGTGCGTGTTTGTATGTGACATAGGCTTCGTATGCTTGTTGCTCTGTTGGGTATCTTCCTAAGTTCTTTTGTTGGCCTGAACCGTCGTTACATTGTGCTAAGAATTTACCCCTGTCTTTGTTAAAATGCACACCTTTCTTGTAACTACCTCTTTTTGCGCCTCTGTCTGTTAATAATTTATTAACTTTACTACTAACAAAAACACAAGCATCGGGAGAATACACTTTATTATTAGGTAGAATTATATCTTTGTCTAATTGTTTACCCTTCCGATCTTGGGTCTCCATCCATTGACGGAAGTTAGAGAATGTGTGCCATTCTTTGCAAACAGAAACCTCCTTGTAGGCAGGTTGTTTCTCCTTTGATTTAAGACAGTACCCTCTCTCAAGAATACCCATCCACCTCGTATAATAGGGGCAACGAGTATACTTTCCGTTTACTTTTTGTGAGGTCTTATACCAAGAATCATTCACCCCTACTCCATACAACAATGTTCTGTGAGCTAAATCTGATTTACTAGCAGTAACTCTCTGAAAATCATATTCTTCTTTCATCTAAAATTCTACCTTATAATTAAAATTATCTATATTACCCAAAACCTTTCTCCAAGAATCCCTCATTAAATTAATCAACTCGTCCTGTTGATCCTTCTTTACAATAAAACTGTCATGGTAACACAAACAGACCTCACCATTATTAGCAAAGTGCATCATAATATTAGTAGCTATCTGTGAATCTATAAATTGTGCAAGTTTCCAATTCTCTTTGGTGTAGAAGTATTTGTGTAAAAAGAAGTTGTGCTCTTCTAAAGCCTCAAGGATATCCTTCTCATTAATATCTCCTACACATTCATCTTTTAACAACCCCCTTATCTCGTATAAGGCTGTTCCACGATTACTTGCATAAAGAAGTGCCATCATTGCCACCTTACACAAGCTTCTCACCTCCTTTTCAGAAAGTGTAGTGTTGAGTAAGTGTTTTATGTTGTAAGGATCATACTCTTCTGCTAAAGTGATACCCTCAAGAGTGGCGAATATACTTGGATGGATAAACTTAAAATCTACTTCTGTAGAAGCCTCATCATTAATTTCAATAGTATATCTTTTATCAGAAGATTCTGTTTGAAAACTTCCTACTACATACCACCTACCTCCTTGCTTGATGCAACTGTGAAATCTGCGTTTATAAACCACAGTGCACACCTCTCCTTCAAAGGTTATTTTGTTCTCTGATAATACTTTATTAACAAGTTTAATCTCCTTAGTCAAAGAACCTACCCCTTTAAATTTTGAATTAGTTTTAAATACGTTCTTGTTTTTAGTGGAGGCTTCTTCATCTATAATTTCCACAAATTGCATACCATCTGTCTTATTGATAGCATATTTCTTGCATAAGTTTTTATCTAACATAGATAGGAGTTTTTCATGGAATACTAAGTAGGAAGGCATACTGTCATTGTCGTGTTTGAAATAACCTTTATATACTTTAAAGTATCCTTTCTCCTCCATAAGATCTAATAATCTTCTTGTCTTCCTATAACTGATCTTCTTGCCCGTTTTCTGCATCAAAGGTGTTGTAGAGGAGTATTCATTTGCGTTGAGTGGGAACATACAACCCTTATCGTTATACCTTCTCGCTTTAGCTGCTGCTGTAAGTATAACTCTGATAGGTATTTCGTACTCTTTCCCAAACTCTTTTACTAAAGTGTTAACTGCTGAATCTTGCCATTTAGGTGATTTATAAGTAAGAAAGAATGGTTCACATCCTCTTATTACAAAGTACCTTTCCCATTTATCTAGGCTGTCTAAATTTATCATTTCTGATACCTCTTCTGGTACTATCAAAACGGGTAAAAGAACTCTACCCGCTTATAAAATATTATTTAAAATTAATAACTTGTAGGTGAAAACTTACAATCCTGTAGGAAAACGTTATTAAATACCTTTCCTCCCTAATATATCCCCTTCTTCCCTTATAATCCTTTCCCTAATAATATCCCCTTCTTTAGAGTTAATACATTCTTTGATTAATAACTTTAGGTAGTACTGATTGGACTTACCTTTCCCAAACTCTTCTTCTATAAATTTAATCATCCAAGTGGGTAATTGTAGATTCATATTATATCCTCAAAGGTTATACTTAGCTGTTCAGTCGAAACCTGCTTCTTTAGGGCTAAGGGGTATGCTCCGATCACCCAACACCCACCATCCTAACAAACAACAATAATCATAAGAGTCCATACTATAACGGGCTTCTTCATCAATGTAATCATGCACCGAAGATAACTCTTCACCTGTCATGTTAGATTTATCTGAATAAAGTAATTTCGCTATTGATCTCATGACTTATCCTCGCTACTCTCAAAATTAAGTTTACCTTTAACCAAACACAAGGCTAAATACTCTTCATAATAACCTTTGGACTTGGCTCGGTATAGACGTTTATTAAGATTTTCTCTGGTAATATTTTTGTCTAAAAGCTTGTTTACTCTCACCCAATCTATATGTGTATAGTCCATGTTTATTCCTCTTTATGTATATTAAAATCTATTATAGCTTAAATAAAGATGTTTGTCAAACCTTCTCTAACCCATCTGAAAGAACATAACATCTTCTAATAATTCTACCTTATCTTCTCCAGCATTCTCTGTAATATAGACATCCCCGTTATGATAAGACACCCACTCTAAATCATTATCTAGATCTAAGTAAAGAGTGCCACCTCTCATATCAATCTTGTGTGTATAATTAATTATCATAACACCTCCAATAAAACTTTATTATAACAGCTACCCTTTAACATAGGAAGCCTTCTGGATGGCTATAAATAAGCCTACTTGTCAACTTCGTATATTATACAAATAGCCTTCTCTAACACTATACAAAACACGAACCAATCAATAACACCTATCCACACTCCCATCCTTAAACTCAACACTTCCATGTTCAAAACAATCGAGGTACATTTCACCAAGGGTATTGCCACATTTACACAACAACTCTTCTCCCATATTATAATTGCAACAACCGTACCCTGATTGAAAAGGAGGAACTACCCCTTCTAATAAACTACGTTCTCCAACCACAAGGGTGTCCTTTGTTGCCTTAACTACTTTGTAATATCCTTCTATTCCGTGGTAATCGTATGTCCTGTTGAAAGAGGGAAGCCCTTTTCGAATATAGAATAACCCTTTCTTCATACGGTAACCACTTTGGTCATAAGGTATTCCATGATCGGTGGTCATCACCTTTTTCATAGAATACGGTGTCAGGAAGTGGTATTTATCATAAGACACTTTTGCATAATACAAATCCTCTGTCAACAAAGTTTTACATTTTGAACATTTTAATTTCATATTATCTCCTTAACTAAGAACAAAACAAACACCCCGCTCCAACCCTGAACCATTCCCACAAGAATAGCCTTTGAGGAACTGGAATACCACCCCTCACAATACCCTCTCATACCAAGGAAATCCACTTTCAATAAAATGAATAATGTCAAAAGGTTTACCACTGGACACCAGAATAAGAAGGCTTTGGTGAAGTGTTTTATAAATTTATTCATAATCACTTCTCCACATAATATTCTCTACCATCTTCACAAGTGTTATCTGCTCCTAAAAAGATCCAATCCCCATCTAAATTCATAAATTCCCAAACATCGTAAACCTTATTCCCTAAACCAGTTACTGTCTTGTAAGTTTTATTACCTCCCCTGTCAAAAGCAACCACCACATCACCAACAGATAACAACTCATCCCAATTATTCAAAGTGATCCTTGTTAGTGGTGGTTCTGCCCTCTCACAGACTGTCTCAGAAGGTTTCTCACTATCCGAGGGTGATTGTGTAGGTGAAGTGTTATCATTGCTCACAGGCGCTGTTTCAGAAAGAGGTGAAGATTCAACAATCTCCTTACGTAGCTCAAATGTGATCCCGTTTCGGATACATATGTCAATAAACTCCACCATAGAAGTTTCCTCTGCTGAAAGAAGGATACTTTTGGCATTACCACCCACTTGTGTTAAAAGGGATTCCAGTTTAGAAATTTCTGTTTCTTCTAAAGTAGGAGCGCTCTTGTACATTTTATTGATTGTTTGCATAATGTTATTCTTCATAATTATTCTCATTCCCAACGATCAGTAAACAATTCATCAATATAATCTTCCCATTCTTGATGATAACTTGTAGGCTGTTGTTTATTACTTCGCATAAAGTTATCTATGCAGCAAACACCTCCTTCTTTCAACTCTTGTTTACATTCGTTGCAAAGGTATTCATTGCGCTCATTAGATACATTATCACACATAATATTTTCACAACCATTTCTATCACAAACTAATACGCCCATAATTATTCTCCTATTTTATAAAAGTTTATTTCAGATAAAAGAAAACCCCGTTTCCTCAATGTGACTAAGGATAACAGGGTTTTATGTTTGTGTCGAGGGGTAATTTTATCTAAATTAAAATTCTAACCAAGGATTACCTACATTCACAACATTCAAACCTAAATCATATTTGAACATTCTAGAAACTGTAGGGCGATCATCTAATACAAGTTTTACATTGTAATTGTGGTTTACATACCTGTTAAATAATTCTTTCTTGATAATAGTGTCTTTTCTACAATCTCCCTCTGGACGCATATATAAATGGAAATGACCACCCAATTCAGTAAAATACTTTTCAATCCAAAGTTGGGTATCTTCCATACAAACAGAATCTCTTCCTGACATAAAGATAGGAACATAACCTTCGGCAATAAGACCTTTCGCCATGTGAATAATTTCTTCACGAGGTAAATCTTCTCCAACTTTATCCCATTCAAAAGGTGATCGGTTATGCATAGAGGCCAACGTACCATCAATATCTAGTATTACCGCAGAAGGAACATCCTCTTTATTAGGATCATGCCAGTTCTTCTTAAGGAAAACGTCTGCGTAATTTTTATATTGAGAAGTGATAACCTTATACCCAACGCCAGAAAGTCTCTTAGCGTCCCTTTCAAGGGCTTCTAGTAGGTCAATATGGAACACCTTCTTCTCAAAAGTATAGTTCTTTAAACAAGTCCAAGTCTTAAAGTAGTCTATGTATTTTGGGTTAAGGTTGGTGTCACTTATGATAATATTCTTACCCTTTTCAGTAGCATCCTTGATTAGATGGTGTTGCAATTCTGTCACTAAGGTTTCATTACCTTTTGTGAATTTGTACTTACCCCAATCAATAGTACCTCCTGTGAACAAGAAACCTCGGATATCATCACGATTAATATTAACCCAAACGTTTTTATTGTTACCTTGGGAAAGGAAGTCATTAACCCAAGTGGTCTTTCCTGAACAGCTAACCCCTACTGTGTAAATAAGTTTCTTACTTTTCATCTAAATTCTCCAATGTTGCTTCTAATAACTTAATCTTATAAGAATCCTTCAGGTTATGCAACACTTTTAAAGGACAAATCCCACTATTTCTTGCTTGGAACATTACACCCGAATAAAACACTTTATTATTAAGGGCGAATTCCTTTTGATCAGTGATTCCTTTAGTTTTATTAAATTGGGCGGTACATAATGATTCTAAAATGTCCCATGCTTCTACAAATGGTGTGAAGTACTCTTTATCCTCAGGGAAGACTGCTAAGTACTCATCTAATTCACCTATAACTACTAATTCTTTGGCTCGCTTAGGTGATAACCCTTCTCCTCTGAGCCGATGTGCCACAAGGTATTGCGGGGATTTGACCTTCACAACAGGGAGTCCATCCTTGTAACCAACATAACCTTCTTCTAAATTAGGCAGGTGTTTTAAACTTTCTATACATTCTTGTGTTGTATTAAAAGAGTATTTTCGTGGAAGGTGGTATTTAGTTGTAATAATTTCCGAATAATCCCCACTAAGGTTATGTCTAATTGCTAAAAGGTAAGCTCTGTCCTCAGGGTAATTAACCACAACACGATTCTCTCTTCCAACCACTTCAAAGATGTATGTACAAGACTTATCTAACCCCTTTATGTTATCCCAATCTAAAGCAGATTCTATTAAGTCTTTCCAAGTGCGATCCCATCCTTGAACAGATAGTAATGGCATTAACATACTTTTGGTGCGATACATCCAACCATATGACTCACAATAGAACACACTTATTAAACTCCCATCCACCTTTTCGTAAATGGTTAAATCTTCGAGTTCAAAATTAACATCGTTCTCTCCCTGATTAAAGAACCTATCAAAAGCACGACTTACAACAGAGTATGTCACACCATCTAATTCTTCTTTTATTACAAGAGATCGACACTCTCGTACAATAGGGTGGTTTTTGGGGGAATCTATTTGGTTATAATTTAACACTCTTAGGTCAGGAAACCTTTTATCAATAGAAACTTTGATTGAAAATTCTTCTACTAATTTTTCTAAACCATATTTGTTCAAATAGTCTAACACTTTCATAATAATCTTCCTTTAGATAAATAAAAAGCCTGCAAGGATTACTATCCTTGCAGGCTTTGGTGTCAACACTTTATTTTAAATATCATTACAATGTAAAAGTAATAATATTCTTAGAAGCATCCATTGTAAAATCGACTCCCTCATTTGTCAAGTAGTTTTCAATCGCTCGGAATGGAATACTTTTTGTAACTTTATCCTTGTGCAATTGGATCATTCTACCACTACCATTTCGTGCATGAGCAACCACCACATCTGTAATGTATGTTGAAATTGCATCAAGGGTTTCCTCTTCTGCTTCATTGAATGCTTCTGTTAGCTGTTGTGTAAACTTTGACATTAGTTATTCTCCTCTTGTTTAAATTTATTTTGTTCAAGTTGTTGTTTGTACAATATGTTCCATGCTTTCGCTAAGTTACTCATTATTTCTCCTGTTATTTAAAATTTGAACAACGTTTCAATATGTTCATATGATGCACCACCTTGTTGTAATAGTCAACACCTTTCTTCAAACTTTTATCATCTTTTTTATTACCGATATTATACGACATAATCATTTTCTTCCAATTACCTTTGTGAACCTTTTCAAAATGTTGTAACACATCCAGCGCAAGGTATGCTCCTAGTGCATCATCCATCACCACCTTGGTAATCATTTCCTGCTTTTTCCAATAGGATGTCACTCCTAGGATATTGAATATATTTTTCTCATTGATTTGGAATAATCCGTAATCCTTTGATTTAATGTTGATTCGATATCTGCCACCATGTGATTCCATCCACGCTAATGATGCCATTGTCCACTGTTTATCATAAGGTTTGCCATAGTTGTAAGCATATTCTAAACGGTATTGCTGTTCAGCGGAAAGGGAGTTCCATTCTGAGCAATCATTCCCATATGCAGCATCAGACAAGACGGCACAGAGGAGAATAACATTTATCCAAGCAAACATCTTCCAAAAGGATTTACGTCCCTCAGAGACCCTTCTACGCTGATTATTCTCACTGTAGTAATCTTCTTCTAAATGTTGGAATGGGTTGCTGGGATCATCTATCATAAAAGTTTCACTCCTATGTAAGGATATTGTACACTGTGATCAAGGGAAACCTTATTTATTTTATCAAGGTACAGCATTGTCCTGACCATACGTTGTGTGCAATCCAATTCCCAAACTGAGATTCTTTTCCTACCTTTTAAGTTTTTCAAAATCCACTTGTGTAAACGTTTACCTTTTAAATGTTTAGGATATTCGTCTAAAGGTTGTTTAAAATCCGAGAATGATGTGATTATCATAATAAATCCTCATTCAATACTCTCATTGACATCATATCCCAATTGTTATCCATTACAAACTGGTTAATCAATTCCTTCTTAAAAGAATCCTCTTTAGTAAAGATACATTCAATTAGACAACGAGTGGTTGTTTGCATTTGGGCAAATTCTTCTGGTGTAATTGACATTTTCATAATATTTCCTCTTTTTAAATTAGTTAATGTCTATTTGTGCAGTCATTATAATGTTATTGATTAAGTTGTCAAGTATTAATTTCAGGTACATCAATTAACACAGGAGGAAAATGCTTGATATCATGTTGCCTTCCCAGAATCCAACCCATACCGAAAATGTTACATTTAACTAAGGTGTAATCACTCTTAAAATGTAGTTTTCCCTCTGAGTCAATAGTGTACTCATCTTCGGAAATATAAAACGCTTTTATAAATTCTTTTTCAATTTGTGTCATAGTACCTCCTGCTTAAATAATAATCTTATATTAAGGGTGTTGATTGTTTGTGTCAAGGGGTAATTTGGATAATTGGTAAGTTTTATAAAGTTTATTAAAAGGTGTTGACTTGTGGAGAAGGTGTGTTATCATTTGTGGAAATTGATTAAAGGAGAAGGTTAATGTCAGATAGCACTTTACAAAAAATTAGAAATCTTGAACAAGATATAATTGATTTGCAACAACTGTTGCGAGTAGAGTCATCTTTCCGTTCAAAATATGAATTGGAGATAGATGCCATTTATAAAACGTTAATTAAAATGGGAATATTAGACACTTTTAAAGAGGGACATTTTTCAGAAGGAAGGGAAGATGATGTGGAAGATTTTACCCACTTTATGGGAGAGTCACCCTTGCTAGGAGAGGATATCTCTGTTAATATGAGTGGATATACATTGGAAGAACATAAACAGCGTGTAGCAGCGCTACGAGAGTTTAATGAAGGAGAGTGATATGAGAAGTTTTGGAATGACCATGTTTTATACAGAGGATTACGATGAAGCTATGTTAGATTTCATTGAGGAGCATTATAATGTAGATTATGTTAATGATTGGTATGTGAAAACTTCGCTTATATATAGCAATGAAGAATTTTTCGTATCTCGACATAGAGGTAAAAGTGGCTCTGTAGGTTTAACAAAAGAAGAATTCAAGCGTAAAATTGGCATGATAGTAGAAGATGAGGAAGTTATGGATAATAGTACTTCTAGTAAAACTTTTAGTAAAAGTGATTTGGTGGATGGGATGATTGTGGAAATACGTGAACCTTTTGAAGAAGTATCTTTATATTTAGTAAAAGATGATCTCTTATTATCAAAGACAGGACATAACCACCTTGAAGATTATCAAGATGATTTAACTTTAACGGAAGAAGTATCTGAGTGGGATATTGTTAAGGTTTATACAGTTGATAAGTTTAGGTCACTAACACTTGAAGATTTGTCCAAAACTCTTGTATGGGCGCGTCCTCTTGAGAAAACACAATCACAACTTAAAATAGAAGCACTTCAACAGAAGATGGAATCCTTGCAAGAAGAAATGAACAGTTTACAAAAGTCAATTGAAGCAGGAGAATAATTATGGTAGATTTATACAACAAGCCTCAAAAGGGTGATGAAGCTCAGGCAATGAAAGCACGTATTGCACATTTAGGGGATTGTTTGGCAAGGGTGAGACAAGAGGAAAAGGATATACTTTTGGAGATGGAGCGTCTTGTGCAAGCGAGTACTTTTGGTGATCAGGCGGGGGATTGATTATGAGTTTTGATTATAGTTGGACATGTACTTACATCGACAAGGATATATCTTCTTTCAAGGAGGCTTCTTTTGAAACATGTAAATGGCTCTTGGAAGGAATTGTTGACGAATATGATATTGATATTTCCGAAGCGAACTTTAGTACAAAAGTGAGAGAATTTGCTGATGAGTTACAAACGGGTAGACAGGACGCAAAAAGGTTGTGTCATCAGATTAATTATACTTTTGACATGAGGGTATTTTTGATGGAAAGGTTTGACACTTTGTAGAGGAGGTGGTATCATTTGTGGACTGGGAGTTTATTTGGAGAAGCTAATGTATTATATAACTAATGGAACAGAATATTATGCAGGGAAGTGTTGTTCGGATAGTAGGATTCCTGTTTGGAAAAGTCATTACACAAGAGCAATATCTTTCAACAGCATGGAAGAGGCTATGGATGTGGCAAAAGCTGATCGATTGTTTTATTTAGGGATTGAGTTTATCTGCGAGGATTAATATGAAACCAGAAGTGATAAACAAGTATAAAGAAAAGGGTGGTGTCTATATTGGACGAGGTAGTTACTGGGGTAATCCTTACCCAATAAATGAATCCATTGGTGACACACGGGAAGTGGTTATTGCAAAGTATAAACACCATCTTAGAAAGTTATATAAAGAAGACAAGGATAAATTTATGAAAGAGTTATCTAAACTTTCGGGAAATAAGTTATCCTGTTTTTGCAAACCTAAACCTTGCCACGGGGATATTATTGTTGAGGTGTGGGAGATTTTGATAGGAGGACATTCATGAAGGTGTACAATTACACAGATGATTCATGGCGGGATGGAGATGAAGATTGCCCATGTTGTAGTGGACTTCTTTTCGAATGTTATAATGCACAAGGGTGGTCGCAGAATGGGAGTGCTTCTAGCTTATGGAATCTTTATGTAGATGCGATCGTTGCACACAAAGCGGAAGAAAGCGGAGATGATTATCACCACTTAGCAGAACATTCATACTATTTATATGAGGGGTTTACTTTGGAAGAGTTAGCCACTTTGTGTGAAAGGTTGGGTATTGTTTTGGAGGAAGTATCCCTTTGAAAAGAGGTGTAACATTTGCGGAAGATTGATTAAATTTGAGGAGAAGTGGTTTGGGTGATGATGGTTTATTTATTGGAGAACACCAGTATTGTTTAGCGAAAGAGTTTCCTGTTAAATCGGATGGTACTCAGCGTAGAGCTTGTGGTTCTTCTGATGCTCTTGCTATATATGAGCATACTACTGGGGAAGGTGTTACTTGGTACGATGGTACGTGCTTCTCTTGTAAACAAAAATTTGATAGAGAAGAAGTACATTCCAGCAGTCTTTCAGGTTTTTTAGGAGTAGGAGAAGGTACTTTAGAAGTAGTAGAAAAGAAAGAGTTTGAAAATAAAGCTACTAAGAAGAAAAAGATAACACGAGAAGAAGTTCAAGAACTTTGGGTTAGAACAGGGGGAAAAGAAGGTAATTCTGGAAATGGATATAGGGGTCTTAGCGATTGGGTTTTAAGATTCTATGGTCACAGAATAGAGCATGATAACTTAGGTAAAGTTAAAGCTGTTTATTATCCAGAAACTTCGGCAGAAGATGGTAAACTTAATGGCTACAAGTCACGACACTTACCAAAGAAATTTGGTATTGGTAATGTAGGTAAAACTGGTGTTATAAATCAACTATCAGGGCAACATAAATTTCCTAATGGAGGTAGGTACGCGTTAGTATGCGCAGGTGAAGAAGATAAATGTGCAGCCCAAGATATGTTAAGAGAATATCAAAAGATGAAAGGTCAAGCGGATTATGACCCCTACGCAGTAGTATCTCCAACAACAGGAGAGCCGTCTGCAGCAAAACAGTGCCGACAACAATACGATTGGTTCGATAAGTTCGATATTATTATTATTGGAATGGATGTAGACGAAGTAGGTGAAGAAGCTGCACAAGAGATAGCAAAAGTACTCCCTAGAGATAAAGTTCGTATTGCAAAGTGGTCAGGTAAAGATCCTAATCAGATGCTACTAGACGGTAAAAAGAAACAATTCTGGAGTGATTTCTTCGGTGCTAAAGAAGTTATTGATAGTGGGGTTTACAATGCTAATGATGACATGGTACAGGATGTTATAGACGTTTTAACAACACCTCGTATTCCGCTACCACCTTTTGCAAGTCAACTAGAGAAGATGACCAAAGGCTCAGGGTTGTTTACTAGATCTATATACTCTTTGATTGGAGATACGTCTGTGGGGAAATCAACGCACATAGATGCATGGATATTCCACTGGATGTTTAATGTACCTGACCACAAGGTGGGTATTGTTAGTGTAGAAGCTACTAAAGGAGAATGGGTTGCTGGTATGCTATCTACTTATCTAGAAAATAATCTTTGGTGGATACCTATTGACGAAATAGAAGATTACATGAACACACCTGAGGTTAAAGCTAAAATTAACAACTTCTTTTACAATGAGTATGGCGAAAGTCGCTTTGCTATTGTCGATGACAGGGAAGGTACAGTAGAATCGTTACAAAAGTGTATAGACAAATTAGAAAGGCAGTATGGTTGTACTATTATCGTTAATGATGTACTTACAGATATACTTCGTGTTGTAGATAATGAGGCACAAGCTCGACACTTCAACTGGCAAAGTAATTTTGTTAAGAATGGGGCTACTATTTTCAATATATTACACACACGTAAAAGTGGTGATAATCGAGGAGGTAAACCTACTTTCCCTAATGAGTTTGATGCCTACGGAAATTCTATTTTTGTCCAGAAGGCCGCAGGTAACTTTGTAATAGCTCGTAATAAGGAAGCACCTAATGATGATATTATAGAACAAAACACTACTTACCTAAGAGTACCTAAACTTCGTAAAGGTGTGACAGGTAGTGGAGGTGCGTGGTATTATGATGGAGATACACGTAAAGTTTACGACAGGGATACTTATTTCAAAGATAATCCTGAAAAACTCCCAGTAGGTTATGATTTAACTATTAGCAGTTTTGATAGAGCATATTGGGAAGAAGGTGGTCGTGGTTGGGATGGGGTTTCTAGTGGTAACAATGGCTTTAAGATGTCAAAACCTAAGGAAAAACCTGTAGAACCTGATTGGGAAATTGATGTTGGTGGTGATGTTAAGTTTTAATGTCACCTTTTAATTTAACTCTAATGAATTTATAGGAGAAATAATGCAAGCAGAGTTTTTAAAAGATAAGAGTAAGTATACAGACAGAGTACTTCACTCTGATATAGAAGGTCGTGGCTTTCTAGATGTTATAAAATCAGACAAAGATGTTTGGTGTTTAGTATCAAGAGATGATGAAACAGATGAAGTATTTATATTTCATGATTACCCTGAGTTTGATAATGCAGAAGTGTTTGATCAAGGAGAGAAACATATCATACCTCCAAGAACAGGGACACTTTTAGATGGGGTTAGATTTTGGTACTTGGCAGGTAAGAACGGTAGTAAACTTTCGGTACACAACTGCTTCACATACGATAAACCTTTGGTTGAAAAGATTTGGCCTAAATGTACAATTGAAGATGATGTGTGGATAGATACCTTCATACAAAGTAAAATACAATATTTTGACAGACCTCAGCGTAAAGGTGCTAAATCTCCTCATGGTTTGTTGAACTACTCTTTAATGGAAGGTAATAAGAAACCAGAAGTTGAAGACTTTAGTATAATGAATGCTTTTATGCTACATCGTTGTATCATAGATACAAAAACTCAAAAATTTGCATACAATTACCTCAAGAAAGAAAGGGAAATGTTGAAAAGTAAATTAGGTATTTGTATGGAAGATGCTTATAAGGTGGAAGTAGAGTATACTAAGAATTGTCATGAACAAGAGATGGTAGGTGTCCTAGCTGATAAACCTCATATGGAAGCTTGTATATCTCTTTGGGATGAAAAGGCAGAAGAAATCCAGAAAGCAATAGAGCCTGTTTTACCTCCTACTATAAAAGTTTCTGGTGGTAAAGTTTCTCGTGTAGAAATGGCTGCTTTATTTGGGTATGATACCTCTGGTATGAAAGATGCTATGGAGATGGTTAAGAAAGATGGGGAAATGGTTTCTCAACCAGTTAAACCCTACTACAAACCCACAACCAATTTTCATACTGTTAAAAAAGTCAATCAATATTCAGGTTTTAATATTTCCTACGGATATAGTCCTAAGTTCACTAAAAAGAATGATTTGACTAAATGGATTAAGTATCAACATCCTAAAGGTGACACTGCAAAAGTGAAAGAGTTATCAGACTTCGTAAAAGAGTGGGAAATTGAGAAAAACATTGAAGAAACTAAACTTTTAAATAAAAACACTTGTGACTATTTTGAATTAGAACCCGAAGATACAGATATAATTGCAGGTGCTCATACTAAAATTAAGTTCACTCCTAGTAAACTTACACAACATGAGGTAGTTAAAGGCTTTTTGATAAAAAATGGATTAAAAGAAGTATCCGAATGGAATTTTAAGAAAGATTCCGATGGAAGTTTTATAAAAGCAGATAAAGAACTTTTAGTGAGCTACCCACCTAAAGCTACTAAAGAAAACCAGCTACATTACAAAGTTAAAAAGGGTGATATAATGGTTAGTAGTCCTAAGGTATCAGAAAAAGATTATGAAGGCTTAGAGAACGAAGACGCTAAACGTATAGGAGAGTACAATACTACTGTACACCGTAGGAGATTCTTATCCAATGAAAAAGACCCCTCCAATAAAGGGTTAATGGCTTATATAAGAGAAGATGGGAGAATACCTTGTGGTATAAACAACTTCTCTACTAGCTCAGGAAGGGGTAGCCACAGAAAATGGGTTAATGCTGCGGGAGAAGGTAGCCTTTACGGAGAAGAAATAAGGAAATGCTTGATAGCCCCAGAAGGTAGGAGATTAGTAGGTGCGGATATGGCATCAGCTCAGCTAGCTATACTGTCTTTCTACGCAAGAAATGAGGAATACTATGAAGCGGTTGCATCTGGATTAGAATTAGAAAAAGATGACAATGGAGTAGAAAAGTATGTAGGTATGAGCGCCCACTGTCATTCCGCCCGTAACTTTGGGATGGTTAGTATAGAAGAGTTTGAAAAAGCTGTAGAAACCCAAGACCCAGATTTAATACATAGTATTAGTCTTAGACGTAAGAAAAGTAAAGGGGCTTCTTTTGGAGTTTGTTTTGGATGTTCAGGTAAAAAACTTGCAGGGATGTTGGGTGTACCTGAGTCAGAAGGTAACGCTAAAAAAGATATGTTCTTATCACGAATGGGTTTACAGGGTATCATAGACTGGGGAGATAAGTATAAAGACCAGTTTAAAAGAGGTAAAGGGTTTTACCTACCATTACCATTTGGATATTGGGCTTGGTGTGACTCTACCCATAAAATATGTAATTTTCTAGCTCAGGGTGCAGAAGCTGCATGTCAGAAAATAGCAGTAAACTATTTTAATAGAGAAGTTGTTAAAAGAGGATTAGATGCTTTTAAAGTTCTAGATTATCATGATGAATTTTTGGTAGAAGCCTCTGATCAGGATGCGGAAGAAGCAGGTAAACTTATGTGCGAAGCTTACAAGTATGCTAGTGACCAGTGTTTTGAATGGTATAAAGAAAATCCTGACAAGTTTCCTAACATACACGGAGGGGTTTTATTTGCATTTAATCTGGATGGAGGTTACAAGGTCTCTGAGTTAGGTAATAAAGGTAACTACCTACAAACACACTAATAAGGCTAAGGGCTTGTATAAAGCCCTTTTTAATGTTATAATAATCACTAAAGGAGTTAATTTTGTATAAAACCCCCGAAGATGTCTTAAATAAGCTTGTAAAAGGAGATATAAGTATAAGTACAGTAACAAGAAATATGAATAAACATTTACATAAAGGTAATATAAAGCAATGGTTACTATTTGCAGAAGCAAAAGCTTTGTATAGAATGAAGGAATTAGGTATAGATGTCAATAACTGAAGATAAAAATAAAGAAATACTTTATAAACTAGAAAATAAGTATCAACAAAGAGTTGTAGATTTGTTAGGACCCTCCGCCACTTTCTTAGAGTTTAAAGTAGTTAGTGAAAGGTTAGATAAAAACAAATGCAAACTTATTTGTAACACACATAAGGAAATATGTTACCCTCAAATAGCTAATGTACTTCATAGAAAAAGAAGCGGATGTAAACATTGCGCTCAAGAATCTAGAAATAGAAAGAGTATAAAAGATGAAGATGTTTTCTTAGAAGAGCTGAGAGAATCTTGTGATAAACATAACTGTACCTTTCTAGGCTACGTAGAAGGATACAAAGGTTCTTACCATACCGAAGTTAAACTAAAGTGTAATATACATACCGAAGAAGATGAATTTACATGTACAGGTAGAACACTGTCTAGACCCGCAAGAAAAACTTCAGGGTGTCCTTCCTGTTTTAATGAACATTTTTTACAACTATCTATAAAAAGAAATCAAAAACATATAAATATGTTTTTCGATACAGGTAAATTCCATCCCAATTCTACTTTCTGTAGAGATGAAGAAAGAAAAACTACACAAGGAGTTAGGAGTTACTGGAAGGTTGTTTGTGGTGATTGTGGTGAAAGCTACCCTTCCTGTACAGGAACTTTAAAAGCAGGTAGTAGGGGATGCAGTTGTGCTAAACTAACTAACAATATGGGATTTTACCCAGATAGGGTGAATTGGGATGACACTCTTTACTTATTAAAACTGATATCTAAAAAGGATTGTGATGAAAAAGAGTGTTTCTATAAGATAGGTAGATCTTTTTGTTTTGACAAAAGACTTTCTAATTTAAAAGCTCATTATGATATAGATGTAATATCTACTATTACTAATAACCATAAAGAAATTTTTGAAAAAGAGAAGCACCTTTTAAAAAGTAATAAACCCCATGCTTACTCTCCTCTTATCTCCTTCGGAGGTCAAGGAGAATGTTTCACCAAAGAAATACTCAATCACCCAGAAATAATATCCACCTTCAACCTCTAATAACCAAAAAGCCCTCCCACGAGGGCATCCCCCTTCCCAACCAACCCCCTTTCCCCCAAATTTCCCCTTGACACCATCACACCTTTCCCTTAATATATCTACTATCGAAGCAACATTGCTTCACAATTAACCATTTTAGGAGAAATAATCATGACCAAATCAATAACCCGCTCAGAATCAGCTACTCACTCATTCAGAATATCTTATGGCAGCAAAGGTAACTTTGAATTAAAGTACTCTCGCATCAAGAAGGGTGCTGGAAAAGGTAAACTTCGTACAAGAGTGTTTTATCGGAAAGGTAATACTTTTGAAAATTTAACTTGGGGTTTAAATGAAAACATACAATGTATTTAAAACTTATAGGTTTGAACTAAGAGACCTATCTAAGAAGAAAATTAAATTACTAAATCAATCTTATAAACAAGCAGAGATGCTATATTATAAAGCACTATCTCTATGTAAAGAAGATGCTGAGAAGATGTTATTAATTGATGATAAGAAAGAACGTAAGACGGAGAGTTACAAACTTGCCAAAAAGTTGCAAGCTATTGTTAAACCTTTACCGTATTCAAGTGCAATTAAATCATCTGTCATAGAAGGTGTTAAAGCACAGGTATTATCTTATGTAGAACTAACATTATATGGGCAAGATGCAACTTATCCAGAGAAGTTTGATTTAGAATATGATTATGATTATTGGTTGAATGTCCTTATTAACAGCGATTCAAAAGATATAGAAGACTTAGCAAGAGATGAAATGTCCCGTACCAAAGTTAAAGACTTCAGGCCACTTACTTATGAAAAGTATAGAACTAATGACGGATTTATGATCCTTGATAATGGAGAAGGTCGTTTGTATGCAATGTTGAGTTTATGGGGTGCTAAAGATAAACGAGCAACACCATTAGATATTAACATGATTGATACACGGACAGGAGAAGAATTTAAGAAGAAAACTTCTTGTGGATTATTATTCCCATTGATGTGCTCTAATACTCAAAAACAAGCTCTTATAGATGGTCAAGCTAAGACAGCTAAACTTGTAAAACGTGGTGACAGGTATTTTCTAATGGTAAGTGTTGCCTTTGAAGTAGAGGCTAGGTCACCAAAATATACCCTTGGGGTTGATAGAGGTATAGAAGAAATAGCTACATACGTTGTACGTGACGAATCAGGTAAAGTTGTTGATAAGGGGAGTTTCTCTGGTGTACAATTACGTAACCATCAAAGAAGAGTGGAACTAGCACAAAAGAATAATCAACGTGCAGGAAGAAAACGAGTGCAAGGTTGGAGTAATTACACAACAAACCTGATGCACAATTTATCTAATGAGATAGTGAAGGTAGCTGATAAATATTGTTGTCAGGTTGTTATTGAGGATTTGAATAATATAAAGAATAATGCTAACATGAAACGTAAGAAAGGTGCAAGGAAGTCAAACTTTAGAAGAATGTTATCTAGGCAACAGTATGGAAGGCTGGAGTTTATGTTAGAATATAAACTTAAAGCAAAAGGGTTACCTCCTTCTAAAAGTGTAAGGGCTGCCTACACATCAACAACCTGCCCTAAATGTGGTAATGTTGATAAAGAAAATCGTCTGACACGAGATACATTCTTATGTAAAGTGTGCGACTACACTGAACACGCTGATATTGTAGGTGCTATAAATATTGCTGGAAAACAGTTGCACTTTGAAAAGATTAAAGGTAAACTTAAGAAAGGGAAACCTTTACCATATGAATTGAAGTATTCAAATTGGTTGAAAGATAATTTAAAATTATAGTTGACTTCAAGTTTTAGTTAAGTATAATGAACTGGGTAAATTGCTGAGTTACAATTAAAAATAACTTAGGGTGCATAGAGGTTTGTGAAGTGATTTATTAACCTCTTTATCTTACCACCCTTTTACTGAGGTTATCTTGTATGAGAGGATTTATCTTCCTTGAGTTAACTTTGGTATAAAATCTTACCTTATATGTGAGTAAGCAAAGCTTATGATCGGAGATATGTAATCGTGAGGTGGTATGAGATATAACACATACGTGGTATGTAAGAACGGGGAATATAATTTTAAAAAGGAAACCTTATTATGAATATTTCACAACACTTTGGCAAATTTACCAACTTACCGCAAGCATCTCGCACAAGTTTATTAGCTATTGCAGATGGGCACTTTCACTCAATTGATAACACTACTGGTCATGAGGTGTTTGCCATAAATAGAGGACTTGCACACTGGTTGCTACACAATTGTGAACATGAAGTTCCTCCTTTGGAAAAGGCTCGTTCTGCAAGTATTCTTGCTCATCAATATTCAACTTCTGGTGCAAAAACCTCTTGGCCTAAGAAACCAATTGTGATAAACTGTGATGAAGCTCGTATCGAAGACGGAGTTACACGATTGTACGCAATTGCTTATGCACAAACGGAAGGTGTCTGTATGCCAGTTGTGTTCAAAACTGAAATTAATGACGAGGAAGAATAATATGTGTAAAAAGGATCAATGTCAGCAAAAGTGTAAATCCTGTATAAAAAACTACACTGACGCAGAAGCACCAATTAAACAATACAATATAACTTTAGAAGAAGGAAACCCTGCTATGAATTGGAAAGAACAACAGCGGCACGATGATATCATTCTTGAAATTGAAACTTTGTGCAAAGGTATCACCTCTGCAGAGAAGGATAAGCGCCTAGAGGAAGTGTCTGAGCTTGTTAAAGAGTTGCAGGGTACATTGGCTTATGCTGCTAAGATTGGTGTTGTCACAGACGCTTACAAACACTTTGTACGATAGGTGTTATTTTTAAAATTGTAGAAAAAGCAAATAACATTTGACAACAACCCAAATTATGTTACAATGTAACAATATAGAATAAACAAGCACGTTAACGGAATGCAATATTCCTAAAAAGCTACGAGAGTGGCAAGGAGAGAACCTAAAAATCAAACGGCATTTTCGCCAATTAATAAAACATTTCAGTCCAATTGGACATTTTTAATAAGGAATAATATTTATGACATTTTCATTTACCCCTGAGACAGCTTCTTCTGGTAACACTGGTGGCGGTTCTGCAGTATCAGATGATCAATGGAAAGAATGGAACGATTATTACTACAGCTTACTTGATGGTAAGGAACAACCTCATAAGAATAAGCAAGGTGATATTGTAGAAGGTCGATTTTATAAGAAGAAGAAACTTGTAGGTAAGCTTGCAATGTTGGTGGATTGTGGTTTACAGCCTCAACCTGATTCTTCTTATGAGTGGAAAGGTGAAATTACAGAAGAGGAACATATTGCAAAGTATCCTGATAACTATTTCAAAACAGTTGATGGCAAACGTATGCAATTTAAACCTGAGCGTCCTACGCAAGAGTTTGCATTCTACTTCGACTTTACTAAGATTATCGTGGATTGGACTAAACATCCTATTGAAGCATTGCATAGTCTTGGTCAGAAGCCGTTACGTGTAAGCTATAATGGTTACTTTAAGAATAGTGGTATGGGTTTGGAAGGTTTTGCAAAACAGTTACGATTTGCCCCTAATTTCCGTACTGGTAAAGTCAGTCCAAATAACCCTATCTATAAGATTGCCACTGCGATGAATGTTGCAGATGAGTTTGAAAGTAGTAATTATGATTTCGGTAAACTGGCAGGTGGTCATTGTTTCTTCGATGTGTACATCACAAAGAATACCTACAACGGTAAATCTTACTATGATGCAGAAATTAAGAACTATTCTGAAATCACGGAAATTGAAGCAGGCGAGAACACTATCACAGTGGAACAACAAATTCCACAAAGTGATGTACCTTTTGTTGGTGTGACTCTTAACGGTGGTAATTATTCTGATGAAGTATTGGATATGGTTGCACACAAGAAAGAGCTGATGGCAGTGTTACCTCGTGCAAAAGCGTTCCAACCAAATGCAACAAAGAATCCTGACTTCTGGTTGGGTTGTAATTGGAAGGATAGTGACCTTTGTAAAGCTTTAGGGGATCGTGCTCCGAAAGTGGATAAGAATGGTGACAAGGTTCCTGTTGCTGGTACGGAAGTGGTGAAACCAGAGGTTGTTCAGCAAAAGGATAAAGTTGTACCGAAGGAAGATCCTGTGGAGGAAAGTTTTACTCCTGCGGAAGATAATTTCGACTTCCAAGATGATGTGCCTTTTTGAGGTAAATCAATAACTTAGCTTAAACACTATTTATTGCACATAAGAAAGCCCCAAGAAACAATTAAGTTTCTTGGGGCTTTTTGTTATTCTTTTAATAGTAAGGGAGTGTTAACCCTTTTATGAAAATTTTATTGTTATTGGGTAAGGGTGTTTGGTACAACTCGCAGTAGCGCGGATAAAACAAGGCTAATGATTAAGTAGCTTTTACTTTGCGGTTGATATTGGTAGTAAGATTAAAAAATAGGAGTGTTAAAAATGCCAGATTTACAAGCGATAATTATTACAGTGATTTTAGTGTGTGGCCTTTGTTATTTGCTATACAAAGACCACGTTAGTTGAGGTTAGCGTTTCGCTACTTTCTAAATAGCGACACTTTATACTCATTGTCTGCGCGTATGACCTGCCCGATAGTTACAGGTTCAGGTTTATCTGTGTTACTTCTAGCAAAGTACATTTTTCCTACCCAACTACTAAAACCACTTGGTGTCACTGCTCCTGACAGGTTAGGGGCAATACTAGCTAATCTTGACCCGTATTCATAATCACCAACACCGTAATTAGATGCTGTTAGTGACATAATGCAGTGATACTCACCATCGTCTGTTGATGGGACTCCTCCCGCACCGATAGGTCGGTAAATATCACCTATTGCTCGCATTTGTAAGTCGGTACTCGCTCCTACAAACGGGTTAACTATCCCAGCGTAATCTATTAAATCAACTCGACCAGTTTGTGCCAACTCCATTTGCGGACATACTAACTTAGCTGTAACACCGTTAAAGTGGACTACAGGCCACATAGCAGGATAGTGATATCCGAAGTTGCCATCGGATAGCATTTTGCTTTCGTGGCTTACAACAATTTTACCATTCCCGATGCTATGAGTCAGTGATGTATCACAAATGTCCGTTGACGTAGCAGTAACAATGCCATAGTACGCTCGGATCTTCTGATTCAAAATTAATTGATAACCTACTGCGTAACTTCCATTTTCCAAAGATTTTGTAAGACCGTCCGCTGAGATAGTCAAAGCAGATGTTAAGTATTCATTACCGTGGAGATTTCCTCCTACATCTTGATACGGATCGCTTAGTGTCGGTCTAAACTCGTATGCGTACTCAAGCTGACTACCAGCAGCCTGTAGCGTATCAGATCTGTTTGAGTCGGTAACAAATGCTGAGCGCTTTATAAGTAACCAAGTCACATTCCCATCTGTTGCGCTACCGCTCGTATGGCTTGGTATTTCCGTACCAGACGTCCCAGCAACTGTACAAACATAAATGCGACCACCACCACCTATCACTTCCTCGTACTGAGCATAAGCTGTAGTCGGCATCCAAACTTTAGGCCTTACACTGGGACTCCACGGGTTTCCGAACGAATCCCCCTCAATTGTTAATCCTGAAAATATAAATCTATCCCCAGCCAAACTTGACTGGTTCTTAGCTGCTGACAGTGTGAATCTAACTAAGTACGGTGAAACTCTAGCGGGTAAACCAGACGCGACCAGTTTTGTCTGTCGATGCGTTAAATCAATGGGCGTGTATGTGTCAACTGTGGTCGCCTCATTAACTAATGCTGTTGATCCGTCGATGGTCACGTCAATAATATTCCCGTTGTTTCGACCCGTGAAATTCAACGTTATATCGGCCTCACCAGAGCCAACTTGCAAGCTTACCTCCACGAACGCACCAACAGTAGTAGTTTGTGCAGCACGATGTCCTAAATATGGATTTGGGTCGCTAGAGCTAAGGTCTGTCCATGTACCAGAACCAGTCGTGACTTCTGCATCACCCCAAATTATAGACTCCGCAAAGTCCTGAATCATTGTCTGATTCCAGCCAAACGGTGTAGTGTTCCCAGCTGCGTCTAGTCCACTGTTTGCAAAATCACTTACTTGCCAAGTTCTTCCGCCCAAGTGTAAGTAGCTGCGGTATTGCTCATCTGAGATTTTCAGTAATGCCGATTTTCTAGATGGTATTAGCCCAGTCATAATTGGGGGAGTTATTGACTTACCGCGCAGTACTGGTGCTATCATGTTGTTAGCGATGTCTCCCGCTGCTTCTCCACCAACTTGAGTATTGCTATCTGTGGCGGCTAGCTCCTGCCGCAGCACATCAACCTCAAAACTAATCTGAATAGAATCAACCTCAACATAATAATCACCATCAGCAATATAAAAAGCAACAACTCCAGAGCTATCAGATACATTACTCGTACCATTCTGCAAAATCTCATTTGCACCATCTTTATCACTGTAAATAGTAGCTAGAGAATTATCAGACGTTTTACGTACTTCATAAGCAACCCCTGCGCCACCTGCAAACGTTGTAACTTTGGTTAGGTTGTCGGTAGGCGATTGGAATATTTTTAGTGTAAGAGGCTCTTTAACAATACCACGAATAGCCTCTAAGTATTGACTGTTATTAGCATTATCAGCATTTCCAGAAGGAGTTAGACCCCCTTCCTTCAATAACGCTTGGAAGAAACCCCATTGATCATTAATGTAGTCTTCTTCAAATGGTGTACCATCTATTGCGGCAGGGGTACTTTTGTTACGGGCTTTACCTTGCGGGTAGTTGGCATCCGTTGCGACTTGATCGGGATACCTTTGTTTATAATCTATTGCCATTATTAGTTGTCCTTGTGATAAAATGATTGCTATGTTTACATGAAAGATGTTTTAGCCAATCCAATGACTTGGATATTGGGTTTTTACTTTGCCGTTGATATTGGTAGTAAGATTAAAAAATAGTTATAACATATAACAATTAGTTATTAGCAATAAAAGCGAATATCGCATATTGTTAGTTCAACAACAAATTGAGAGGAGTAGAAAAATGCCAGATTTACAAGCGATAATTATTACAGTTGTTTTAGTGTGTGGCCTGAATATACTGTAGCAACTGAACCAGAAGATGTAATTAACCCAGAAACGATACTGTAAACACCCTATCAGAACCTAAAAGATTTGTGATGTTTAATTGTCCTTGCGCGTCAATCCACATGTTTATTTTACCGCTAACAGCGGGGTCACTACCTGTACCTAATTCATACGTGGAACTGAATGGGTTGGACAATGGTGTTATACTGCCGCCAGCACCATTAGATGAGAATATGCCTGATGAGTTGCCGAAGGTGTTTGCAACTACAAATACATGAGAGCCAGCTATATAGCCCTTAGTTTCGAACGTTAATGTAGCACCATCAGCTATGCTCCCAGACTGCACCGTGAGCGCCCCTCCAGTTTTTCCTCCAGTTAGAGAATCCCCGTTCAGCGTCGGGTAAGCAACGTCTGAATTTTCCAAGAGGGTGGGCCTGCCCGAAATACCTTTGAAATTCCTGCCGCTGACAGACCCCCCAAAATTCCTTAATCCGCCCCCAAAGTTAGCGAAGAAAGGTACAGGCGCACCCCTCTGACTAACGTTGTTAACATCAAATGCAATATTATTACATGCATTACTAGCCCCAATCCAGCTTAGTTTAATTTCAGGTACATTTATGTTCTCAAGAATTACAGGCACCTCAGCGTCTGCGTAGTCTGTAAGTAACAAATGGTCAGTTGCACCCTTGGATAGAGTGATATTACTGATATTTATGCCACTCATATCAGTGTTTTGCACTGCCACCCCCACTGACAAGTCTATCAAATGCGTAAAGGCAGTAACAACCGAGTCGGGTAGATTATTATTTATTGTTATGTTGTCTATGTTAATCATTGTTTTATTAACATTGTACTCTGTACCATTGTAAAAACTAATTGGCACTAGCTTTTCTAGTAGTATATGCTGGCCGTTATCAGACCCTATGTTCCAAGTAATATCTTCAAATGTTCCGACACCCCATTGAGAATTCATATGGGTTGACTGCCCACCACCAGTAGTGAGACGGCCGCCGAACATGTTTATAGTCTCGTGGTGGCAGCATGGTATACACTGAAACTTAGCTGCTCTAACTATCGGATTATTGTAGGTATTACCGTAGCTCTCAACGCTAGCGTCTGGATATACGTTAAATGTAGCATCGTCATTTTGAAAATGAAGTGGCTCTGGTAGTAGTATAGCTATCATGTCTACATCTATGTCTTTTATACCAACCTCATTACTGTACATGCCTAGATAATAATTGTTTCTGTGTATAATATTTTTAGGGTAAAAGGTGTTGGCTGAGTGCACAACTAAGAGACCGTTTGAGCCAGTTGAGCTAGGTACACCAGTGTTTGCCTCTCTACCTATTCTATCTATAACATTGCGCTCAAGCAACGCTAAGTTGAATGACCCCTGTATTCTCGCACCCTCATTGCTGCCGTCCGTTCCGCCAGACTTATTTAGATTAATATACGCACCGCCAGACAGAATCGCGTCAGGCAGTTCACTGTCCATAGGAGTGTTGTTAAAAACCTTTAACCCGCTCGATATGGTGTCAGCCCCGTCGAACTTTATGGATGATTTAAAGCTGTTGCCATCACAATAAACGTCTAACATATGCGACCGAGACACACCGCCAGTCCAAACAAGCCCGCCGATACCTGTGAGTATTTTAGGTACGGTTAACGTCCCAGAGGTAGCTGTGGATAAATCGTAGTACCTATCGAAATTAACACTCACAATCGGGCTTTCTATCAGCTCCGCTAGCACTACGCTATTATCCTGCCCCACCCTAAAACCTACCGCCTCCGCAGGCACTTCGCCATTTATAGCCAATTCAAGGGACAGCAAGGGGTCACTTATAGATTGTAAAATATACGAATTGTTTGGTGTTACAGAATTAGTCGGCACAACTCTCCATGTAGTGTTTCCTCTGTCTTCAATACATATCGACATTCCGTTCACGATGTCATCTCTGCTTAACGCATGTTCTGTGGTTGGAGATGTCTTTTTTGTGTATATTGCATAGGCAGACCAGCTCGCAAGCACACTAAATCCCGCACTAACCCCACCAACCTCAATATAATAATCACCATCAGCCACATAAAAGCCAAGCTCACCTCTAGCGTTACTTTTATTGTCAATGCCATCTTGCGCAATCTCAGAAGCGCCGTCCTTGTCGCTGTAAATAGTAGCTAAAGAGTTATCAGAAGTTTTACGCACTTCGTACACTTCATTTGCATCAACTGTGCGGGTTTGTATTTCTGTTAACCCACCATAGGTAGGTGATTGAAATATCTTCAACGCAAGTGGCTCTCGGATAAGTTTATTCACCGCATCCAAATAATCACTTTGTCCAACTTGATCAGGTGTTCCAGAAGGGGTAATATCCGCAGCATCTAATAACGCTTGCAAAAAACCCCATTGATCATTAACCCAACTTGCACGAAGTGGTGTCCCTGTACCTTTCTCCCCGTTTACAATATCCTGTGCCTTTCCTAAAGGATAACCACTATCACCAGTGACCACCCTTCCTGAATATAAATTACTTGCTACAATAGCCATGTTCTAGTGTTCCTTAATTTATTATAATTGTTATTCTTTTATTAAGACGATCTCCTAGAAAGGAGATTGATCCCTGTCCGTTAATAGTTCTGCTCTTTTACCACGATTGCCTACACTACTTTTAACAAATAGTCCCGATGCCAAAGCTCCCTCATCGCCTGCAAGCATTTTAGCATCTCCTGCTAAAGAGTAACCTATATCGTAAATGTCAGATAACTCTGGGTAAATCCCTTGACCAAGTAAAAATTCTGTACCTACTAACGCAAAGGCTTTCTCTCCTTCAAAAGACTTCAACTCCATTGTACCAAGCTCTGCTCCTATTTGACCAAGAGATAATCCTGTGAAAGCAGCAGGGATAGCACATTCTATAAATGACCCTCCACATTCAGCATCCACACTTCCTGTATCGATATCTTCTGTTGCAGCATTTGGTACATAAGTGTACTCATTATCATAAGCAGTGGATAATTCTACGGGACGAAATCCATAGTTATCAATCAACACCATTATACCACCAGTGCGAACACCAGCAGGAGTAACATTATCTAAAGTGGAAGGTATTGCGGAGGGTATTGTTGTTCCGTTGGTCTCCAACACTGTACACGCAGGGTAATGTTCAAAGTACCTCACTTTTGTAGCGTTGGTAGCTATTGATAAATAATTGATCACATCCTCAGGTGTACCACTTCCAATATTAACACTTATTTTAAAAAGTATATAATTTCGGTAATCGGAGTCTGTTCTGCCTTTACGCTCAGCGCCAATCAATTTACCTATGAGGTCTAGTTGGTAACCTGTAGCAGTTTTAAAGTCTGTATTTATTGCTGATAAAGCTAGTTGTTCAACGTTTAAATCTTCTACGGACTCTAAATAAATTCTTAAAAATTCTCTTAATTTATCACTGTTTTCATACTGTATAGGTAAGAGGTCGGTGTACTCTTCATAATTTCTTTCTTTGATTACACTCATATTACCTCTCGAAAACTGAAATCCTATCTAGTGAAAAGGATGCTTCTTCTAAAATACTTATATCAATCGGGGGAGAAGCTACTAACAAAGGTGTTGAATCTGTAGGACTATCAGTTGCACCAATGAGGACATCCACTTCCTGTAATCCAGTTATGTTTTGGAAAATATTACTCATTATTCGCTGTTGAATAACATCTTCACCAACATTCAAACCTTCACCAAAAGATAACACTGTGTTGGCTATAGAGGTTTCTCCATCTTCAGGGAATTCTTCTTCATCATACTTGGTGTAGAATATATTAACATGGATATACTTATCTTTAACTCTTGAATATGATATTGAATGTTGGATACCTTGACTATCAGTGATAATACCTTTGGAATCCCCATCAGAACGTATACCCGCAGGTTTAGTTAACCAAATGGTGTCTACTATTGCTTGAGAACCTCCACCTTTTACAACACATTTGAATGAGTTCGGGGAAATGTCATTTTCAGCATCATATTCACTTGAGTCATTTTCTAAAACTATTGCGTTTATAACACCAGATAAACTTAGTAAAGCTGATCTGATTGCCTCCACAGTACCTTTACCAGAACGTTCAGTGGCTTTATATCTTAACCTTAGGGTTTCATCATCTTCCCTACCACTACCACCTTGGATAGGGCGAGGGTTATTTATAGACTGGATAGCTGTATACGTAGGAGCATTGATTACAGTGTTTTCTGAATAGGATTGAGTAGAAAGTACATCTGATGTAATCTGACCATATCCAATGATTGTACCTAACTCTAAATATTGTCCAGTAGATATTGAAAATTGTAATGTATCTTCTACAGAAGCAATGATAATACTTTCCGTAAAAGGGGTCACTAATAAATCGGGACGATCTGTTTCAATAGCAGACTTTAAGCTTTCTAACTTCTCACTATTAGGGATATTCAATGTATCAGAAGATAGGTAATTTATTCCGTCAATGGTAACTACAAATTGTGCAGAAGGTAGGATATTATCCGCTAAATTATAAACAACTGTTGTGGCAAGGTCTTCACTTATGTTAATATTAGATTCATTGGTGAAAGTATTTCCATCCGAATCTGACCAAACACTTCCTGCAAGGATATTAACTGGTGCAGAAGCTGTTACATAGATATCACCGAAAGGATATGTACCATTTGACCGTTGTACACCTCTTAGTGCGACAAGGTTATCTAACCATACACCAGTGGCTTTATCTATGTCAAACATATTCTGTAAGCTTTGAGTATTAGCCCACGCTTGAGAAAGAGGTAGAATATAAATATTGGTGATAACTTCTGCTACACTATCTGGGAGAGATGTGATATCAATTCCTAACTCGGTTTTAAGGTTTGCAGCAACCTCTGTCTTTATATCGTCAAACTTTTTAGCTTTGAAACCAGCATCGGTTACTCCAAATGCCATATTGTATCCTCCTCTTAAACTTCTAATGTCACATTAGATAAATCTGCACCAACAAGGGTCTTCGCTGAAAAGGTAACTTTTAAAGTTGTACCTTCTAGGACACTTGTGTAATTTGTTATACTTGTTATGTTGTCGGTATTCTTGATTGCAGTTTTAATGTAAGTATCTGCTAAATCTTTAGTATCATTTCGACCAAAGATCTCTTGGTAATAAGGTATCCCGTTGTTTAAATCTAAAAACCAGTTACCTTGATAATTCTGTAATCTTATTTTAACAGCTTGTACTGTACCATCTTCAATAGTTTCAAAGAGTTTAATATCTTTTCCTTCTACCAAAAGATCATGTGAACTGGTTAATGTTATATCTGCCATTGTTCAACCTTAAACTTTACGTTATTTTATAAACCCCTGCACTACTTCCACCTGTGACAGTAACTTCCGCATTGGCTGTAATTTCATCTATAATTGCACCAACGAGTGCCTCAATAGCTTCTGTGTTATCCGTTTCACCATTTGTGTAATCTATTTGTGCAAGTGCTGCTTTCGCTGCTGCAACTATGTTAGCTTTCACCATAGGCATAATTGTTATCCTTTTAATGTATCCAATCTTGACTTAAGTGCTGTGAATGCAGGAAGGTTGTTGATTGGGGTGTTCGAACCATAGATAGTGTTAGTGGTGATTTTAGATATTTCTTCTAAGCATTCACTGAACAAATTCACCAACTCTTCGCCACTATTCTGAATTTTAATTGTTGCAGCAGTGGTGATTTCTATGTTACCATCAGGTAATAATTTAACACTACTACCGCTTTCCGATGTTATGTCTACACTTTTATCAGGTCGTTGTATAATACTTGATAAAGGGTTTCCTTGTTGGTCACGGAATTGTAACTCTACGTTCTCTGTGGAAGCGTTGACGCTGTTGTTTTTACTTTTTAATCCTAGTATAGCCACTGCATCTGAATAGTCGTTAAACCTCACTGTAGAGCTTAATGAAGGAGCTTTAGAAGTATTCCACCAAGTATCAAAATTACGAGAGGACATAACCAACAAAACTTCATCATCTACATTAACAGGAAAAGTTAGAACACCACCACCACTCCCTGTTTGGATAAGAGGGCATTGTATATAAGCGTGTTCTTGAGATTCACCAGAAGTGTATGCTTCAAACATAACAGGTTGACATAGTACTCTTTGGGTAGTAGCATCATAGCTAATAACTTTAGCTGGAAGGGAACTATACATCTGAGCTTCATAATTATCCAAGTGGGAAATTATAGCTTGATTAAAACTATCTGTATCCATATATTATAACCTTATTCTTATTATTTATCAAGGGAAGATGAAACCCAAGTTATTGAACAAGGGTTTGACATGTTAACACGGTATCCCATGCACCTAATTCATTATCTAGGTTATGAGTGGCTTGGATTATTTTGTAAACACCTTCATACTTACCCTCAGTGATTTCAATCCTTTTATCAATGGACATCCTTGCGTCTAGGAATGTTGATATTGTGACACCAGTGATCTTATCCTTTTTGTTATCCTTTACACCTTCGATAGATTTGATTAAATTATTATCCAAGGTGAATTGTTCAACAGATTTGGTGTACCCTCTTGGGTGGATGAATAACCTTCCGTTAGCAATGTACCAAATGTACCCGCATTGTGCAGTAACTTTATCCAATGCTTGATGGAGGAACCCTGTAACACTATAACCATTCACCAAAGGAATATCATCAGGAGAGAATAATTGTACGTAGTCAACTCTATCTTCCTCAGATGCTCTCCCTACATATTGACCAAGAGGAACCCCGTTGTCACCATATATACCTATTAGATATTCGATCACTGTGCCAAGGGTGTTTCCTAAGTAAGATACACTTCCTCCTGTTAACTCTGTTAAAGCTGGAAACTCTGAGGAAGAATCACTCTCAGGGAAATATTTGCTCACTCTTACAGAATCGTTAACAGCTTGGGCAGCAGTACATTCCATTACAGTTATTCTATCTTCTCCTGATTGGAGGGTTTTTACTTCCCTTATTTGACCTGTAAATAGCAAAGGGAGTGTTTTTTCTTCACCACTGAAATCTGAATAATAACCTGCTTCAAGTATAACCTGAGCGTTTTTTTGTTCTATTGTGGTTAAGCTATCTTCCGATAAATTATACAATTGGATAGTAGTATTACTACCTTTAGATCCCCCTGCTTTAGCCGAGGAGGTTACATCAGCTATCATACGTAACTCACGGAACTCCCTTGCCCGTAGTTTTTTACCACTTTCAGTTCTGAAATCATTTGTCAGGGATGTATCTAAACTTCCGATTATAGTACCTTGTTTAAAAACGTTAGGTTCTATGTAATCGTCATCGGGAACGGACACTATTTCTGGGGGTAATCCTATAACTAACCTATACTGTCTATTCAGTAGCTTCGTCATATTGATCTACCTCCGAGGCCGTCCAGTATAACAATTGGTATTGTTTGTCTGTGCCGAAATTATTTCTTCCTATGGGATCGTTACTACTCTGGTTGTCATAACACATTAAAGCGCCTCCTCCAAATACGTCCACTACATCTAAGTACTTTCTGGTAAGGAATTGGCTTGGTAAAACCTTAATGCCATTTACAATATCATTATCATCCTTGTCAGAAAGATCTATATACCAAGAACCATCGCTTGTGTTGAAAGTAGTTCTTATATAAAAGGTAGTCTTATTTGCTGTGAAGATTTTTTCTTGATAGGTAGCTTCTGTGATTTTTATTTGAAACATTTAACCCTCACTTGGTGTAACTAGATCTACGGAACTGACAGCAGCATTACCAACTGCTATTTGACTTGTTATAACTGCATTTTTGTCTATCTCAGTCATACCTTTTGTGGTTTGGTTATTCCCCGTTGTTTTGTCAGCCACGTCATCCTTGGTTTCTTCTGAGGGAGATTGTACCAGTACCAAAGAAGCTTTTGAAACAAAAGTAATATCTTGGAAAGATAGAGAAACTCTCCACCCTCCCAAACCTTCTGCCTTACTTTTACTTGCTGTGAAATTGGTAATAATACAATTCTCAATAACAATATTATCAGCTACCACTGTCAGAGGTCGAATAGGGGTTTCTTCTCTGAGATTATTAACTTGGCTAATCCAATCGGAAGTTTCTAAAAAGGTATTACCTTCCTTGTAAATACCTACATTAGTAATAACACCATCAAAAGAAATATCCCAGTTATCTAAGTGGTAATTATCTGTTAGACTTTTACCAGATTCTACCCTAGATCTGGTTGCTCTCGCTGAACGGGATATTCTTATATCTGTGGTAGCTGCCATGCGGTACAAAGCAGATTCCTTGTCTTCTACCGCTGGAGCTATAAAGTAAAATACGCTCTGCTTTGCCATTTTATTTTCCTCTTGCTTGGGTTGCTACGGACTCTTTGCCAGCAAGTGCTCGCTTGAGTTCATCCATTTGACCGTTATTTATCACAATATTATTGGTAACTGTAGTACCAGTTGGAGAACCTGCTCTACCTACTAAAAGATCTCCTACCAGCCCTCCTCTACCTTCTGTGGTAGCTCCTACAAAAGCACCTCGTACCATCTTATTCTGCATACTACCTATAGCTTTAAGTTTATCCCACCAACCTAGTTTATCAAACTGTTCTTCGGTCATGTTTCTCATATCTAAGTTATTACCTTTAGGTTTAAGGTTATCCTTCCTGTAAAACTTATCACCTATTCTAGTAAAATCACTTGTAGTACCATCGAGAATGTTTATTTGCTTGCCATAAGATGCTTCCAGTGCCCCTATCTTGGTATCATCCATCATAGAATATAATTCATCCATTGCTGCAAGTGCTAAAGTTACAGGCAAAAACATTCTTGTCCATGCTGCAGCAGCAAGGTAGCTTTGTGTGGTTAGTGCCCCTACAAAACTTCTAACCATAAATATAGCCTTTACACCAACTAAAGTATAGAAGTTATCTATGGCAAGTTTCATAACAGGTTCTAATATTTTCAACCCTGTGGCAATAGCATTAAACACATCACCAAATATTTTACCTAGTTTCTTAAGTTGTGATCCTGAGTTTTCAAAGATTTCAGATAATGTTCCGTAAAGGTTAGATAACCCCTCTTCAAAACCTGAGTTGAAAATAGTTTTGCCAGCGCGTTGCATTCCAGTCATAAATTGACCTTCTTTAACACGTAACCCTTGTAAGGCTAGTGCATATGCTCCGCCTTCAAGGGCAGCTTTACGGAATTCTTTAGCTACTTTAGGAAGTACTTCTGATGAGGCTAGTTGCCCTTGTTCCATAAGCTTAAATAGTTCTGCTTCAGTGACTCCTAAAGCCCTAGTGAATATTTGTACCGCCGTTGTATTCAAGTGTGATCGTTACTCACACCCCGCACCACTATGTGCAGCTTACACTTTCATGTAAGACTAGATCATATCATAACCTTCAACACTATTTGTTAAGGTCTCTACCGTTTCGAAGTCACTTGACCCCTACGCTTATGCTGATCGTTGAACGCTAATCCCAATTGTAATTTTTACTAACATGTTTAAATGTTTTTCTCTGTTTAATAAAGCGTAATACACCTTGTCCTAATGAGTATTTACTATCGATAACCTTGTCACTTAAGCCTTCTTGCAAGTCCTTGCATATCAAGTGTACAGTATCCGAGTCCAAACTCTTATTAACAGGTTTTATGTTGTATAGATCACTTATCTCGCACCAAGTTGTTTTTGATCTAACATCATAAACCAAGGACTTTTTAATCCCAAGTTGTTTTGTTATCTTAACTTGTGATAGCCCTTTTTCAAGGAGAGAACAAATATTATGTATCAGTTCTTCTGGGTGCACGTTATTAGGGTTACCTTCCCCTTTACGTCCTACACAAATATCACCGTATAATAACCCATGTAAATTATTTTCAGCTACAGTACACCACTCTAGATTATCTAGGTCATTGTTTTGTCTGTTACAGTCTTTATGATTTACACAAGGCTTGTTTTCTGGGTTTGGGATGAAAGCTTTTGCTTTTGCTCTATGTACAGATACGCTCTTATTTTTACCTTCCTCTGGATTCCAGCTACTTACTCTGAGGTATCCATCCTTATCTGAGTAAGGTTTTAATACATTACCTGAATAACACGATTTAATAACACCTTCCGTATTAATCATAATAAATTCATAATCTGGTACTACTTTAAACATTTAGAATCTCCTATTATTGGAGATTGGGATTCTTCGCTGCGGATTACCCAATCTTTACAAATTTTTACTATACCTAACACATTACTGTTAGCCCTATCGTATGTTACCATCAATAGTTAGTATTGTAAAGCTTAAGGGTGTTCCCGCAATTAGATAGATTTTCTGTAAGAGTTTCCTACTTACAGGGGCTACATTATTAACCCGGCAAACTGTCGCCTAGCTGATTTTTGAGTTCCTCCAGTAAAGCTAATAAAATCAATAACTTAGCTAAACACCTACACCTTCTCAGGGTAGCCTGATCATATCATAACCCTCGCCACTCTACGTTAGGGTTCCTGCCGTTTCTTCCTATAAATAGGTTCTACTATACTCGCTTACCAAAACTAATCTTTGTTAGTTTATCTGCTTTCTATGATCGATGAACGCTAATCTACTTACATTGCAGATCATTCGCTGCTGATTGTCAATATTTTCAGAATTTTAAGGGGTCGCTACTATGTCACCATGTAGTATCCTATCTGAAACCTAGCTTGAGTTCCCAGCAATTAAACAGGTTTTTCGATAATAATTTCTTATTAAAGGGCCAAAGAACTTTTAGCCATTACTTTCCCTTTTGACATCCAATACCTTCGAACAAGTACGTTACCTCTTGCCCCGCAAATCCTTATTGCAGCTCTATATCGCTATAGAAGTTGAGACCATATCTTCACCCTCAGCCTTACCTGTTTGGGGTTGTGCGCTTCCACTCACTTGAGTGTACAGATTTCATAAACCTCTAAGGTTCGTTTATCTTGGTCGTTACACCTTGGAAAGAATTACTTCTAACCCTTGGCTCGGTATAATCTACAGGAGACTTCCGCCGAATTCACACAATTTGTTCATGCTTATTACTAAGCAGCCAGACAATAATCGTCTATCTGGATCAAGGCTTTCTGACTTCGCTTCATGCTTTCATCATCTACCTTCAATGCTGTCCCGAACATACTCAATCCTGTGAATAAGTCCTCTTGTTCCGTTTGGGAAATTTTACCTTTTGATGCAAACTTAAACTTAACGAAAGCGTCTGTAGTATCTTTTAAACTAAGACCCATTTCATCAACTATTCCATTTATGAACATCATATCCTTTGCAGCAGCTTCCGAACTACCACTTGCAGCCAACATAGAAGCTTCCATCCCCTGAAAGTCTTGCCCTACCCGCTTAATAGCACCCGTACCTTCAAAAATAGCATACAAGCTTGCATAGCTGCGGATCATATTCCTTGTCGAATCGGCTAAACCCTTTTGTGCAATGTTCGTTTTCTTTAAGCTTTTCCTGTAACGCGCCATACTCTCTCGTGTATCAGACATTGACTTACGTAAGTTCTGCAATCCTTTAAGATCCTTCTTATCGACTAAACTTTGTATCTCCCTTTCATACTTGCCGCTTTCACCCATACGCACTGCAAGTTTAAACCCTGCTGACCTACGAATTCTTTCCGCTTGTGTTTCCATTGCAGCGTTATGCTTCTTTAAGGCTTTCGCTCTTTTTTGCAAAGACTCTCGGATAGAAGCTTCCTCTTTCCTACGATCATCTTCTCGTTGTTTACGATTGGCAGCTCTTCTCTTTTGAGCGTCTTCCCAAGCCTTTCTTTTTTGTTGGGGAGAGGATGAAAGCTGTCCTATAGGATCGGAAGTCTTAGTATTCTGCTTTTCAAGAGATTTATAATAACCTCTCATATCCTTTATTTCTTTATTCTCTTTTCCATAAGAATCTAGGATATGTTTTCTAGTTTTAAGCATCTCCTTTCTTTGAGAGAGTTCACTTGCTTTCTTGGCGGCTGCGGTGTTCTTTTGAACCTTTGCTAAATCCAATTCCCTTTTTAGTTCTTTATCCTGCCTAGATGAGATAGCTTTCTCTATTGCTGCTTGTTCTCTTTGCGACTTAGACAGATTACTATAACCCCTTAGTCGATCCTTTTCCTTTTTGTCCTTTTTGTAGAGAGAAACCCTTTTATCAAAATCCTTTTTTAAATTATTCTCTTGTTTGACTCTTAATGCTTCCATTTCCTTTTGAGTCTTAGCTTTACGTTTCTGAGAATTCTCCCAAGATTTCCTTTTATCCTTTTCACTTTTTACAAGTTTCTCGTCCCTTTTTATCTGTTTCTTACCTACACTTTCTAAAAACTTGTCTAAATCATTAGCACCCTTTTTAGCTTCCTTAGAATCAGTGAGGAACTTTATTACGAATTCTTCAATTATATTAGACATTCATACTAACACCTTTTGTTGAAAAGAGACCTTACCTAAATAAGATCCCTTTTTGTTAATTATTCTTTTGGCTTGGAATCTTCATATTGTGCAATTTCATAATCTTGATTCATGAGCATCTCCTCTTCAAAATGGAAATACTCTTTTATATCAGATTCGTGCATCAATTCCTTGAAACTTATTCCATAATTCTTCCATGTGTACTTGATAACCATATTTTGGTATAGTCTTTCTGGGTCTAAAGTGGATTCCTTTTCAACATGTTTATCTACTATTCCTCGGTAGATTGACCTGTTTGCATCACTTTCTTCAACACTCCTCCCCATGACTTGGTTATAACGTTTTCTGTAAAAAAATCTTTAAAATTCTCCTCGAACAAGAAGAAGATGAATTCCATGAAAAGTGCTGGCTTGCCTCGGAAATCTTTATCCAAATCTTCAAAGCTATTAAATTGAACACCTTCATCATTTGTTGAACCCATCAACATTTTAGCAATCAGCTTATCAATTTCAGGCTTTTCCATATCCTCTGCAATAAGGCTCATGATATCTTTGAAAGTGTTTACTTTGTTAAATGTAGCGTAATCTTCATCAACATTCTTACTATCCAAAACTTCACCCATGATTGGTGCGATTGTTTTCAACAGTACACGACTACCCTTAAAGCATTCCCATGTACTCAATACTGTGATTGTGTAAGTCTTATCTCCGATTGTTTTCTTTCTCGTTGGTAACATGATTATCTCTTCCTCATATTTTATTGTTTTACAAAAAGAAAAAGCACCTACCCATGTAGGTAAGTGCTTTTATGTTTATTACTTATTAAGATGTTAAATCTTGTAAGTTTTGTGCTTGCTCTGAAATAAAGTCTACAAAGTTATTTGCATTTAACACTTCAGAAGCAGTTTCAGAAATACCTTCTGCTGCTGGTAAGTATTGAACATTATCAACATGGAACATGTGAGTACGAGTACCCGCTTCTGCTGCCAATGCTTGTGGTGCCATCTTACGTAAGTGTACATCTTTAAGGTTAACTAATTCACTGCCTGAACGGTCTGTGATAGTGATATCAAAGAATAACAAATCATTTGTAGTTTTAGTTTTTAAATCTAGTGCTGCAACACACATGTTAAATTCTGAATTATGTTGCTGTAATTCAATTTCAAAAGTACCTGTGTTATCTGCAATAACCGTGTGAGCTGGCACACCATCTGCTGAAACGATTGTACTTGAGTTATCAGAATTACGATCTACTGTAATTGAAGTCCAACCAGATACATCTTGGAAACCACCAACTACTATTTTAACGTCCTTTGGACTATAAGTTTTAGCCATTGTTTTATTCCTTAATTACCTAGTGTACCAGTGATTTCAATCATGTGGATAGCGCCTCGAAGGGTTCCTTTGAAACTCACTTGTTTAAATACGTTTGCAGCTTTATCGGCAGCGTTAATCTCAGATACACGAGGTATTGTGATAGAAGTATTTGGTAAAAGGAAGTTATGGAAATCTTCTGACTCATATTGATTAAGTACTGTACGAACAGCACCACGAACTTTGTTCAAGCTTGTTTCATCAAATGCAAGACGACCATTCTTCTGACGTATCATCAGCTCAGTAGTAGTTGCTTCTAAATCAACTTGAAGGTTATCACGAGTAACAATATTCATTGTAAGCTCACCACTTGCCACTTTACCACCATAAGTGATAGAAGGGTTTGTGCTAAATGATGCACCGCTGATTTGAACCTTGTCGTAGAAGTTAACTTCATTACTCTTCATGTTAGACACTTGAGTTGCTGTTAAATTTCCACCTGTTGCATTAAGTGCTGCTGGAACACCTGAAACAATACGAGCATGGTAAGTAACACGACCAGTTGTAAATGTAGCAATCTCTGCTAAAGCTGCAACTTCTGGGTAAGTGTCTTCTGCTAAGTGGTGATACTCTGGCATAGTACGGAAGTATTGATTATCTTTGACAGTTTTAACACTACCAGATAATACTGCTGCGTAAGCACCTTCTTCCTTTGTGGTATAACGGAATAGTTTGAAACGAGCTTCTACTTCAGCAGCTAACTCTTCAATAAAGGTTACACTCTTTTCTTCACTAGTTATATAGTACCATGAATCATCTTCAATTGCAATAGCTGCCAACATCTCTGCTGCAGACTCTTCAACCGCACCCGCAGAAGTAGATAAATTTAGAAGGTTGGTCACTGTGAACCAATCATCACCTACTTTATGAGAAAGAGTTAATATTGCGTCATTACCAGTACCTGTTACAGAAGCTGTAATTTTTGCATTAAGGTCTGCATTACCTGTGATAGCAGTGACTACTTGGTCAAGGATATCTTGCTTGGTTTCACCAGTACCTGCTGTAACACTGATTTCTAATGCAGCGAGAGAACCTAGTGCATTAACTGTTACATTGTATTCTAAACCGTCTACAACGTCCTCTGTTACGTTTAAAACAGTAGAAGCATTAGCACGACCTACTTTAATTGATTGTGGTCGAGGTGTCTGTGAGAAGCCGCCACGTAAAGCTTTATAAGCTGCATCATCTGCTGAAAAACCATCTTCAAGCAAAGCATCTGCATCAGTGTAAGTACGAATACGTTCAGACCATAAATTGTGTTTTGCCGCAAACATGATACCTTGGAAACCTTGACGACCTACTGTTGCCGTTTCCAAAGAAATATTCGCAATGGCTAATTGTACACTCATTGATTATTCCTTAGTTTAATTGTTATTTGTTGTTCTAAAGGTTACAGCCATAGGAGTAGGGTCATCTTCATAATGATCCAATTCTCCGCCTTCTGAGGCTTCTTGCGAGGGTAGTCCACTATCAGGTGGAACAGGGGGTAAAATATTCAAATCACTGTCAACCACTATTTGGTCAAAGTAACCTAAAACATCCGTTGATATGGTATACTCATCTACTACAGATAAGAATATATCAAAAGAACGCATTTCTATATAAGTGTCTTGGTAAACAACATTAGAGGGAACTACATCAGATTTATTTCTAACTGCAACCTCTTGACCATAAAATTTTTCCAATAACACTCTAAAGTTTTCAACTTCCCAACTCATATGCATTCTGTTAGCAATACTATCTGCTGAATTCTTTCTGTTACCATAAAATTTAACATTCATGGAAACTATTTTATTAGTTTGGTAAACTTGTTCATTATCTCTTAAAAAGATATTGACTACTTCCGAAACATCATCTACTATTCTATTATGAGTTACACTACAATAAGGATAATCTGGTATGTTAGGTTTACGATGTGATCCATCTTTCTCAAAGTTTCTTTCCAATACAACAGCGGGGATATTCCCATTACCATCATCTGGTACATCTGCGAGAGAGCCTTCTATTGTTGCAAGCATATCCCCTACTGAAAGAGAAACTACTTTGGCAACAGACTTTTCTAATCTATCTATATCAATCAACTTTATCTCTCCTGTAAAATAGGCCAAGATAATGATTGGGGATTAAGCTCACACCACCTGTAGAATGTCCTGTCCAATTGGCAACATCTAAACAGTAGAATGTACGTCCTTCGTAAACAATCTCATCTGCCATCCATTCTTCTAATTCGTCATTGGCACGTAGTTCAGAATGTGTTCTTATTTCAATAGCGTAAACACTTCTAAAACCATCAGGAAGCTTTAAGTTATTCTTACCATCACGATAAGGTTGGATATTACATTCTATCTCAACTAGGTAATCTTCTGCTGGAACCACTTCAAAATCGATATACTGTGTACCACCGTCATTTCTACTAATAGTTTCCACCCTGTTAAATAAAGATATAATGCTCATAAGTATTTTATCTCCATTGCCATTGAGGTTTTGTAACCAAAGTGATCCATTAGTTCACCTTCGTCTATTAGTGGGGTGGGGTTGGTAGTGACTTCTAGATAAGCTGAGTTTCCGAATATTCCTTTTCCATCTTGCATATACTTTCTACCAATATCATTCAATGCATTATTAATACTATAAGTAGTTTTAACATTGAGGTAATTTTTGAATATATTGCAGAAGAATTTAGTTTGATTTAAGCTTCCACCCACAATAGGTTTTATTGGAGCAAAAACATCCCTTTTAGGAAAGCTTACGTTTAAAGCATCAGCATTAGCGTGGATAAAGGCAAGGTTGGCAAATGTCATGTTGTTCCTATCATCCCATGCACCAAATCCTGATGCATTAGAAGGGTAACCTACATCAACACGTTTATTATCAAGTTCTTGAATCTTCTTCTTTAACTTCTTCCAAACTTGATTGTTCTTGTTCTTTCTTATTATTTTTGCTTGCACGAGATTTCCTCCGTGGAGCTTTCTTTTCGGGAAGAATCACTTCTTCTTTTGTTCCATCTGGAAACACTTTAGTAACTTTCAAAGTTGCCATTAATGTTCTCCTTTCTATTACACTAATTATATAGGTAATCCAACAATTTGTCAAATTACCTATTGTCAAGGGAAGTTTTATAAATCGTAATACTTTTTGTTCTTTCGTCTATTGGAAAAACAACTGTAAGGTGATTTCCTGTACTCTGTTTCAACGTCATATCCATTTCGAGAATCAGGGTTATCTTTTACCCTTTTGTATTCTGATTGAGATACTCCACCAAATAAAGCATAACCAAGATCACTTTTTGCGAGGTAAGCCAACGACTCACAAACTAATGTAGGGTCGGTGTTAAACTTTTCAAGAAGGTTTTCCCACCCTGAGGACTCTCCTGAAGCTGAACTTGTGTATTCTACTTGAATTTCTACATCTCCAACCTTTTCACGTTTTTTGGATATTAGTCCAGATCCGCTTCCATTGGTGGCTTGCTCCTTGTTAACCAACCATTGCAAAGTAGATAAAATACTTTCATACGTTACTATACAAAAGTCTTCATCTTCTAACGAGTGGTTGTCTACACTTCGCTGAATAAACCTATTCAAATTATCATCAGATATCGCAGAAGTGGATAAATCTCCTAATAGGAATCTCACTTCACTGTTAACATCTGCTATTGTAAATGCCATCTATTTCTCCTAATTCTTTATTGTTGACACCAAGGTCATTCTATTGTTAAAATACCCTCTTTAAAATTAAGGAGTATTTATGCGATTTGATATTGATAATTGTGGATTCACTTTCGACAAAACAATCCAAGTATCTAAAGGAGAGAAAACTTTCCCATTTGTTACTTTAATGAAAGTGGACGATGTTTGCTTTATAGTTAACCACGCTAAACAGAAACTACCTTTCAAAAAGGAATTATTATCCGATAATGGGTATAATTCTGAAAGAGGTTACTCTTGGCAATATACACCTTCAAATGATTATAATATTATCAGCAAAGGTATCACCTGCTTACAATGTAACCCTTGTTCAGGTGTTATAACCTTTAGCTATTTGTTAGGTTATTGCGAGGCAATGGGTGTTGATTTAACAGATTACCTAGATTAAAAACAAAAAGACCGCCTAAGAGAGAATGTCCCTTGGCGGTCTTTAAACTCTTAACTTTTAATTATATTAAGCTGAGTATTCGTCTTTAAACTTTTTCTTCATGTTATCAAGTTTAGCATTCTTAGCTAATGTCACTTTGAAAGATTCAGCATAATCTGCTAATTCATCTTTACTTTTCATAGCATCAACTTTGTCCCAATCAGGAGTATCCACTTCTAAAGTAATTAACTCTTCTGCTGGTTCGTCTATTTCAACATGAGCTTCTTCTACAATAGTTTCTTTTTCTGAAACAGTGTTTTTGAAGAATAACATGATTGCAACTTGACCTTTGATACGAGAAGCCACTTCATCAAGTTGTACTTCTTTTGGTAAAAAGGTGTTTAACTTTTCACACATGATTCTCATATTAGGGCAATGGTAGAAATCTTTTCCTACAAAGAATGAGAATCGTGAGCTAGTGATACTCTTGTTGAAATCTAAATCTTCGATGTAAAATTGTAACCATTTGTAGAAAAGTTTCTTTGATTTAAAAAGTTTGTATTGTTCTTTCATTTTGTTTCCTCTCTGGGGATAGTTGTAAGTCACATTCCGTGTAATGACTTTTGGTATTCTTGTTGTAAGATATCCTTTATCTTATTGTAATCTGTATGACTGTAACATTCTGTCCAACCATCACTGAATTTTTCTCTATCAACTGTAACTCTATCGAACAAGGGTTTCAACATAGCTTCAATTGCAGGGGGAGTTTCTCCATTTTCGAAATGATATTCATCTAGGATAACACCTTCGTAATCTGTACTATTTCTACTTTGATTTTCTAATCGGGTAATTGCACCAAGATTGGTTATACCTACTTTCAGGAAACTGGGTTCACCTGTTAAAGTGTTCAACCATATAGAAATGTAAATACTTCCTGAGATGTGAGATTTGTAACCGTTGGCTTTGCAACAAGGGCAACCTTTACCTAGTCTTACGTTGCTATAAGCAATAGGGAACGGTTTATTAGTAACAGGGCAGAGGAATCTTATAGGAGTGGTGTTATTGACATAGTCATCAATTCTTGTATAAAGCACACCCTTTGCTTTTAATTCAGCATCCACTTCTTCATTGGTGAGTCTTTGTCTTTCACCAGAAAGTTTAAAACTGCATTTCGAACAGAAGTGTTTCTTTAAGTGTAGGTTTGCTGTCCCCATTGGAACAATACCGTGTTCTTCACAAAAGACTTTAACCGACTTATTATGATAATCTTCTTGAGTTATGTGTTCTGTAGGGTAACCTAAATCTTCTACTCTAGATAGGAACTCTTTATAAAATCTTTCTTTTGTTTTGGCCTTTTTGATACATCCACAAGAAGATTTATGTATTTGAGTGGCTTCTTTTATAAAGTAAATCTTATTTTTACATTTACATTCCACAAAGTAACCTTCTACTCCTTCTCTAGACAAACCCCTACCTAAGATTAAATTTCCATTTACCAAATCACCAGAATAATATTTTAAACGTCTACCTTCTTCAGGTAAAAATTCTATATCTTCCAATTTATAAAACCTATCTACTCTTGTGTGGTCTCTTTCTTTAAAGGTTTTTAATCTTTGCTTTTGGGCACAAACTTGGCATCCAGCTCCGTGTTGATGGTGATCTGCTACAATAGGGAAATAATCTTTGCATGTATTACAAAACACTTGAATGGTTTCCCTTACACCGTTTAAAGATATGACTTTATTATAATCATACTTATCACCGTGGATGGATTTACATTTGTGAATAAAGTCTTCTACTTTTAAACGTCTCTTTGATGCCCTAATAACCAAGTTACACTGCTTGCAAGGTGTGGCTGTTTTAGTAAATAAAGACTTGTAGTAAACCGTACCAACCACTCCGTGTTCCTTACAAGCAACCTTTAAATCTTTATCCAACCACTTATAGATATCTACATCGTATAAAGGGTAATCTGGGAAAGTATCTTCATACTTTTGTAAAAACTTCTTGTATCTGGTAGGGTGATTGTGTAATAATTCTCTCTTCAAAACTTAGATTCTCCTTTTAGTAATATACTCTTAATCTTCTATAGTATACTATTAAAAGGAGAAGCGCAAGGCTTCTCTCTTTAAAATGTTTAATCGATTTTTTCAATCGTTTATTAAACTGTGAACGAATATCTTGCGATTAACTGATCTTGTGTCACACAGGCTACCAGCGATGATTCACTTTCTATCACTTCTTTACGCTCATCACCTTTAATGAAAAGGTAACCATCTGAGATAGCTTCTTCACGATTTGCACCAGCAATAGTATCTGAATGACCGTACACTAGTTTAAACATGTCATCCATACCACGAGGGAAGATATAACCTTTGTTAGCTTCAACTTCACCACTTACGTCTTCAAGGTAAGTGATACCCTGCCAGCGAAGAACACGACCAGTAGAAAGACCACCTAAGCGTTGACGTAGAGGCTCTTCTTGTGATGCGTAGTTAGCGAATGCTTCAACGTAATCAGTGTGGTTCTTAAGTGCTGTGAAAGCATCAGTACCAAGGATAGCTACGATTTCATAGTTATCACCTAAATCACCAGCTTTAGCAAATACATGCTTACGAACTTTTTCAAATTCATCTGCTGGGTTACTTGCTTGGTCAGTTAAGTCGTAAGTTGCCGCACCACCTGCCGCACCATTGTACATGTCAGCATTTGGAATTTCAAACATTGACTGGAATGAACGTTGTAAGTTAGGACGAGGATTACCATTTGCATCTACTGCATAAGTAGAACCTTTAAGCGCTTGGTACATAACTTTCTGGTGAAGTTTAGCATGAGACTTTTGGATACGTGCAATAACACGAGCAGCCTTTGAGCGAACTGTTTCAGGATCTTGTGCTGTAGCAAACTCACGAAGAGATTGTACATCTTTTGGCTTGATAATTTTATCTAATGTGAAGAATGGTAATTCAACCCACGCTGTACGCGCTTCATCATCACCAGCTGCCTGACGGTCCGCACCACGAGCAACTGAATACATATTATCCATACCAGAAACGATACGTTCAAATGCAACAACACTCTCATCAGAATATTCTACATCGAATAAACCCATCTTCTCAAGCATGTTCTCAACACGTGGTACAAGTGTCATTAGTGGTGTAAAGTTCTGTAAACCTTGTTCACCTAAGCGTAAATCTGCCATTATTTATTTTCCTTTTATTCTTATTATTTGAGGATTAAGCTGAAACTTCTTGAGAAGCTTGAGTCTTTTTACCGAAAGTTGTAAGTTGAGCACCAGTTAGCGGAGTAGAACCTAGTTTAAGTTCTTCAGCTCGGAAGATAACCCAATCAAGTTCAGCAACAGCACGAATTGTAGCTGCGTCACCAGTAGAAACAGCGTCAATCAAATGATCATCAATTACATAAGCAACAGCAGATGCAAGGTCAGCTTCTACAGCTTCTGTGAAGTCAGCTTTAAGCAAAGTACCGTTTGTCATAGTTGCAGTTTTAGTAACTTGCAGAGTAGTGTTGATCATTGCATCGCCAGTACCTTCGCCTTGAAGAGCACGTAATACAACTTGGTTACGAGATAATGTAGCCATTATATTTTTCCTTTATTTATAATTATTATGTTCTGCTAATGCAGGGATTACTTGTTAGCGTTTAACTTCTTAAGGTTAATTGCTAGTTGCTCTTCGATACTTAATGATGTAGTATCTGTTTGAGGTAATGCTTCTTCAGTAGTTTGAGGAGCAGCACCAAATTCTTCTTGAATAGTATTCATTTCAGCTTTAAGTGATTCTTCTTTAGCTGAGAACTCTGATTGAGCGGTAGCAAGTGCAGAAGTAGCTTCTTCAACTTTACCAGTTAACTCATTAACAGCCATGTCAGCAGAAGCGATAACAGTGTTTAAAAGTTCTTTATATGTACCAGATACTTCATCAGAAAGTAATACTGACACTAAAGAATCTTTACAATCAGCAGCCCATGCGCTAGAATCTAATTTAGCTTCAAGTGCTTCTTTTGCAGCAAGTGCTTCTTTAGCTTTATAATTTGCCAATTCTGTAGAAGCTTGTTCTTTTTCTGCTTCAAGAGCGGCTAGTTTTGTTTGAAGTGTTTCAAGTTCTTGAAGTTGAGCTAACTGTGCAGCATCAACACTAGAAGCTTGCTCTGTGTTCTTCGACATTAAGATTTCCTCATCAGTCTTAGTTAATTTTGCAGCTACTTGTGTAGTGCCTTGTGTTTGCTCATAAGAGGCAGAATAGCCACCTAGGTAAGCTTGGAATTCATCTTCTTCCATGATTTTATCAATTAAACCTAGTTGTAAAGCTTTCTCTGCTTTGAACATTCTGGCTTGTGTATCACGGACAGTTTGAACAGGAATATTTCGCATTGTTGCAATGTGGGTAGTAAACTTAGCATATAAGTCATCTACGTTTTCCTGTAAGTCTTCTAAGAAACCTTTACGGAAACTACCATCATCTTCAAATGGAACCTTTTCGCTGCCAGCGGTAATGAATGTACGTTCAATACCTTCTTTCTCAAGTTGCTTACTGTTGTTAGCAAGAGAAATAACCACACCAATAGAACCTGCTTCTGCTTCTGGATTAGCAATCAACTCATGACAAGCTGCAGCCAGACCCATACCAGCTGATGCTGCCATACCATCAATATAACCTATTAAACGGATTTTATTCTCATCTGCAATCTTACGTAACTGGGTTGCCGTAAAAATCATGCGGTACGCCTGCCCTCCTGAACTCTCTATCTTCATGAGTACAGTTTTAACACCTTCGTCAGCAAACTCTTGCATTTGAGAAAGTAAACTTGTATAACTGCAACCACCGCATAAAGCTTCAAATCCACTCGGCTTATAAGTTGTCGGACCTTCTACTCTAAGAATACCAATGTCTTCCGAAATGTTTAGATACTCTTTTCCTTCATTGAAATCCTCTGATAAAAGAAGTTCTTCTTTATATGCATTAAGGTTTTCTCTGTTTTCAAGAACTTCTGATATTTCTCGGAATTTAGATTCTAATATAAGTTGAGGTTTTTCTAGGATTGATTTACTAAAGCGGGGGAGTTGATGAGCTTTCTTTTTAGCCATTACTCTTCCTTTTTATTATTAGTGGAGACAAAGCAATTAATAAGAATTAATCCACTCTATCTCCTTTATTGTTACATTATAACATAGCATTGCAAATAACACAACACTTAATATATTATGCCGCATTTTCATTGTTAACATCTGAGTTATCTTGTGCATTATCCCCAGATCCTGATGTACCACCATTATCTTCCCCTTGATTATCTTCAATCTGGAAAAGCATTTCTCTTAACACTTCCGCAGGTGTATCAATTGGAACACGGTAATCTACATCCATCATATCAAGAACATAGTTTATAACGTCTGGGTGTGCTGGAAGTATACTCTTTGTACGTGAAACAAGCTTACCTGCCTCATCAGCAGATATCTTCTGAACATTACCCGCTTTCCACTTAGGCATGTCCGAAGCTTTATAATCCCAATTGTTAAGTTTCATCAACTTAGGGAAAATCTGCTTATTCCACATATCATCTATGATCATAGTGTCTAGTTCAACAAAGTGTGCTTGGATAGAAGATTGCCCTTCTAAAAGGTTGTAACTTCCTCCACCGTTTTCCCCTGATAGCATATTCTGACATGCGAAACAGTTGTATATTGCACGTTTACGTTGTTCAACTAACTCTATGATATTAAAGGCTTTTCCGCTTCCCTCAATACCTAAGAATTGAAGTTTAAACTGTGCAGCACCAGAACCATTTTCAGAATGTGTATCTGTTGGGAGAACGCAATAACTTTGATCACCAGCATGTAAGTTGGCAAGATTATCTTTTAATTGTTCAACCATCCTAGCTTCTGGTCCCGTTGGATTATCAGAGGCCGCAGCTAACAATGAACTTGGAGCACCAAGAACAGGCATACCAGCCATATCCTTTTGAACACCAATCAATGTTAAATCTTGTAAAAGTTGTTTTTCTTTCCAAGGAATATACGCTGAATCAAATACTGAGATTCCAGCAGGTTGTGTTGGGGTAGATGAATATGAACAATAAGCCACTCGGTTAAATGGTATAGTTTGTACACCTGAGTTACCTTTGAATCCATTGAACCCTATTGAACGAACACCATCAACACCTTCAAAAGCTGATTGCGATTGATTCAAAGAGGTTATTCTATCTCCATTAGGTGTAGTTGCCCAAGGAGTGATCTTATCTAAAGTGAGAGGATGAATATAAGCAAGTTTTTTAAGCTTCCACTTATCATTCCATTCTGCATCACCATTTTCAAACACCATCTCAAAAGGAGACCATCCATCACGGATCATTGCAGCAGAACACATACCTATCACTAAAGGGGTTTGTCCAAATAAGTTTTCCATGTTATATTCAAGGAACTCTTTGATGCGAAGTGATTCTTCTGAGTTTACATCGTATTTGAATTTACCCTTAGCTTGAGCTTTTGCAACAGCCATACTTCTTGCAGAAAAACAAGTAGCTATTGCATCATCGTTTAACATTTGCTGGTATGTGGTTAGTCGTTGCGTCCGACTGAGTTCCCAAGGTTTAAGGATATCAATTTGACGCTTGACAAACTCTATTGCTGCAGTGGATAATTGTTTATTAGCGGAACGTTGTTCCCGAGTTGAATTAGGGGGAGTGGCATTTGTTGCAGCCATGTTAGCACGTTTAGAAGAATTTTTCTTCCTTCTGCGCCTAGTCTTATTAGCCATTGTATCTCCTGTTGGAAAAGGAGAACATTTCTCCTAAATGTAGATGTTTCCGCAATGTTATATTATTACGGAAACTTTATTAATTCTTGTTATAAGAGATATTATAACACAAGGGGTTTATTTTGGCAACAGAACCCACTTCCCGTCATCGGATAGACTTGCGGTAAGATGTGTATGCTGTTGGGGAAGTGGTGTCTGGGAGGCTGTAGGCGCGGATTACCTTGTTGGAATTTAACACAGAGAAGGCATCACTGGTTGCATCTAACATATCATCCTTAGATCTTCTCATGTCTTTAGGTATCCCAGTGAAATTTTCAAGTTCCCCGAAGTAATCTTTATTCCAATCTGCCCTTACATACTTAACTAGACCCGTTTCAGCGGCAATAGAGAAAGGCTGGAACCTGTCTACTTTCGCTTTATTGGTTTTTGTTGTAGTAGCCCTAAAACCTAAACTAGTTAGTTCTGAAATGAAACCTTTTATATATCTTTGGGACGCAGGGTTGGGGTCTGTCGGTAAGTATATAACTACGCTATCTCCATACTGCTCTTTATCTTCGTATGCAGTCTTTATAATAAGATCTTCCACTTTCGCAGCAGAGAATCTTTCTCTTACTACATCTTCTACTACGTATTGCCAAGTTTTATCTAAAGAGGATTCTTGACTTTTACTCATAAGTACTCCTGCGGTATAATCAGGATTTCTAGCGTAACTACCTGAAGGAGAAGACGGATCATATTCTGTCCCAGCCAAATCCCATGCTCTACACCTAGAGGCATTAGCAGGTAATTTATCTACAGGAGATAACCATTCTCGGTTAAAGTACATACAACCTGTTTCAGTGTTATGCCAACAACCAAGAAGTAATTGCTTACGTTTTGCTTCTGGTAAAGAGTCAAGAGAGGACTTATAATCGATTTCAAGGTCTTGGAGAATTTTATTGTCTTCGATCGTAGACGGGATTAACGTATAAGTCTTAGCGTTCTTGTCAGGGAACTTTTTCTTCAACTCTTCTCTATCCCAATCGGAATGTAATACCCCACCAACCATAACAAAATATCTTATCTTACAGGCGAGTTCTTTATCAGGGTAGCCTTCCTCGTTAAGAAAAGGTTTTACCCAGTCGTACACAAAATGTCCACCGTCTGGATTAAGCGTCATACGAGCACAAGATTTAACTTTAGCTTTAGATCTAAGACGAGAACGTATTACATCGAAACAATACTCACTCTGTCTTTGAAATTCATCAAAGTACACTCTTGAAAGCTCAGCTCCGTACCCTATAATCATTTCAGATTATCAGACTATAACATCACTATCACTAGTGTCAGAAGATTTAGTCGTTGCGGGTGTAGTATTCATATTTTGCAGTGTTTTGTGAAGTATTAGATTAGATTCAAAAGTGGCTCCGTACCTTTTTAAATTAGTTTGGTTAGCTATGATATTTATAATAAAGTCGTATTGATCTTTCTTCAAAACTAAATGTTTCCCGAAGTAACTTAATTTATCTCTGGAAGAATAGTTAAGAGTAAGGGCATATCTTATACAATTTTTATCTTTATGCACCCTACCACCAAAACATTTATGTATAAGGTTTATAGCAGTAGCTTGTGTTTCATGACTTACTATAGATAATCTAAATTCGACTAGACCTGTTTTCTTATTGAAGTAAGAGTTTAAACTTCCATCTCCATCAATATAACCTGCCATCCATTTCCTAGAAGGGAAATTTCTCTCTGGTGAGGTTTGTAATCTAGCTAACTGTATCTGTTTTCTTATAAGTTTTGTTTCTTCTTTAGTACAAAAAACTTTATCTAATTCTAATACTTTTTCTGCAACAGGTTTCTTTATTATTAAGTGATTCTTCACTTGTTGAATAAATTTTATAGCTTTTGAGCAGTTTAGTGTAACACAAAGGCAGCCTTTAGATTCAGTAACTTTAACATTGAATTCTTTAGCTAAATCATCTAAAACTTTCCTTCTTTTCTCTATCTGGTAGAGAGTGCATCTAATTTGTGAATAGTAACTATTTTCTGATCTTTTTGTGAATTGAACATCAAACGTACCATCTGCATCAAACAAACCTGCATAATATTTTATATTTTTAATCATCTTGAACTTCTGTCCTGTATTGGATTAATTTTCTACTTCCCTCGTGTTGCAAGAACAAGTCTTGTTTCCACGTTATTTACTTCTGATTTTACATTCCCAGTTATGTTAAGGAATCGGCATCTTTATCATGTTGTAGGTATGAGAAAGTTGATTTGGCTCCCGATGGGAAAGTTATCACGTGCTTTTGATAGTTTATGTGGGCCTTCCCTATAAACTTCCCTTCTTTTTTATGTCCTTGCGGATATTTTAAAAAAGGTTCGTACATTTTCAAGGCTTCTGGCCATAAATTTGTTTCTAGCTCTATAGTGGTATTACGAAAAAATACACTGAAGTAGAGTGGGTCACCTACATACTTGAGATTATCAAATAGTATCGCCCATGTTTTACCCTTTATAATTTTATACTCGCTACAGTATTTCCACAGTTTCCTGTGTAATTGGACTATATCTTCATCTTTTAAAAGATGCCTACCGTTTCAAACCACCAATAGCTTGTGGTCTTACAGAGCTACACTCATCACTCTTAGTCTCTTGACACAACGATCATTAATCGCCTTTGTAACGGATTGCCTTGGAGTAGATACTCTTTAGGTTTCCCATTTTAGATAGGTTATTGTCATTCGTATCACTACGAAAGGGAGGCAATAATTAACAACCTCCGCCGCCTCCACCGTAAAATATGAAATCTATTTCTTCACCTTTACCGTAAGCTAAGCCTTCCTCTGATAAGCCATCTGTTTTTATAGAAACAAATTGTTGTTGCCTACCTTCCTGAGGTTTCATAACATTATTTTTCTTTGTCATTATCTTTCCCGTTCATTAATCTATTATATTTCATACCTAATTCTTTCCTTTTGCTTTGTACTGTTGTTCTTGATAAGTTTAGTAAAGATGAAACCTGTTTAGTGGTTAAACTTGTATCTTTTATTAAAGACAATTCATCTTCTGTCCACTCTCTTTTGGAAACCCAAGACCCTTGTTTTACAGAAGGAATATTAAGTTCACTTCTTTTACTAGTTACACGAGTTAAAGGAACATTGAATTTTTCTGATAAACTGGAGTCACTTTCTTTACCTAGTAAGTTTACAAGTTCTTTAGGAAGGTCATAGTCGGGGTTTTTAAATCTAGGTATACCTAATAGCTTTCTTCGGTCACTTATAGAGGAAGTGGATATACTGATCGCGTTAGATAGGTCTTTATCAGACATAGTACCTAGTAGACTATCATGATCTGTCCAATCGAAC